GTCAAACCTATAGTACCACCATTTATTCGTTTTGTTAATTGAGTTACAACATCAGTTGTTGCTCCCTTATCACAAATAAACCATAATTTATTTGACTCGAAAAAGAACGCAGCTGATGCTAATTGATATTTTGTGGCAACTAAATCAGGATTACTAATTAAATCCACACCTAAAAAATCACCCAATTTTTTATAATTCTCTTTACCTGTGGTTTGTAATGCTCCTCTTCCACGAAATTTATAACCTTCTTTTGTTGATTCATCACCATTACCCATTCTTCCACCATAAACCTTTGAGGCAATCTTTTCAGGTTGTCTAGCATAACTTTCGGCTAAATTACCGGGGAAATATTTTGGAAATATTTTTTTAAGACCATCCGCAGAATAATTCAAATTTTCTTGAAATACCTTAAACCCACCTGATTCGTGGTTGCATTGGGATAAGAAATGTGCTAATCTTAATTGAGTGTTTATTTTGAATTTTTCTGCAACCTCAGGAATCTGAGCGATAACTGAATCCGGAACGTGTCCTTTTAATTTTTCTAATTTTAATTGACCATCTGTTGGAATTACAACGTCTTCTTTAATAACAGAACCAAACATTTTTTTCCAAGTACCGTCACCAACAATTCCATCAGCGGTTAATCCATTTTTGGTTTGCCATTCTTTAACCAATTTTTCTGTACCAGGTCCGAACACACCATCCGCCGTCGTTCCTAATTTTGTTTGTAGTTTTTTAACATCGTCACCTTTTGACCCTACCTTTAGTATCATAAAAAAAAATATTTATAAGTTTATCACCTATAAATATTTCTTACTCTTAATTTATTTACTCGTAAATTAATTTATACTATCTAAAGTTTGTTTAGTTGAAGTTGAATCGATAGTCTCAACACTTTGAACATCCGATTTAGTTTTTATTGTTTTTTTCTCTCTACCCCAAAAACTTTTTTTAGTTTCAATAAATACAGTATCAATTCTCACCTTTTGTTTAGATACTTTTAATTCTCTTGATAATTGTAGTTTTTCAATTTTCAATTTCTCAACAGTGTTGTTTAAATATTTAATTTTAGTTATAACTTTACCTACTTTTTCTTGTGTAATTGAATCACTTACTCGTTGTACCGTATCACAAACTTTGATATTATTAACACTATTAACCAATACTGAATCTGAACTATTAACTAAATTATCACTCGTTTTATTACTTTCCTTGGGTGAACAAGAAATCAATAAAACAAACATAATAAGTAATATTTTTTTCATACTTTATTTTATTTTACCTAATTCTTGTAGAACTTTTATTTTTGATGTTGCCGCGGATAAATCACTATCGGATTTTCTCAACTGAAGTGTTAATTGGTCAACTTTAACCTCTAACAATTCAATTTTTTTATTTTGACCCTCTTGAATTTCTTTATTTGATAATTTAATATCAACATAAAGATACCCTATCGCCAATAATACGATGAATAGTAATCCTTTTACCGGGTCTTTTGAAAATTATTTAAAACTAATTGGTGATTTGATATCACCTACCTCCGAATCAACCGCTGTTTTTCTTCCTGCCATTTTTGTTTGTTTAAGATTATTAAGATTTATTTTACTCTAATAATAAATATTCAAAAATGTTAATTAGAATCAATATTGTTAAAATAAAAAAGGTTACTTTTTTAGAGTAACCTTTCTTGTGACTTTTTTTGTTTTAGGAACCGGTTTTTTATATTTTATTTCAACCTCGTATGGACCAAATGTTGTTTTTGATGTGTCATACTTCCATATAACAGTTTCATCCTCATCTTCGTAAACCTGTTCCCATTTTCTCCCTAATTCTTTTGCCATTAGTATCCGTAATAAATTAATAAATCATTTTCCCAATCAAATTTTTTATAGATATATACCAATTCAAAAATGGAATATTCATATTTCCAACTTGTAGTTATGTTGTCTTTTTTTTCTAAGTTGTATGGTAATGAATCTTCAAACCATCCGGACACTCCCCACTCTAAAGCCATACTCCTACAATGTTCAATACATTCCATAGCACCTTTTTTACTTTCAGGAGAATCTAACGATTTAATATCAAATCGTCCATTATCATCTAAGAATGATTTTAACATACTAGAATAATACGATTTTACTTTTTGACTATAATGTTTAATAATCAACTCTAAAAATTCCTTACCTACAATGTGAAAATCGTGGTCACCATTATAATATTCCTGTGTTTCAGTATTTCTGAAAAAAGGTGTGTAATATTTTTCATCATCAAACTCGGTATATTTCCCAAATTCATAAAGTTCTTCACAAATATCAGTCATACTAACCCATCCATCTTCCGGGTCTTCATCGTGTAGTTTATACAATTCCTCTTTTGATAAATCGGTAATTTTTTCCCATTCGGTTTTTGATATCTTAGCGATATATGTTCTGTATCCCATATTTTTTATTTTATACAAAAATAGGTAAAAAAAATAAAACCCTCAAGTCCGAGGGTTAAATTTTATTTTTGAATCATCTGATAAGCTCTTGCCATTCTCGTCATTCCAATTCCACCACCAAATCTTGGGAAGAAATCGTGAGACAAAAATTCTTCAAGTTCTTTTTCAACTCTATCTTTACCGAATAATTCAAATAATTTTTCACAATATTTACCATCCTCAATTGAATAGAACATTTCTCTCATTTTTTCAACATCACAACTTCTTTCCGCAGACCCAATAGTTTCTTGACCGAATAATATCACATCAACCTTATTGAATATCTCACCGTTATTGTGTTTCATATTCCAAAATGGATTTGTTCTTCTTGGGAAATATTGTAAAGATATGTTATGTCCTTTTTCTTCCCACATTCTAGTTTCGTGTTCGTTTTCTAAAATCGGAACTCCACCATATTCCTCACACACCTCATCATATTTAACTTCCACCGGTGTTCCAAACCCAAGGTATTCAAGTAAATCCTGTTCCAATTTCAACATAGTATTAATATCACCTTTGGATTCAAATTCAAACATTGGGAAGATTAATTCGTGACGACCCGGGATTGGGTTTTTCTCTTCTCTATATGAAGTTGATATACAAAACACACCATCCCATTCAGGATTCTGTAATAACTCATATTCCAACCACATCTGACCGGTTTGTGGTAACGGCCAAATTTCACCACTATACTCAAATGTTTTAACTGAGTGTGGATTTTCGCAAGCAGCTAAGATTGATAATCTACTTTGTGTAGGGACTTCCTTGAAGTTTCTTTCAAGGAAAAATGTTCTCATTTTTTGTACCAATTCGTGGTAAGTTTTTGTGTCTCTCATAGTTTTATATTTAATTTTAATTGTTTACGTATGGGCAAAAAAAATCCCTTCAATAGAGAAGGGATTTACTTTTTAAGTAATATTATTGTTTGGCGTGTATAATTCATATCGTTTCATTGGTAATAAATATACTATATTAAGATAAAAAATCAAGATGTTTAATAATTTTATTTTTGAGTTATATTTATTGATATGAAGAAAGTAATTAAACTAACCGAATCTGATTTAGCTCGTATTGTAAAACGAGTTATTATGGAACAAGACCATTTTAAACCGGACCAATTATATAGACGTGAGTCGGCAATTGCAAGAATTAAACGTGGTCCTAAATTTATTCACAAATACGCTAAAACTTTACCTAAATTAAAAAAGGAAGGTTCCGATGAAGTTTGGACTAAAATACCCCAAGTGGTTTGGCAAAATTGGTAATATGAATTTTATTATAACTGAAAGTAAATTAGAAAAAACTATTATCCAATGGTTAAATAAAAATTATGGCCATTTAAACTTATTTAAAAGTAAAAAACAATTTCAGTATATTTTTTTTATTAAAGATAAAAATGTGATTATTTTTTATGATACTGAAACCGAAGTATTATATGTTCCAAACGACCATATTGGTTATGTTTTAAAAGAAATGTTGGGTATTGAAAAATACTATGCCGAGTTATTAATTAATATATGGGTAACACAGAAATATAACATACACATAAAACAAGTTTCTTTTGGTAATTTCAAAAATTTACCTAAAATTAATGATTATGAACCCATTATAACTGAAGAACAATATAAACGAATTGGTAGATACGAAACTTGTCCTACTCAGGTCACTTTTGAAGTTTTTACACGAATAACTGCTCGTTGGAAACAAAGAACAAGATGTGTTAGTGATGAGTTTTATCAATTAATACAAGAATATCAGGATAATAAATTCGAAAATAAGGCCATTCCGGAACAATTACGGGAATTAATTGAAGAATATTATTATGAAACCTACTACCTCAATCCTGATGAATATGATATAAGTTTTATAACCGGAAATAAGATTAGTGTAAAAGTGAAACCCCACCGTTAAGATGGGGTTTTTTGTTATAGAAACTCAACTTCGTTTGTTTCCGGGTTCCAATCGATGGTCATTGGTTTTTGAGTATAGATGTATCTTTCATCCAACACTGAACCGTTAAAGTGGTGAGTATCTCCTTTTCTAACGTATCCTCGACCAGTATGAATATGACCACAAAGATGTATTTTTGGATTAATTACTTGTAATCTTTCAGCCAATAACTCACACCCTAAATTATCATATCTTCTACCATCTACAGTATCCAATATTCCAAATGCTGGTCCGTGAGTAAGTAAGATGTCAGTATCTTCAGGGATTGCTTCCCATTTACTCATTAATCCCGGTCCGTTTTTAGGTAAATTAAATGCCCAATCGTGAAACCAAGGTTGCCAAGGTGACCCGTAGATTTTCACTTCTCTTTCATCACCAACTTTGATTACCAATTCACTATCCTGAAGGTATGTGATTCCGGAATAGAATTCTAAAATCTCTTTTACTTTCTCAACGTTTTCTTGGAATCCCCAATCGTGGTTTCCGGCAATGAATACCTTGTGAGTGTAACCTTCTATGTTGTTGAACCACTTACAGAACTCTCTGATTTCGTGTTCGTATCCCATAGATGTTAAATCTCCACTATGTATCAACAAATCACCTCCCGGTAAATCACCGGTTATTTGTTTGTGTTTGTTGTGTGTATCCGACAAAAGCGTCACTCTAATATTTCCCATAATTTATTTATTTTTACAATTTTCAAAATGCCATTGTTTCATAGCGTTCCCACCACCTTCTTAATAGTTTGAGAATATTGAAAGTAGGTGGTTTCGTTAAAAAAGTTCGCTCAATCCCACCATTTTTCTATTTCCGACTCCATTATTTTGAATAACAACTTTCTTGCTCTATCGTGATTGATATACCCAATATTCATTGCAATTATTTGTTTATCATCTTCACGACCATCTCTATCAAAAATACCCTCACCATTCATTACTCTTTTGTAAATTAATGGGTATTTTTTGAAATAATCGTCAAAATTTTCTTCTAATAATTTAGATTCCCAAGATGATAATGTTGGTCTATCAGGTACCGGTTCAAACCAATGTTTAGTTTTATGGTAATCTGAATATTCAGACGAATAAAACTCATCTTGAACCAATTTCATCAATTTCACACACAATCTCATTCGTTTAGCATCCAATTGTGCTCGTGTGTGTATGTCTCTACCACCGATATATTCAGCTTGAGCCGATAATTTGTGTTTCATTATCTCAAAGATGTAATGACTATCCCAATTTCGGTCTTTCCATATGATTGGGAACCAATAAATGAGGTTTTTAACACCTGTTTTAAACATTTTATGATAATACTTACCTTCGTGATTCCACCATAGAGGAATTAATTGTATTTTCCTAACAATCCAAGGTTTTTTAGCTCTTTCATCCGCCCATTGGTCAAATATGTCTTTTTCCGGTTCCATTTTATAGTATATTAATATTAAGTTGAGGTAAAAAGAATGAAATTATTACTGAAAAAAGAAAACAGAACAAAGCTGAGAAATTAAACCCAACTGCCACATTTCTACAATCAATAGAATATCCAAATCTTCTTTCGGCGTGACCACTTCTAAAATACAAACTAACTAAGAATAAAACCCACCCGATAATCGTTAAAATAACTGAAATTTTCATAATATATTTAATTTTGGGACAAAGATAACACTTATTTTTGAATAAAAAAAGGAATTAGTGAAAAACTAACTCCTTTTTTTTTTTGGGGAAAGATATGTAGGCACTCAGATGTGAGTGATAGAACTTATAAATATATACTAAAATGGAAAAAATTACCTCTAAATCACATCATAGAGTGATTTTTTTCGATTTTTTCGATAATTTCAGTTTTTATACCTATAAAATCATACAAAAATGTGTTTTTTTGGTCTTCATTTAGTATCCCGTCCCATTTTTTTTATGAAAAAAGACAATATTTTATCAGACATATTAATATGCGATATCGTTTTTGACGATTTTAAGATTTTTACAACCCATTCATACTCATATTGAACACCAAAAACATCCATAATTACTTTTTACCCATCATTTTTGTCATTTGATTCAATTGTTTCATCATTTCACCCATATCCGGGATTTGACCAAATGGATTTGGCGTTCCCGATTGTCCCATTGGTGACTTTTTTAAATCTAAAAAAGACTTAACAAGGTCTCTTCCATATTTATCCCACCATTTGTAGATTAATACCATTGTGGTAACTTGGACTAACACAAAAATTGTTAAGATTACATTTAAATACATAATTTTTTTTTCTTAATTATAGATTATCCAATTGGATATGTCAAATTTTACTCGTATATTTATTAGATATGAAACGAACTTTTGAATTTTGCTTAAATAACTTTAGTAGAACTGAAATTAACTCACTTTTTGGTGAAGGTAGTGTTATTGAGGTAAATCATATAAAATATTCAACAAATAATAAAACGTTCAATGTAGATTGTAAATTACTAGCAACTGACCCGGAAGAATGTTTGGAAACATATCCCGTAGGTTTAGAATTATTGGTAAGTAATAGTTGGAAATGGATGGGTGTTGATTATAGTATCACATTAACCCATTCAATAGACCTTAAATAAATAAATGTAAGTCAGTTTGAATCATACCATTATTTACAAACTCTTCAAACACGTATTCAACAACCTCGTACATATCTTTTAATGGGTTGTTTTTTTTAAATTCAACTATTTCATATGAAAATTCATTAAACACCCCTGATTGGTGGGCAAAATAATACATTTCCTCAACGTGTTGTTCGTTCGACATAAAAATAATAGGGTTTTAATAGGTTAGTTATTAATATAATTATATCGATTTTTGAAAAAAAAATAAATATAATTTGATTCTATAAAATTTTATGTTTATAATTGATAAAAACATTTAATTTATGAAAAAAGTAGAAACAAACAGTAACGTAAAAGTTAATTACACAGGAAGATTAGAAGATGGAACCGTTTTTGATACATCGATTGTTGAAGGTCGCGAACCATTAGAAGTACAATTAGGTCAAGGTCAATTAATTGTTGGTTTTGAGAATGGATTAATTGGTATGGGTGAGGGTGAAACTAAGACAATAGAAATTGAATCTATTGAAGCTTACGGTAACCCTAATCCGGAATTCATTAATGAAATCCCAAAAGCAAACGTTCCCGAGGGAGTTCAAGTCGGAGAATCATTACAAGGTATGGGACCAATGGGACCTGTTAATGTTAAAGTTATTGCAGTTAATGAAGATAGTGTAACATTAGACGCAAACCATCCTTTGGCCGGAAAAAAATTGATTTTTGATTTAGAAGTTGTTGAGATTTCATAAAAAAAAAGGACAATAAGTCCTTTTTTTTTTATTTATACATCTTTTTTTTATCTTTGGGGTATTTCTTTTCATACTTCTTCATTATAGCTCCGGATAACGCATTTGCTTCATTTTCATTTTTACCACCAATATCCGAACCTTTTGAACGTTTCAAAATGGTTCTTTGATATTCGTGTACCCATTCGTGGGCAAGTGTTCTCAAAATGTCTCTATTCATTCTATTTTTAGATAAAACCAACAATTCATCCTTTGAATTTCTTTGACCGGTAGTCATATCACCTTCACGTTCACCAACAAATTTAATTGTTACGTCGTGTTTTAAAGGATATAGAGATTGTAAATATTTTATAAAATTATTGAAGAACTCATAATTCTCCTTTGGAACTTCAGAATCGATATGTTTAATAGTAACTTTCATATTGATAAATATATCAATGTTTGTTAGTATTTATATATAAAAGTATTTTCAAATGTCTAAAAGAATAATAATTAGTGAAGAAGAGAAAAATGATATTAAATCATTATACAACATTAACGAACAAGGTGCCGGTGATGTCTTAAAAGATTTAATGACTGACCTTATTTTCGGAACCGGTGATGATGACGATAAAACTACCACTACATCAACCGGGAATATTTCATCCGATGACGAATTTTACAAATCAATCTTGAAATGTATTGGTGCCGAGCCAACAAGAGAGAATTTATTATTTATGTATGCTTGGAGGCAGGCCGAAGGTGGTAATGCCAAAAACAATCCATTTAATATCACTCAAAAATATCCCGGGGCTTCCGACTATAATAAGGTTGGTGTGAAAAATTATCAAACTGAGGAAGACGGAATACAAGCAACTTGTAAAACACTAAAAAATGGTAAGTACGATAGAGTAATCCAAGCCTTTAAAAATAACTCCGGATTATCTGCTTTATCAGACGCGGTTACAAGTTCACCTTGGGGTACTAAAAGTTTATTGACTCGAATTACCAATGATTATATTGCGGGAGTAACTCCCAAACCACAATCCATCGCATAAAACAAAAAACCGACATTACGTCGGTTTTTTTATTTAAAATATTGTTTGTCTTTACCTTCGTATAAGGTTGCTATGTTAATTTTTCCTTCAGTTGCTGCAAATTGGTCTAAAAAATCAAGTTTAACTTGTTTATTCAGTTCTAATAAATTCATCTTATCCAATTCTGTTGTTGTGAATTGTTCTCCTGTTGTTTCACACAGATAATGGTGGTGAATCACATCATATGTCTTACCCTTATAATCCATAGTGGATGGTTCCGACACTAATTTCATTTCTCTCCCGGTTAATGGACTTTTCATATTAATTACTTAAAGGTGCTTTAATTGTTGGGTGTGATTGATAGTTTTCAACAACTATCTCTTTTACTGAGTAGTATGGTAATACATCACCTTCTCTCCATTTGACTTCGGATTCAATTTTTAATATTGGTAATGGGTAAGGTTCTCTTGTTGTGTGAGGAATTTTATATGAATCATAATATTCACTTAACCCACCACCGAACGGCATTAATTCATCAACCACTTTATTATAATGTTCTTCACCCATCGATTGTTTTAACAATTCTTTTCTTTCTTCGTGGGTATATTTTCTTATATTCTGTTCCATATTTTTTATTCTTTATATTGGTAATTATTAAATTTATCTGACTTTAATCTACCTTTAATTGTCATAGGGTGGAGGTTAAGTTTTTTACTCGCGTCTTTTAACGTTCTGTATTCTACTTCATCGATGTAAAATGGTTTATTATGGTTTCTTTTCTTTCCTATTTGTGAAATACTGAATCGTTTTTTTTGTTCATCTTCGGTATATATCGTATTTTCATTATTTTTGAATTGATAATTTTTATATTTAGGGTTTTTACTTAAAACTCTCCATCTAATAGTATTAAAATTAATATTTAATTTTTTAGATGCGTCTTGATAAGACTCGTATTCAATATTATCTATAATAATATTATGTTTATTATTGTGTCGGCAAATTCCTTTGTTAATTTCACTTAAATAATTTAATACTTCTTGGGTGTGTTTTTTACCAAAAAAAGGATTTTTATCACCATCAGTTTTATAACATAACCTACAAGTGTCATTTGACGGAGATATTTCTTTACCACAACCACAATATTTTTTACTCACACCACCTTTCCAATTTGGGTTATTTTGTCCTGGTCGGGAATAAATTGAATCTATTTCTTCCTTACTCATTTTGGAATATCTTAATTTTAAACCTTCACTAATATTTTTCACAATATTATTCCTGTTGGGGTTATTTGAGATGTTATCACCACCTGATGATTTAATACCGATGTTGTATTTGGGTTTTAAATCTAAGTATTTTTGTTCTGTTGATAATAAGTTATTTATATCACATTTTTCAACTAAAATAAATTCAAAATTTTCTTCCCCATATTTATTCCAAGCTCTTTGTAAAATTGAGTTATGGTGAGAACCTCGTTTTAATTCATAAGTGTGTCTGAACCATCTTTTTTCAATATTAATTGATGACCCATAATAACAATCACCATTAATGTTATTCATAATTTTATAAATTCCTGTCATAATATTCTTTTATATATAAATATCACGATAGGGAGAAAAACTAATATACCTACCTAAAAAAATTATATACCTAATTCTAATTTTGAATTTATTTTTGTAATATTATCAGTACCCATAATTAAAAAATCATCAATAGAATAATTATAAAAATTTTTATTTTCTTTTAATATTAATTTTGGAAAATCGTTTAATGGTTTCTTTTCTAATAATTCATTTGCCGCGTCGTAATGCCTATCGTATATGTGTAAATTTTGAACGAAATGACAAAATTTACCTACTTTATAATCACAATGACCCGCAACCATTAGTAATAATGAAAAATATTGGGTTTTATTAATTTGATTTGCTACAATATAATCTGATGACCTTTGAATTAAAGTCATATCTAAAAACATAACACCTTTAACTTTTCTAACCGACCAAATTGTTTCGTAAGCACAAGGATGTAATCCTTTGGTGTCTTTCAAATCTTGATATTGGTATAGATTTATAATATGTCGTCTTGAAAATGGGTCATTTTTTAATCCATCCAATAAATCATTCATTAAATCATATTTCGATACGGTCGCACCATATCTTTGACCTATGGTATCATCACCAACATTCCAATCATCCCACCATAAAATACCCTTTTCTCTTGCGGTAACCAAAGAACTATCCTGTGATTGGTAAATCCATAATATCTCTTTAATTCCGGTCTTAATCGCAGTGTTTCGTAGTGTTGTGATTGGGAACTCACCTTTTGAAATATCATATTCCTCAAAAACTTGGGTGATGAATTTACTATGTGCGGGTGTTCCATCAACATATTTTGGTCTAGGGTCTTCATCTAAACAACCTTCAGATAATATCTTCCGGAGATTATCTACATAGTATTTATCAGCCTTATTCATAAATCTCTTGAATTTGTCCGTTATAGTTTATTGTTGTGAGTTTGGTCGGACATAATGGTTTCATACCAAATATTATATCGGAAGTGGAGTGTTCTACCCAAAAACATTCGTCTGATGATTCACTAAAATAAAAATATCTACCCACTTCGTCTTTTTTCCATTTAGTTTTTGATTCAATATTTGTATAAAAATAATTAATAATTTCATCATTACTCAACTCTCTTGTCTCAATTGTAATACCCCACCTTTTAGAGAACTCATCACGGGTTCTTATCCAATAAATGAATTCAGGTTGTGATAGATATTTTCCATCTAAAGTTGGTTCGGAAGTTTCTACATAATCCTTATAACATTCACCAATAAGGTCTATTTGTTTATCTGTTGTATTCATTTTCAAAAGTATCTACGTAATAATTATCGGTGTTATAACCATATTTTTCTCTGTAATGTTCCGCCTCTTCTTTAGTTTTGAAAGGAGCCAATATTACATTATGTTCTTTACTTCCGTGTGCCGGTGATTTTTCATACACCGCATAAAGTTTATTCTCCATCCCACTCTTTTTGTCTTCCTTCATCAACTTTTTTGTCAATATATTCACGAAGTTCTTTCATTGACTTCAGAAAATACAATCTCAACCGGTGAAATTCTTTATCTTTAATTTCATCCCAATGACTATAACTCTCAAAACAATAATCAAACCCTTCTTCATCCATTCTATATTGGACGGCCTCCCAAAGTTCCAAATCATCTTCCTCTTCCAATTCCAAAGAAGACAATCCCAAGAAACTTCTTAATTGTTCTTCAGACGGTCTTGCGTTTTGATGTTCATTCGGAATAGTATAAGTTCTACCATAACTTGTTGTTAGAGATTTTCCTCCATTCATAATGTAAATCAGACCTTTTGTATTGGTCATCTCAATAATTTCGTGATGGTCATCCACAATTACGTATTCAGACGTATCAAGTTTGTATGCTCTGAGTACATCACCCTCAAAATTTAATAATCCTAAATAAGGTTTTCTGTCTTTATTCTCGTACTTCGCCATTTGCGTATTTTATTATAGTTCTGTTTATTTTTCCTATTTTATTGAAACTATCCGCCCATTCTGCGTGGGTCTTTGGTTCACCAAATATATCCAAATATATCTCTTTTGATAAAGGTAGTAATTTTGAATAATATTTCCAACTATTATAGTCAGGTTTTTCTATAATAGTTTCGATTGGTTGGTTTATGAAGTTTTGTATCTTATTCTCCATTCTTTTTTCTATTAAAAATACTAATTGTGGTTTCGTAAATACATCTATCAGGATTTATTAAAGAAAATTTACCGGAACGAACATTAATTGGAAGTGATAATGTTTTGGAATACTCTTTTATCCCATAATTTATCCATCCGGAATCTTGATAATCCGGGTCGGTATATAATTGAGTGAATCTAACATTAACGTGAGTATCATCAATCCATTTTGTATGTGTGTCCCATAATTCCCAACCTAATATTTTTTGTCGTTTCAAATCGGAAATTAATGTTTTTAACTTTTCTTTTTTCTTATCCATTTTCTTTTTCATATTTAACAAAAAATTGACACATCGTTGAATGTACTAACCCATCAAATTTAACCTCACACATATACGAAGAACCTCTCCCAAACGCGTGTAAGTCAGACCAACATTTGGTAACAACACCTTTTTTACCACGATAATCTTTGAAAGGTCTTAAATCAAGAAATGTATCTTCTAAAAACTCACCAACAGAATCAAAATAACTATCCGGTAAATCGGGTGCAAACATAACCTCTTCACCCTCTCCAAAATAATAATCCCATTCTCTTTCTTCCATCGGGGTTTTTGGGTTTGGTAATAATTGAGTATCATCCTCAAAACATCTACCATTTGGCCATCTAACATCGTACTGACCTTCATCTAGTTCAAATGGGGGTTCAACAATTACACCATCACCAATACCTCTACCCCAACCATCAAAATCGTTGGGTATCCATCCTTCAGGATTTTTTATAACCCTATCACCGATATTAAATTTTTTATCCATTTGCTTCTTCATAAATTTTATAATCAAAATACCAAGGACTTGGTTCATTCTCGTTTTCGTTTTTAACAATTTCTTCGGCAGCAGCCTTGGCATCCTCGTAGCTATAATACGATTCCAAAAATTGACGAGAATCCACATCAACAAATGGTTCCCGGTGACTATTTCTCCAAACTATGATATACATTTTTCAATATTTTTGTTTTCTAAATTATTCCAATTTTGATTAAACTCATCATCGGTTAATAATTTATTACTAAATTCCCCTTCAACCAACAAATCATTCTTATCCAAATATAAATTGGGGTATTTACCATATGGTGAATTTTTAACCTTAGAATTATGCGAATCAAATAATCTACCACATTTCTCTAAATAATTCTTGTGTAATTTTTCTATACTATACAACATTACTCAACGATTTTATTCGACAAATCACCCCACGTTTTATTAAACTCATCGTCAGTTTTTAACTTCTTAATAAATTCATCTTTGGTCATTCGGTTATAATGACCCGGTGGTGATATATGAGTTTCACTACCATCATCGTTTTTAATAACTTTTGTTTCGGTGTACTTCTCATACAAATCACCATAATTTTCCTCAATCTCTACAACCTTACCAACCATTTTAGATAATCCGGAAAACATTGTCTTTCTTTTTTCATCATACAACTTTTTCAAGTCATCTTGTCTCCCATCATCAATTAAAGTTTTACTGACTAAATTTGTAAGAGTATTATATAATTTTTCTTTAATACTCATCGGTGAAGATTCAATTGGTATGAAGATAATTTTCTCAACATCATACTTATCAAATTTGAAGTTAAATTTTACTGACCGGGTGTATTTTTCAATAACTTCCAACTCAACATTCATATAAACCGTCGGACCTAATTTAGTCCAAAAAAGTTTACCATCTTCGTGTGGATGAGGTAGTTGAACCCTAATGTTGGAACTAATAACGTTTTTCAACATAAAATCTATGTATTTTTCTCTTAATTCCATTATTTAATTTTTACAAATTCACCTTTGTCGATTGCCTTTGAAATCCATCTGTTAAGGTCTGAACCTTTCATTTCCGCTTCAAAGGTTGTTGTTCCTAAATCTTCAGATAATTGAATTGTTACTACATCATCAATATTACTAACACCGTCGTCAGATATTGCAACAGTATATGTTGTTCCTTCTTCTACCGTTGCAATTGGAAATTGATATGTCCCATCTGTTAATTCCACGTTGTAATATAAATTACCACTTACATAATGACTTAATTTAGCCATATTCTTTGACTTATACAAGTCCTTTTTTACTTCGTTCTTATCCATTTTATTTTAATTTTCTTTTTGGTGTTGGTTCCCAATATGGGTCATCAAAGTTAATTGTATGAAGGGTTTTATCATCATTATATTCAAATCCGGTTTCATAGTTATTACTGAACCACAATTTATATCTCTCTCCGTAAGTCAATTCCTCACAACAATCCTCACCCCACTTTTGGTAGAAGTCGTCATCAAATAACACTTTGTCAATAAATTCCACTTTATTATAACAAACTTCATAATGTGGTGCTGAGAAAGGAGGGTTTTCTTTCATCCAATTTTGTTCGTAATTACTATACAACTCATCAACAATCTTTGTCATATTTTTCAATTGATTTACAATTTCCATATCAATTTCGTTTTGAACTTCCTTGAATATTTCAGAAGTTAATTCATCGTGTTCTTTTTGTTTTTGAATTGCATTTTCAAAAGTTTCCGGAGTTAATTGATGTAATGAATCAATATGGAAATGTTGGGTTGGAATTGTAAAAACTCTATACCCGTCTATCGGATTACCGTCAATTGTAATTCCGTGTTTTATATATTCATAAATTGCGTTATCCATTTTTTTCTTCTAAATATTTTAATGCTTTATCAATCATATCAAATCGTTCCCAACTGTCATTCCACTTTTTAATTTCTTTATCCACAACATCTTCGGGAGCTTTATCAACGAAATTTTTGTTTTCCAACTTAGATTTCAGTTTCAACATAAAACCCCATAGATAATCACGTTCCTTTTCTAATTTAGAGGTATCAATCTCTTGTATCATATCTCTACCGGGAACATTCACAAAAACTTCACCAACACCTTTAACATAAAAAGACCAACCTGCCAAACGATGTAAAATCTTTTCTTCTTCGGTCATTACCCTAATCTTTTTTGTAAAGTCTACCAATAACCTTCTTCATTACGATACCTACGTACCACCTCAACCTCATTTGGAAACCCTAATGAAAGTTTTTTTTCATTTGTAATGTCCGAACTCATAATGGTTTTAAATAAATTTGTCGTAAAAGACCCTGATGTACCTCTCATAAAGTACAAAAATTCGATTTCTGCTTGTTCCATAATTGTTAATATAAATCTTCAGAAAATAATCTTGTTGTTTCTTCTTTAATTTGTCCGGATTCAAATGCTATTTTTGCCGCCTCTTCTCTACTAACAAATCTATCAGTATTGGTTAAAAACCCTTGTTCCTCCGTATTCATTAATTTTAAACCATTTTCATCATAAGGGAAACCAACCATTAATGCAAATGTATTGATACAATTATGATGTCTTCTCCCACAGATAACAAAACCTGTTTCAATATTTTTAGGACAATGAATATGTTTTACACCATCGTCGTAATGATTTGCAGCGCATAAAATATACTCTTTTTTATCACTCATTATTTAACTTTATTTTACTATTAAATTTTCTAATACTTAATCCACCATCAATATTAACTTCGTGTCCTGTCATATCGGTCATCATTTGACTTAGTCGTGCAAATTCAACACTATTAATATTTTCAAGATAACTTATAGATAAAAATATGGCAGGTGTGTCAGGTACCCATTCGTTATTCTCGTTTAATTGATTCCTTGGTAAAACTTCATACGTTAAAATTTTACTACCGGGAATCATTATATTTAAGACTTTTTCAAATAACTCGATTTTCATCCGACAAAGGTAAGAATAAATTTTTAATAAAAAAAGTTGTCTGATAAAATTTTTTATATTACTTTTGTACCAACAAAAAAAAGTAACCTAAATTTTTAAAAAATGGGAAAAACAAATTCAAAAGGTAAGTATGTCGTTAAAGTAAATCATCACGACATTTATGTATTGGCAACCTCAAAAGCCGATTCAACAAAAAAACACGGATATTCTATGACCTATGACTATAGAATATACAAGAATGGAAAATTAATCGAAAAAGGGTTGAAGTCGAAAGAATCCGCTATGGAGAAAGCTTCAACTATAACACCAAAAAAAGAAAAAGCGTAATGAGTGAGAATGTAACTAACACCGGGTTTGATGTATTAGTTGATTTGGATTTAAGTAAAGTTAAATCTAAACTAAGACGTAAAATCCTAAAACAAATTATGAAAGAAAACCTTCAAGTAATAATCAATGTTGATGTCTATGGTGCCGAAGAAGGTTCAATCGATATCTTAACAGATGCGGTGGTAACCGTAAAACGTAAAAAAAGAAAAAACAAAAAATAATATGAATTACGGAAAAGAGTTTAGAAAATTCGCAATGAGTGAGAAAGGTGTGTCCGGACTTAACTTAGATTATTTTGAAAAACATATGGAGAACTCACTAACTCCTTATATTTTAGAAGAAAGAGAAATGAGGGCAACTCAAATGGATATCTTTTCAAGATTACTTATGGATAGAATCATTTGGGCGTCAGGTCCGGTAGATGATAGAATGGGTGATATTATCCAATCTCAATTAATATTTCTTGAAACGATTGATAAAAAAGATATAAATCTCTATCTTAATAGTCCGGGTGGGTCGGTAATGAATGGACTTGGAATTAGAGATGTTATGAATTATATTAAACCTGATGTATCAACAACCAACCTCGGTATGTGTGCATCTATGGGTTCTATTTTATTATCCTCAGGAGCTAAAGGTAAAAGAAATTCATTAATTTTTTCTAAAGTTATGACTCACTTTGTGAGTTATTCAACTGGTGGAAATATCCAAGACACTCGTATAAGTCATATGGAGGCGGAAAAATATAACTATATGTTATTTAAAATTTTATCTCAAAATTGTAATAAAACTTTTGATGAAATTTATGAATTATCAAGAAGAGATAAATGGTTTAATTCTGAAGAAGCAAAGGAAATTGGGTTAGTTGATAATATTATTGGATTGGAAAGAAGTCCATCAATTAATGAAATGATGGAAGGGTTCGATGATTATTATTCAAATGAAATTTATAAAACATAAATGAAAAGTCCGGTTAAACCCGGACTTTTTTATTTAAGAAATCACCCCAACCATTCCATATTTTTCTATAAGTCCAATCAGGACTACCAGGGACTCGAATATCTTTATTTTTATTTTTAATAAAATTACGCCATTCAGTCCTTGATTTAATATTTTCATTTATCACAATTATTTTTATTTGGTTTAAGGAATAATAAAAATCTTCACCACCTTTATTAATACCATCATTTAAAAAATCACAATAATTAAAATTATCAAAAACTCTTTCAGGTTTTTTAGGAATTTCAAATGGTAATTTATTTTCTTTACATAATTGTCTAAATTTTTGTGCAGTCATAACCCCATAATTTTTACGAAGAAACTCTTTACACTTATTATAATCCCAATATTCTCCTTTCATATATTTACCCCCACTAACAACATCATTCCACATAGTCCATCCTTTATTTTTATAAAACATATGAGGTTTTTTTGGTATATTTTCAGGTACCTCACCCATTTTAACTCTATTAAAAAATTCTTTCGATGTTTTTATTTGGTTATCATTAATCCATTCTTTAAATTTTTCAAAAGGCACATTATTCTCAATATAATAATTAGGACTTTTATTCCCAGTATTCAAAAAATCACCCCAAGAAACCCAACCTCTATTAGAATATACTTTATTAGGATTTACAGGTATTTGTTCGTACTTACCACTATTAATAAAATCTCTCCATTTTTTTTGGTTAGTACAATTTTCAGGTAAATTAGTGTTTTTCCATTTAACTAACTCATCATAAGACAAATTAAAAGACCTAGGAGACCCTCCAATACCACCTTTTGACGTATTTGTTAAATTATCATATAAACTCATATATTTACATTCAAATTCTTCCCATTTATCAATCTCACATTCATCAAGAACAATATATTTTATGTTTTCACCTTTATTTAAAACATTTCTAATCCAACAACACTTATGAGTTTTATTTTCGTTATTATTTTTACGACACTCATATAAATGTTTTCTTAACCTATCTTTTGGGTCATTCGCCTTTCCCACATATCTAATTTCGTTATCATCCGATGAATATAACCCATATATAAATGTTGTTACCATAATTCTTTTATTTATAAATATCTCTAAAAATGTAAAAGTTAGGTTATTTATAGTATTTGTGGTAATGTTCCTGTTGTTTTTATTTATTTTTTTATCTATTTTTAAATAAAAAAATAAATAAAAATATGTTTACACGAATTTACGGAGCGTCCGACGATTTAATCGAGATTGACGGACAAATTAGTGATGAAGTTGATGCGTATTCAGCTTCAGATGAACCGGTGAAGTTTAAAACTTCATTAGGAACCAAGGGAACTATTACATATGATGGTGAATGGAAAATCACAATTAAAGAAGAAGGTTCTGATTTTGTTAGAGTTGTTGAATCGGTTGGTGATGATAATGACCATACCGAAGATGATACAAAAAACATTCCATCATATAGTGATGTCCTAATTTTAGACGGAGACCTTGATTGGATTAAAGTTAAAGGTAAGAAATATAAAAAATAATACAAAAAACCCCCAATTATTGTTGGGGGTTTTTATCTTGTAATAATGAATAAATTTTGGATATTTTTTTTAACATTTTTGATGAAATATAATTAATCTGTTTTAATTCGTATCTAAAAAATCGTTCATAATCTTCACCAAATCTATTAAGTTTATTAATATATTTTATAAAATATTTTTTCTTTTTACCCTCAAACCCAAGTAATGTTTCAATAAAATTATCTGTTAATAATTGGTGCATTAAACCGCCTTTCCAATTAATCATTGTTTCATAAAACTCTTTTAACGTAAAATCAACAATCTCTTCGTCTGACCCATTTTCCGGATACTGAATATTATTATCATCAAAAGTTGATTTTATCTCAGAGATATCATCCAATAATTGTTCTCTTAATTTTTCATAGGTTAATTGAGACGCGTCTTTATATGTTTGATAGGTTTTGTTATTAAGAATGAAATTATAAAATTCTTGTTTAGTAATCCCAAGTTCTTCCAATGATGAATATATTTCTGTTGGTCTAACTAAATTTTCCGTAATATGTGAAAAATACATATAATGGATAAATTTATTTAAAGGTTCTATACCTCCAAAAGAACGTTTTGAACCGGTTTCATAATCAACACGTTTTGATGTGTTAATATTAGGGTTCATCACATCGTCGTACGCGTGTTTAATTTCGTGAACCAAACTAGAAACTATCGTCACTCTATCTTTTCTAAATGTGTCGATTAAATCTTGAGTGGTTGTTTGAGAATTTACCGCCAACTTTATAAATAAATTAATCGTAGTTGGATTTGTTGTTGAGATATAATTAAAATTTTTAGCCATTTCTATAGTACCTCGTTGGGTCATTCCTAAAACAATCAACTTAATATCATTATCGTTTAAATCATAATCATCCAAGTCCTGAAGTTTAAAATCAAGTATGATTCTATTAAAAGTAGTATTATTAATCACAAATGAACCATTTAATTCTATCTCATTTGTTAAAAAATCTTGAATGTCTATATTTGGATGTAATATCGACATCATATTTTCATAAACTTGTCTTGCAATATCAACAATGTTGGTAGGTACACCAACCGCTTCTGTTAATGTTTTATATTGATTTTCTTTAATTCTAATTTTCATATCTATAAATATATTTTAATAACTAGTGCTAGAAACTAGGCTACTAGTAATAATAAATATCTATAAAAATGCAAAAATTTGATTATCTTCGTCTTCCACCGTAATAATGATGGTGATGAGGATTTGAAGGATAAACATAAACCGGGGTAATAATTGGTTGATAAGTATATGGGGTGTAAAAATGATATACACGTCTTGGTCTTGGTTCCGGTCTTTGACGAATACCGTAAGAATATACTACGGCCTGATAACCTTCACAAGAAGTTAAAACGACCAACATTAAAAGTAATAAAAATTTTTTCATATTTTCCAATAAAATCAAATATTATACCAATTCAGGTAATTATTTTCCATTAAAATCACATTTCTAACAAAAATTTTCCACTATTTACGTTCATTGATAATTTGTTCAACATATTTATCTCTTTGTTCCAACAAATATTCGGTACGTTCAATTAATCTTTGTCTTTCACCGTCAGTTAATTTAAGTATTAAATCTTCCTTTTCCTTAATCATTTGTTTATATTCGTTCATCTGAGATGTGAATACCATATTTTGATAATACATTATTCCGACTAATAAAATAATCGTAAATGATTGTTCTTTTAATTTTGATAAAAATTCATTCATTATTTTTTAATTGTTTTTACCGGGAATCCGAAATTATCCTCAAACCATTCAGCTAAAATAGGTTTCCATCTATTACCAAATAAATTTTCAAAGGTATCATAATCGTCATCAGAATAAATCATAAGTATAGGAGATTCTTCAACTAATCTTTTAATTTTTTCTTCATTTTCATTACCAAAATCATCAGTTAACCAATAATCTTTTGAGTACCATCTAAACAAGTCTCCGTCATCACTAAAATTACCGGCATAAAATACTGCACCAATATCTGTTTCATTACCATCATCATCGAAGGCATAAGACCAATTGATTTTATCAGGTTCATATTTGGAATTGATATATTTTAAAATATAATCATAAACCCTGTTTTCAGATATAATAAATTTCATATCTATAAATATAACAATGAATCAATTTCATTTCCAATCTTCTTATAGACCGGACAATCCCGGTGAGGTTCTCTTTTCCCTATCGGAGTCTTAATAATTTTAACACCTAAGGATTCAAATTTTTTGTAGTAGTTTTTAACTTTTGTATAAGTAATTCGTTTAACATTACCCCATCCCCAAGAACCCTGAACAACGTAAAGTTCGGCGTTTGGAAATGTCCTCCGGATTGTATTAATTAATGTTGAGATTCCCAAATCTAAATATCGGTCATTTGTCCCAATTGATATTACAATATTACAGATATCCGGGGAAATTCGGTGGTTTTTAACCATTTTTGTTAGTTTTGGGACATTTATTCCTTTTTTCCATAGTCCAACACCTTTTTTAATTTTTGTTGAATGTAAATCAATATATGGAGTTTGAGAGTCACCAATAATAAGATTGGGGTATGTTTGAGCATACCCCAAAGTTGAAAGTAATATTAAAAAATAAAAAAAATATCTAACCATTTAATTTAACAATTTTACCATTCTTCATCATAATTTTTATTACACTATTTTCTTTCGTAAAGAAAGGAAAAAAACCCTGAATGGTGTGTGCGAAGGTATCGACTGGTATTAATTTATTATCCATTAACCTTATTGAAGCTCTACCCTCATTTTCAAGGAAAACATTATAATCTTTAATGTTTTTAAATATGATTTCATATTTTCCTTTTTTCGTGATTCTGATTACGAATGATACATCCGGATATAATTTTTTTACTATTATTCGTAAAGATTCTAATTTATCCATTTTATTTTTCTCTACCCCAAGTATAATGAATTATTTCACCATTAACAAATTCTTTCCAATATTTTTTCCAAGGACCGGAAAATAATATCGTCATACATCCGTTGCTATTAGCGATTCTGTGATATGAATCCCGGGGAAAAAACATTAAAGTTTTTTCTCGTCTAACGATATGATACTCACCGGTGGTCTCATCATCCAAGATGTGTTCGTCATACTCACCAAATAGTTTTACCGACCAAGCATTAAATGAGTAATACCTTCATAATCGCACGGATACATAGTTTCCATTAATTTGTCAAGAAAAAATTCAACTTTACTCAATCTTCTTTTTATTGAAGAATCCATCTCCAATAATTTGTATTGTCTTTCTGTTATAATAAGTTTCATATAAATAAATATCCCCCCACTCTAAAAAAAAAATGACGAAATTTTTAATTAAACTATCAGACTTGATATGGTTACTAACAAACTAATCTTAATTTGTGTTTTACCCAACCTAAAATTTTTAATACATTAATGTTAGGTATTTATATTAAAGTCATAACATGACATAACATTAAATTTAAAATTATGAAAAAATTATTATCAATTTTATTTTTGTTAATTACATTAACATTAATGTCTCAGACCGTAACTTATCAAACAAATAATTCGGTTATTTCTAACCCGGAAAAAGGGTTTTATCACTACACATCAACAGGTTCCGGCGGTGGGTATAATTTACTAAACCAAACTACATTATCAGGGTATAGAACAAACGAAAATATCACCGTAATACAAAGACAATTCTTTTTACGAGATTTTATTACAGGAATTCCAATTACATCAACATATCTTACAAATATGCAAACCGATTTTAATAGAATCAGAAATGCCGGAGCTAAAGTAATTGTTAGATTTACATACACATCTTCAAGTTCTTATACAGTATTCCAACCAACAAAGGCTCAAATACTTGCCCATATTCAACAACTAACTCCGGTGGTAAATGCTAATAAAGATATTATAGTTGCTATTCAGGCAGGTTTCATTGGTAAGTATGGAGAATGGTATTATACCGGTTCTTCAGAATTTGGTAATGGGAACTACACCATATTAACTACGACACAATGGAACAACAGAAAAGAAGTAATGGATAGGATGATTAATTCATTTGACATTTCAATCCCGTTACAATTAAGGTATCTATATGCTAAACAAAAAATGTATGGTAATACTTATGTTGGTCGAATAGGTTTTTATAATGATTCTTTCTTAGGAACATATGGGGATAGTGGGACATTTCTTGTTAGTGGTTCTCAAGGACAACCAAGTACGGCTGACGTAACCTATTGGCAAAATAACACCATAAATAACCCTGTAAGTGGTGAGAGTAATATGGTTAATTCTCCAAGAACAGATTGTCCAAATGCTATGATTGAAATGGACAGATTTAATTGGAGTCTTATTAACAAAGATTATTTCCCTACGGTCATTTCTAACTGGCAAACAAATGGTTGTTTTACAACTATGCAAAGAAGTTTAGGATATGATTTTAGATTAAACAGTTCAAATATTACAAATGGTATTTTAACTATTAATATTGGTAACTATGGATATGCTAATTTGTTTAAAGATAGAAAAGCGTTTCTTGTATGTAAAAACACGACCACCAATGTTAATTACTCTTTCTTGATTGATTCGAATATCAAAAATTGTTCTACCACAAGTTATAACATAGTGACGAATTTAACAACTTTAGGCTTACCGGTGGGTTCTTATAAACTATATCTTAATTTACCTGACCCTTTGTTAAATAATATCAATTATTCTATTAGAACATCCAATTTAAATTTATGGACCACTGAAGGTTTTAATGATTTACAACAAACATACAGAGTATCAACCCTTACAATAAAAAACAACCGAGTTGATATTGAGGATGATAAAATTGTTAAAGTTAGAATATACAATTTATATGGTCAATTAATTTCAGAAGATTTGGATTTGTCTGTTTTAAATGAAGGTCTTTATATTATGGTTGGTCAAACAATGACAAATAGAACTATCACTAAAAAATTCTATAACAACAAATAATCTATTATAAAAAATCCCCCAATCTAATTAAAGATGGGGGATAATTTTATTTTTCCTTTAAGGTTCCGGGATGTATGTAAGAATCTTCAAAGGAGTCCGTTGAAACAAATTCACTCCTCATATATTCTATCACTTTTTCGAGTAATTCATAATCTTTTACATCACCTCGTTTATGACCGGCCTTAATTAGTAATGAAATTCCGGCCGATAAAATCATAGTAGAATCTTCAACACCTAATCCTCGTTGGTCTTTAGGGACTTGGATATCAAAATACGCTCTACCATCATTACCTCGTTTATGCTTAATAGTGATTGACGCTTCATCCATCTTACATCATTTCAATATAATACATAGAATTTTTATTGGAATAACAACTTCCGTCCCGGGAGTCGTACCATTCACCACTTACTTTATAAATGTCGAATTTTTCACCGGTAATCTCATCAAATCGAGATTCAATTTTTTTAATGGTGTCTTCACCTGAATTTTGTTGTGCCATCGAGGTATAACCATCGATATATACTTTATCACCTACTTTTGCCATATTATAATAATGTTACAGATTCTTCCGGACACTGATATAATTGATTATCGTCGTCCGCTCTAACTATATAATCAATACCTTTTCTTTTCACTATGGAAAATGGATTCTCCCATTTCCTAATTTGTTCCACAACACCGGTGAATGGATTTTCTTCGTGAGGTACCTTAACCTTTACTTTTGAATTAACTTTAATTTTACTCATAACGTTTACAATTGTATTGGTAATAATTTCTCAGGTAGATATTGTTCCGGACATACGATGGTAACACTATCAAGGTAACCGGTATATTCTAATAAATTATCAGTTTCTATAATATCTCTATCAGTATAGTTTAAAACTATATATGGCGTTTTAACACTATTATCGATTTTGATTCTGGCTAATTCAAAATCAAATTGAATGAATCGATATTCTCCTTTCACATTACCCATTAATTTAATAACAGTTTCAGTTGTTGTTTGACTTCGGTATGAACCGGCAATCAAGAAATAAGAACCATAGGAATTCGTTTCTGTTACATCACGATTTACTAATTGTCTTAAATAAATTTTTTCACTATGTTGTTGTTTTTCAGGTGGAAGAGGTTGACATCCAATCATAAATAACACAACAAATAATCCCAATAATTTTTTCATACAATTATGTTTTAAATTTTACGGGACAAAGATAAAACAAAAATCCCGATAAAAAAAATTATCGGGACATTTTTTTATAAGAGTGTTTTAACATTTAGTTTATGATGGGATTCGAACCATTCTTTTAAGTATATTTTAAATTCATCAATATCAACATTAAACATTGGTCCAATATCAGTTTCAGCCCATATTGTATCAAAATACAATATGCTATTATTAATATCAAACATTATTTTTGATGAATCACCACCGGGAGAATACCCATCGTTAATATTATCAAATTTAAGTTCTTCCCCTTGAAATCGTGTGAAATATTTAAATAATAATTCTTTTTTCTTATCCATAATATAAAATTAATAATTTTCTTAAAAAGAATCAAGAAATTTTAACACCCAAATTAGGATACCCTTTTTCTATTTTGAAATCTTCAAGAATATTTTTTATAACACTCCAACTATCTATATGATATCCACCACGTCTCAACACCACAAAAACTTCTGGGTCATCATTAAGTGTTTTTTCGTCATAACGGACTGAATGGATAACATTACCGGCAGATGATTCTCTTAATCTTTTTTTTAATTCCGGAAGAAACTTTTTACCGAATTGTTGTTTGTTTTTATAATGAACTGAAATACTTAAATATCCAATATTAAACATATTTTTAGTAGAACCGTGATTTAATTTAGATTGGATGGTACCTCTATAAGGAATTACACCTTTAACAACTTCTTCCGCATCAATCCAAACTTTACATCCAAAGGATTCTGCACCATAATATCTACAAGGATACTCGTAACTTCTAACATCTTTATAACCCTGTTCTAAAATAGAATCCACAAAATATTGAATTCTTTTCGGTAATTCTTCGTAAGTTTTATATTCTATCATAATTAATTCCAGGAACTCGGTATTGCAATATGGTTAATTTCATTAATAATTCCTAACTTAATTAAGATAGGGATTGCTTCAGTACCACCCTCAAATTGTAAAAAAGGTAATATCATCTGTAATGGTAATATATCATCACCGGTTTTTTCCCAAGGTAATGAAAACACTCCCATAAATGAATAAAATTCTTTTGGTGATAGTTTTAATCTACCCGGATATTCTTTATCGACACGGGCAACTGATTTACTATTTTTTACCCAAGTAACTGTATTTTTTTCAATAACACATTCTAAATCACAATAAATGGTTGATAAATATTGTTTCATTAAAATTTCTAAATTTTCATTTATAAGAACACTCATATAGTAAAATTTCAGCAAATATACAATATTTTTTTAACACACAAAAAAAAATCCCATAAAATGATGAGATTATTTATATTTCTTCTTCAACAAAGTTATCAATAATAAATTTTAGAGAAATACCAAACATACTAAGTCCCATAAGAGATAATAGTTCGTAGTCCTCAATACGTACACCATAAGTATCATTATAATATCCACTATAAATGTGCCACTCCCTGTTTTCACGTTGTTGAGCCAACCATATACCGTTTTCCGGAGTACGAAACCAATACATAGGTCCCCATTCATTCAATAATTTATTAAATCTTTCTTTACTCGGAAACATATAACGACAATCAACCGGGGCTCCCTCCCAACTTGTTATCATTTCAATTCTATCCGACAAGTTATACCCCAACGTTTTGTTGATTAAATTTAATAATCTGTCCTCAGTTATTGTAATTTTCATAATAATAAATACCCGTTAGGACTGAATATACTTAATATCAACACCAAAATAGGTTTCAAACCAATTTTTGATTACCGATTCGGCTTGAGATTCATCCGGAAAATAAAGGGTTGCAAAATTTCGAATAAAATCATTATCAACATATAATCGTCCGTCCTCATAATCATATTCCATTAAAACTTCAGACAAATCATAATCATCCATATTTTCCGATGGATAATATATAATAATAAAATTATCAAACGAAGATACGTTATACCCAATGAGTTTATTCAGATAATTTATCTGCAAGTCCAAAAGTTTATTTTCAGAAATTATAATTTTCATAACAATAAATATCCGGACAATTCAAAACGTGGGGATAATTATAATTCAATAAGTCGTAATCCTTCCAACAATCCGACTTCTAAGGCTTCTTCCCAAGAATTATATCTATAATTTTTAACAGGTATCTCACCCATTACAGAATAAGTATAATAACCGATTTCAATGTAACCGGTAAATCTAACCGGTTGAACATACACGTCGATGTTATGAACTTCTCTCAACCATTTCTGTAATAAGGATTGGGTAGGTCTTGCAATACTATCATCACTTGAATTATTACATTTTACGGCACCTTGTTTGGAAAACTTCCAACTCGACGCCGGTTCAATCCACCATCTACCATCACAAGGAATATTAAAACCTTTTTCTTTTGCCAACTTGGCAGTTTCAAACTCAATTAATTGTTCGTTCATAATTAAAAATAAATCAAATCCTTACCAATCGTTCTTTTGAATTCCAATTCAATCTCGGGAACCGGATTATCTTTATGTAAATGACCATCCTCACCGGACCACCCCATATCTCCGGAATAATACTCAACCAATTCATTACCATCTCGACTTCTCCAATCAATAAAATGTAAATCAATTAAATTATCAGGTTCGCTTTCCCAAGCATAAGATTTTAATGATAAAGTTTCTTCTCTAACATATTCGTTACCCTTATAAACAATCCAATCTTTATATTCAACTCTCCTTGTCGGAGTTCTTGTTACATTCATTTCCATAATCAAGACCAAATTGTAAATAAAGCAATACCCAAAACCATACACAACAAAACGATTCCACTAATAATTGAAACCTTAAACCAAGTGTCCTCGCGTTTTTCATCAAGATTAAATAAAAACCAACTTCCCGAAAATAGAAGGGCAATCACAATCATTGTTGTGAAATAAATTTTTAACCAAATCAAATTATCCATATATAAAATTTTCCACAAAGATACAACAATATTTTAATCCACCAAATAAATCTTCAAAAAAAAGGGGCGGGGGGATTGAGAACCGACCGGAGGGAGTTCGGTCCGGGAAAGAATCAAATTATTTCGGGAAAAACTCATCAATGTATCCTAATTTTTTTGCCACTTTATATGCACCACTATATTTAATCCTAAACTCTGACACATTTTTACACTCAGATGATTTTTCTTTCATTAATTCATACGACCAAATTGATTTTCTAACCGGTCTATTTTCAACAGGAAAAAGTTCATTTAATATACCATATTTTTTCGCGACTTTGTATCCACCACTATATTTTATTTCAAATTCAGACCTATTCCTACACTCAGACGATTTCTCTATTATTAATTCGTAAGTCCATTTAGATGGTTTAGGAGTTCTTATTGGTTTTATCATATGAGAACATATTTCATCAATCCATCCATTTTTAACAGCAGAACGATAAAAAGGTCTGGAATTTACGGTAAAATCTTTTTTATAATTGTATTTTAACGCTTCTTTTCGACATTCTTCTTTATCATTATATTTTTCAAGTAATAGTTCATTTAATGTTTTTGGGAAAACAACTTTCAATAAATTATTTCTATCTAAAAATTTAAGAAGACCCGGTTTACTCTTTTGTAAATGACTAATACAGTCATAATTTTTTGCCTCTTCTAACGCATTTTCCATATTCCATTCCCCCGGCATTTTTTTAGTTTTAACTAAATCAGATATTAAGTCTTCCCACCATCCATTTTCAATCGCAATGTTTCTAACCCAACTATTCATTTTTTTTGAATATTCTTCTCTATTCTCACATCCTTCTTTCATTTTCACAAAATAATCATAAGTATATTTTGACTTCATAGCACCTAATGAACCGGCTTTAGCCTTATTTAATAGAATGTAACCCATATCACTATATTCCTTAACCCACATCGCCTCCATTTCAGGTGCATCTTCTTCTTTTATTGGTGTAGAAGTCAGAAGTTTGAATTCAGGTATTACGTTAATTTCTTTAATTTTTTCAAAAACGGGAGATTTACCTTTTTCAGTTCCATATAAATGAGCATTTTTCCTTCTTTTAATTTGACAAGTTAATCCAACATAAGCATATTTAGGTATTGTTGTATTAAATTCAAACACATAAATAACTCTTTCTTTAAGAGTCATCTGTCTTTTCATATGAGCAAAACAAATTTTATCCCAACTATTTTTAAGAATAATTCTATAAGCATAATTTGAATTTTCACACATATCACTTCTTGTCTGATATTTTAATGATTCTTCAGTACATTTTTCAATAGTATCAAAATCTTCAAAAACTTTCCTAACATTACCACTTTTAGTTATGTGTTGTATATGGTCAAGTAATTCTGTCCAATTATTTTTATGAATAACATCATAAATGTTTGGGTAGTCTTTATAGAATTCAGAATGTACGGTATAGTTTTTAGTAATTTCTTTACATTTATCATAAGTCCAATAACCATTAGGCTTAAAAATATAATCCATATGACTAACACAAGACAACCAAAATTCTTTATCTTCATCACTCGATGATAATTTCCTATAAGTTCTTGCGGTATTGAATACTGAGCGGTCGTTTATTTCCCAATCTCTTTGATTATTATATTTAAGTGCAGATTCTAATATTTCTTCTTTGGTATATTGTTTAACAATTTTAGATTTACCCATATGTTTAACCGCCTCATCCATAATACCTAATCTTTTCGCAGCACCATATTGTCCGGGTGAATTAATTCTAAAATCATTTCTAGTTTTATACTTCAAAGACTCAGTTAACACTTCTTCATTAGTATATGGTTCCGATACTTGTCTTATTAAATGTTTTGTCAATTCATCCCACCAACCATCACGTTTAATTGCGTTGATAACACTTGTCCCTTGTAAATCATTAAAATATTTGAACTTTAAGACCTCCTCTTTACATTTTTCATATGTCCATTTTGGATTTTTAGGAGAATGTGGTGTCTCCCAATGAGATAACAAATCAAACCATCCTTTACTTCTTATCTTCATAATAATTGAAGGGTCGGTTTGATTTAATTCCGTATAACTGTTGTATTTAGAAACCTCTTCTTGACATTTTTCATATGTTAAACTTCTTCTCATATAATTTATTAAAAAATATTTGGTATTGAATAAACTAAATCACAAGGCTCTCCCTTAATTCTTAATTCATAATTAACAACAAATTCATCATAAGACATATTTTTTAATCGGATTAATTTGTCATAATACTTTTTGTAATAGTTTGGTGTTTTTAATTCATCAAGATATATAAGTGTTGAATTAATTCGTGATTGATGTGATGAAAACAATCCTAATAAATTATCACTTTTTCTAAATGACCTTGGACTATTATATCTTGTTGGTATATTAACCAATAATGAGAATTCAATTGATTTAGCCAAACGTTTATTATTAACTATAATACATTTAGCAAAATCCCAATTTTTTACTTTTGAGGTTTCTGGGTATGAATGAGATTTTAATCTTTGAATTAAATCACCACTATATCCGATATACACAATATCATCACCCGACATAAGCCAATAAACACCAATGTATTTACCGGAACGTTTATATATAATTCTGCCACTATCATCACGTTTAATTTTGTTAACAATTAATTGTTCCTCTTTTAAGTGTTTACGAATAATATCCAATATCATATTATTAGTTTTTTAATGATTGGTGCAAAGATAAGTATATTTTTTTAATCCACCAAATAAATCATCAAAAAAAGGGGGCGGGGGGATTGGACAACGACCGGAGGGAGTCCGGTTTATGTGAGACATCGATTGATTCCCCCAATATAATTCATTATAATTCCCATATGAATTTATATGAACAATACGAAAACTCAAAAATCGGGGGTGAAAACGATAAGATAAAAACAATCAATGATATCATAACCCAATACCCAAAAATAATCGACTACTTATATAACCGAATAGACACCTGTTTCGGAAAACATATTGTATATGTTGTTCATATGAGGGTAGATAATATTGATATGATTAAAATAGGTTACACCAAAAATTCTGTAACCGGAAGATTCTCAGAAAAAAGATGGACAGACCATCATAAAATAGATATTGTGGAAATATTAAGAGAAAACACCCTTCAAGCAAAAGGAGCGGTGGATTTCGAAAAAGAATTAAAATCACAATGTTCTCAATATACTATTAATTCAAACCTAAAACTCCCGGGAAAAAATGAATTTATGGATTTTAATAATAAAAATAACATACTATCAAAATACGACAACCTATTTCCAATTTACGAATCCATTATAGGATTAAAATCCCCCAACTAACAAAAGAGGGAGAATCAATCAAATCGAATTATTCTATATTCCTCAGTATTGGGATAAAATTCAACATTCTCATCATACTCCTCTTGTGATAAACTACGACACTTATCCAAAATATCCTTAATACCTCCATTACAAATGGTATATCCTCGTTGAACATATTTCTGAACTCTCCTTAATGAATCAAATACATACAAAGGTTCCAAATGATTTATAACAATCCTCTTATGATGAACATCCAATAATCCCGATGGACTACATAACACCTTCTCACCATCATACATAAACTGACATACCGTAAAATCAAACGAATCCAAAATACTCTCAAAAGTTTCATACTCCCGATATATAATCTGAACCTTAATCTTCCCCTTCTTATAGGTCCTCAAGTTATCGTTGAAATAAACCAACCGATACCCCTTACCCTTAGTCAAATTCAAATTAACAAATTCATCCAAGTCAGACTTACTCAATCCAAAGATATCAATATCATTGTACTTCTCACCAAATAAACTATCCCGAACACTCCCACCGGCAATAACAACATTCAACTTCTTACCATCAACATCCTCAAACTTGAAGTCAGGTAGTTTAACCAACAACCCCTCCTTAGGTAATTCACAATATTTCATAATTAGAATTTTAAATCTGAAACATAAGTCTCTAACGATACCAATGGAATTATCTCTTTCATCCTATCAAGATTTCCAATACCATCAACAGCATCCCATCCATATCTTTCCCCCGCATTGAATGACTTTACAATCTCAGGAATAAGTGGAGTTGTTTGTGTTAAAATTTCTTTTAACCCTTCTAACACCCCCAAACATTTATGAGCATCAATCATATTATTTTCCTTTTGATAAAACCTAACATCTTTCTCTAATGTCTCAATTCTTCCCTCAATAAACTCTCGGTCTATAATAACGTATTTATCCATATCTTTTTATTTAGACCACAAAGATATAACAACCCCCCGGATTTACCAAATTTTTTTCCAAAAATTTTTTTTTGAGATTTGACCTTTTATTTAGATGGGGGGTCAATACCCGGAGGTAATCCATACGGATAATTATCATCATAATAATAACCCTGTTCCTTAATCCATTTATGAGCCAATCTTGGAGAATCAAATAACTTTACATTATCCCCCTTCTTAATCGCCCATATTACATCACCACCATAATAATAATTCTCATTTATCACAATAACATAATACTCCTGACCCTCATCAATAATATCACCAACATTATCAAGATAATAACCACGACTCCTAAAAACACAAAATCTTTTTTCCATAATTTATATTTTATAAAAAAATAAACAATTTTCCATAAATAAAAAACCCCACTTAATCAAATGTGGGGATAGGTTTAACTTTTATATCAACATTATCTTTATAATCAATTGATATCTCATAATACGGAAACTTCTCTTTAAGGTAACTCTTAAATGTCATTTGATTACCCTTCTTCAAATTGTCCTCAGCCCATAAAGGTTGAAAATTTGTATAATGACATAACTTCTTGATTTCTTCTAAAGTCTTAGCAGACGATATTGGAATGATGTGGTCAATATGCCAACCATAAAACCCATAGTTCTCCCAAGACATACCTTCCAAAAAATTAATCTCCAAATATTTTCTGAACTCCTCAGGTGTACATCCAATCATCTTAAACATTGGACTATCCTTTTTAGCCCCAATCTGTTTTATATATTGTTTAGTTCTATTACGAAGGTTACATATCGCACGATAAAAAGGGTCTTTCTGTTTTCTTGATTTATGATACTCTTTTTTCTTAGTTGGATTATTTTCACGATATATCTTTCTACTCACCTTAATCTTATTCGTGTTGTTTTCACGATATTTTTTCTTAGTATTCTTAACCTTAGTTGGATGCTCAAGTCTATAAATCCTAATCCTTTCTTTTTCACATTCCCCACACTTTGTAACAGAACCTTTATAAAATTCAGATATAGGTTTGGTTAATCCACATTTATTACAAGTACTTTCAATCAAACTCTCCTGAATCATATCAATCTTTTCCTTACGAGTTAATTTAACTTTTACTGAATTGATTAATATAAAAGGTTTATTTGGATAATACCATATAATCTTAGAATATTTATCATTAATCTTTTTAGTCTTAGAATATTTATCATTAATCTTTTTAGTCTTAGAATATTTATTATTAATCTTTTTAGTCTTAAGAATATTTTTATCATATGTTTTTTCAGTTTTTCCTACCTTATTCTTCTCTCTATATCTCCTCTTAGATTCTTTTACCTTATCCGGATTATTCTTACGATATCTTTTTTTATCAATATTACAACACTCCCGACATTGATAATGCAAACCATCAGAAGAACTCTTACGATTATTGAATTCTGACAATCCCTTCTCAATACCACATTTTGAACATCTCTTTAATTCCATAAAGGCAAAAATAATAAATTATTTATTTTTGTAAATTTTTTCCAGAATTTTTTTTACTATTTGAGTAATTACCAACACTAAAGAATATTCCCCCAAATAACTTTAGTAATTCCCCACATATATAATAACCGGATACTAATTAACCGGGGGATTTTTCCCCCAATTTTTTTCCAGAATTTTTTTAAGAATACTTCGTCTACGGGATTATACCCCTATTTTGGGTATAAAAGGGGGGAGGAAGGGAGGTAGGATACGTCCCCCACCCATAGGGGAGCCCCCCTATGGGGTCTAATGGGGGTGGGATATAAATAACCCCCCATTAGGTGGAGGGTTTATAATCGACAATGAAGTTATTGATTTTAAACGATGATTCCATTATGGCTTGGTCACCTGTGAATTGACTAACGAAGAGATAAGTCCTTTGATATTCTCGGGGGATTTGTTTATAGAAGAACTCGCACCACTTCTCCATATCTTTCTTTGTGTTGTATGGTACCTTCCAACCTATTGGTGATGTTAGGTACGCATCCAATGAGTAAGCAGTACTACCGATATACTCAGGGTCTCTCTCTATGAATCTTTGTTTGGCGTATGGTCTTATTGGTACCCCGAAGTAATCAGATACCTTATCATAATCAACAATGATATCGATGAATGAGACTCTATACTCATCAAAGTTACGGGAAGGTTTCCATCCTATTACGAAGTTATATTTCCTCTTTAATGATTTGACTGTCATATCAAATCCTTTTTTTACATTATTATCCATAACAATAAATATTCTTATCTTTTTATTTGGCCAATTGAAATATTCTTTATACCTTTGTGTCGATAGACCGACTCGTTAGAGGAGTAGGACATTACCGGGGGAACCTTCATCGACAGATGAAGAACCAATCCGGATGGGGGCGTACCTTTTTAATCGGGGGTGGAAGAGTAGACGGATGGGTGCTCCATATTTTTATATATAAATCAATCGTCTTCTCGGTAGTAGATGTCTGTCCGGTGTTCGTATATCTTTAAGTCCCCCACTATCCACTTGTTCTTTTCATCCACCTCACACACTACGTTCTTGTTGAAGTTATCTTTCCACCACAACATTCGTAGATTATCTATGTGTGCAATATGTTTTGGGGGAATGTTATTATCAAATCCCCACTTTATACTAATCTTATGGTCTATGTGATATTTATGCCACCCCCGATTCTCAATCCCTTCTATAAGATGTTTAACCTTCTCGGTTAGTTCCATTACTTTCTCTTTATATAAATCAAACTTAGTTAGTGGTTTCTTCTTTTTACCTTTAGTCTTAGGTTTAATCGTTCTCTTCGGTTTTGGTTTCTCAGACCAAATAGGGGTTAAATCAATTTTCTTACGTAGTAGTCCCATAGTATTTAATGTTTTATCAATATAAATATCTATTCTTTGATAAAAACATAATCTAAACCGGACATTAATTTACAAATCAATAATTAAAACCGGAGATTTTTTTGTGAATTCCATAATTTGTATTATCTTTGTGGGCTAAAATAGATTTGTATGATTGTATTAGTTATTCTTGCTGTCTTGGTGATAGGGATGTTCCTTATTGATATACACGTAATCCCCCACCTTTCTTCGGATAATAAGTTCCGGAAGTGGTTTAAGACTTATCTTATTGATGATGACCCCGACCACGAATAAACATCTCCACCTGATGTAGGGAATGTTCCCTTATCTCCATATTGACCTTATTTAAATCCCCCTCGTTAAGTGGGGATTTTTTGTTTATCTCATCTATCACCCCGGACATATCACAATGGGTCATAATTAATACCTCCTGTTTTATTCTGTTCCCCACTCTTGTTAGGACATAATGACAGGTTCCCATTCCATAATCTACCACATAGGTTTCTCCGGATTGTATAACTGAAGGTTTTTCGTTGTTTAGGTACCCCGTCGGAAACGTGTTTTCGTACATATAATTTCTTTTATTATAAGTATATAAAATTGGGTTCTCGATGTAAAGAGGGGGAATTGTCTGTGTCAGATTTTCCATTTTCTGACAAAATGTCAGTCTGATTCATAATGGGGATAATCCCTTTCCCCACTTTTAACCCCCACCGGTAATACATTCCTTACCACTTTTTACCACCCATTATGGTCGTGCCGATAGTGTGAAGACCAATTTTTTCCCCCTGAGAGTATCAGGAAGACCAATTATTTTGATAGTAGTGTTTCCCAGTAAAAAATGTTTATTATGAATGGTAACGCGGTGGAACACGTAGTGTGTTAGAGAAGTATCTTCAACGACCCCGAATAGGGGATAAATTTAACCACTAATGGACGATTTAATGATTTATAATATGGGACACCATACAGACACAAAACACCATTAAAAGTATCGATAGACCGACCGAAGGAAGTTATCATTTGTATCCGGATTGTGAGTTTTAAACTGACTACACTGATACAAAACATAACTTACCATAACAAGAACTCATCCGGATTATATTCATTTACATATAATTAACCACTTGTGGTTCCCTTTATATGTATTTGCGTATAATCCACCATAACAATAATGTTAGTGTCCCTTAATCGTCCCCTTCTTTAGAGGGGGGAACTTCGTTCCCCGTCTTCAAATGGGGGGAAATGTATATTATAATATACAAAATGGTATTAAATCATTACTTTTGTATATTATAATATACAGAAAATAGTAAAGGATAAAACTATGAGTGAATTCCGGAACGACAGTGTAGGACTATGAACGAATAGATTTATCGTTTACTATTTTTTCATTACCACATACATAATATAACCATCGTCATTTATATATCCGTAATCGTCTATGGACATATTAAATTCTTCTGATATTCTTGGGAATCTATTGGTTATAATATCTTTAATAACTTGTTTCTTGGTCATTCCGTTATATTGTGGTTTGTTATATACTGCTGACCAACAAGAATCAACCCATCCTTCATAGAATATGATTGTATCGTTATCTAATTTGTTCTGTATATATACTTGGTCGTCATAACCGTCCCAATCATCTAATAACATATCATAATCGGGTTTGTCTATATTATAATTCGGGTCATTACTTACTCTATTGAAGAAATCATCTATAATCTCCATTCTTGTTATATCCGACATTGAACAGGATTTATATTTATCTTCCCCCATTTTTTGGAACCGGGTTTCTTCTTTTATTATCTTTTTTGTCCCGACAAAACAAATAATACTATTAAAACCAAGTTCTTTTAATGCGTTAGCTCTATGTGTTCCATCGATAATACTATGATATCCCATATGTTTTTTACCTATAACTATTGGTGGATATGATTGTCTTTTTATAAACATATCCACATACTCTTCCACATCATCTTCATCAACATAGAACTCGTCTAACTCAATATCACTAATTGGAATTTCCTTAACAATGTAGTATGGGTATTTTTCGATTCTATCACCTAAATCCCCCTCCCAAAAATCCTCACTTCGTTTGTGATGTAATTTTTGAACATATGTGTATATATCAGATTCATCATATATATCCCCGATAGTAACATTGTTATTCGTATATATGGTCTGATTGGATATTTCCTCCCTTAATATTCTTCTTATGGTTTCTTGTAGGTCTATACTTGTAAGTTCATCAATACTATATCTTCTTATAATATATCTCTTTATGTCATTCTTTTGTAAGTTCATAATTTAAATTATCACAACAACCCAAACAATACCATTGTTTTCACCTTTTTCAATTATTTCCATTGTTGGGTTTTTACTTATTATCATCTTTAATCTATTGTCTAATTGTCCCTGGTCATCAAAAATTAATGACATCGTTTGTATTTTTTTATCACCCAAATTATATGTAACTTTGTATTCATCCATATCGACATTAACACTATCCGGGTCGATTGAAATATTCTGTGTTTGTTCTTTTATTTTAACTCTTAAATCATTGATATCTTTTCCTTGTATTGTTTTGGTTTCCCAACTTGTTTAGCATTTCCTCCATAGAATTGTTTTAATCTATCAACAAGACCATCGACTTGGTTATCGTGTCTTATATTAAAATCATCACCAATGCTACCTCTTGTTGTGAATTCATTGTATGAAAAACCATCGGTTGATTCCACAATATCACAAGAACTTTCTGTGATTATTTCATTACCTTGTATATATGTTTTTATTTTAATGTTTGACACATCAGTTTTAAACCCTTTGTTGTTAAAATCATTTAATGATTGTGTAACCCTTTCTGAAAAATCATCTTGAATTCTTTTAGAACCCAAAATTCCGTGAACCATATCCAAATCCGGATTTGATATTGGTTGTCTACCAACAGGACCTGAAACCCGATTTAGTACCTTTGTCTGTTCAGTTAGTAATCCCATCATTTCTTTAATCCTATATATGTTTTCTTGTAAGTTCATAATAATAAATATAAAAACAAGAGAGAATGTTACTTCCCCCTCGTTTTTATTTTCTTATAAATAAATCATCTCTTACAATTGAAGGAATAAATACAATCTCATCTCCGTAAGTTGTCCGTCATCCTGATAATCATATTCTATCCCTTTTACTGACACCAAATTAATTCCTATATTGTTAGGTATCACACTAATGAATGAATTACCCTCTTTGATTAATTCTTCTATCGTCTTAAATGTTTTCATAATGTTATTTGATTTTGTTAATTATAATTAACCCCCCCCCCGGTTTATCAATATATCTTTTGTATATTAAAATATTTGTTATATCTTTGCCCTAAAACTTATTCAGTTATGACAAAATTAGAAAAAACTGCCATTAATTGGTTAAATAAAAATTATGAGGATTTAACTCCGTTTGAAACGGAGAAATATCCTGATTATATTTTCTTTATGAAAAATGGTGAAGTAATCTTTGATTATTATAAAAAAAATGGATGGGTTCAAATTAGTAATACCAAAATTTGGTCATTTTTTGAATCATTTTTTAGTATGAATTACCAACAAATACAGGACATCACGAAGGTATGGGTGGAGGAACATTATAAATTAAGGGTAACAACAACCATTAAAGGTGAGAAAGTTATAAAGGATAAGGTGGAGGAACATTATAAATTAAGGGTAACAACAACCCAACAGGAATATACAATTATCAATTAGTCGGTGGAGGAACATTATAAATTAAGGGTAACAACAACTAGCAGGAGCCGCAATAGGAGTAGGATTAGGGTGGAGGAACATTATAAATTAAATTATGAATGATAAACTAAAAAATATAATCATTAACTATCTACGTAAGAAGTATATGGGTTTGGACGTTAAACTATCTATTGAATATTCCAACTTAACTTCTTATTATTACATATTCGGAGTAAAGGATAATGATAGATGGCTCTCTTGGAAGGAAGTTGAAGAATACTCATACGTATTCGATATTCCTACCGTTCCGGTGTTGTTCCGGGGAGTTGTTAGTTCATATGAGGAACTAAAACAATTGGTAGAAGAACTCGTTAATCAACCATCCGAATTAGGTGGTGAACGTGAAGGTGTTGTGGTTAGATTGGCCGGAACCTTTTATAATGATGAATTCTCTGATTGTGTTATGAAATGGGTAAGAAAGAATCACGTTAAAACTGATGAACATTGGACCCGAAATTGGAAAAAAGCAAATATTAAAAGATATTGATTATGAAAAAAGAAAATTTAAAAATACTGATACTAATCGGAATCCCCGGGTCAGGTAAATCCACTTGGGCAAAAGATTATGTGAAGTATAACGACGATTGGGTCAGAGTAAATCGGGATGACTTCCGGGAAATGCTTAAAACCGCCCAAGTATGTGAAAACAAAGTTGAGAATATGATAACCAAGTTGGTAAGCGATACTATCAATGCCGCTCTTATGAGAAAACTAAACGTAATCATAGACAATACTCACGTGAAAGTTAAATATATCAATAGTATCATCGAAGAGTTTAAATACTCAGCCGATATTGACTATCGTGTATTTGATGTTTCATTGGATAAAGCCATCGAAAGAGATTCTAACCGTGAAAAGAAAGTTGGTTCCGATGTTATTAAACGTATGTATGGTGATTATAAAATCCTTATGGATTCATTTAATTTCCAACCGGTAACCAAAGTTAAACATAGACCGGTTATCAAACCTAATTTTAGTACTAATCTACAAGATGCAGTTATCTTTAATATCGATGGAACATTAGCTAATATGGGTAATCGTGGTCCGTTTGATTGGGATAAAGTTTATAAGGATGATGTTAATCATATTGTAGCAGAACACGTTAAATTCCATAAATCATTAGGTAGAGAAATCCTGATTGTTACCGGCCGTGATGCGGTTTGCAAACAACAAACCATCGATTGGTTGGAGTTATACGGAATCGAATTTGATGAAATATTTACAAGACCGGAAAACGATTTTAGAAAAGACACCGTAATCAAAAAAGAAATATACGAAAACAACATCAAAGGAAAATATAACATCCTTTGTGTATATGACGATAGATTACAAGTTCTTGATATGTGGTACGACCAAAAAATATTCACATTTAATGTGAATCAGGGTAATCACGAATTCTAAAAAGAAAATCCTCATCATATGGTGAGGATTTTTTTATTTACATTCATTAGTATAATTAAAGAAAATATCAATAGGTTTACCCATAAAATCATAAACTAAATTCCAAGCAGAATCCGCGATTTCATCATATAACTGATTAACTGATTGAGTCCTTGGCCAATATTTACTATCAACACCACCTATTAATGTGATATCAACTCTATAATCTTTGAATGGAACATCTTGAAATTGTCTCATATTTCTATTATCCGGATGTTTAACCTTAACACCACATACAATGTGTTTATTTGGTTTTACTAACATTCCATTTAATAGATTTTCAATTATAGGAGATAAATCTTTAGTAGATTCTTCTCGTAATATTCTTTTTATATTATTTCTTAAAGTCATATCTTATAGATTAATTAATAACTCAACCAATTCATTAAGTATATGTCCCGGTAAACTTTCATAAACAACCTTAAAATCACCAATATGACCATCACTAGCTTTATCATATACATCAACATATACACTTTGTTTACCTAAATACTCAATTTGTCTTAATTCATATTCGTTTTCACCATAAAAAATAGGTGATTCATTTATCTCGGCAAGACCAAAACCTGAACCACCCAACTCATCAGCAAATCGGGAAACTTTTTCTTTAATAAAATTTACTTTATCAATTTCCTTTAAGTAAGGTTTAATCGTGTAATAATTCCCCACCATACTAATAGTATGTAAAAGACCCATAGTATCAACCATATTTCGAATTGTTTGTTCCTTCTTGTCTTCAGTCATCAGGGTTTTTATTCTATGTATATTCTCTTGTAAGTTCATAACAATAAATATAAAAAAAAGGAGAATGTTACTTCTCCTTATTAATTTTATCGTCAAGTTCTTCTATTTTGGTATAAGTTTCGTGAAACGCTCTATTACCCATAACAAATGAAAAATCCAAATCACTCCCTTCATCCTTATATATAACGTAAGTTATTCCTGCTCTATTACCTTCACCCGCAGCTTTGAAATCCGAAACTATAACAACTTTACCAAGTTTGTTGTGTTTATATCTGTTCATAACTAATTCAATAAAGGATTAACCGTAAAATACTCTTCTCTCCCGGTTACACCTTTACCAACAATCCTGAAGAATTGTCTAAGACCGGATTCTTTTTGTGAAACGCATTCGTGAGGAGTAAAAATACTTATCTTTGCAACCTCACCCGACTTTAACATCATCCCGGTATGTTCCGGATATTTGTCTATGTATTCACTCAAATCACCATCATCTGTATTATAATACTTAAACCATTGAGGTTCTGTCACATTTGGTGGAGTATAACTATAAATTATATTCATTGATTATTGTTTTTCTATCCAAGCAGCAGCAGTTTGTGTTCCTGATTCCACTTCGGTCATACCTTTATCTGTTTGAATATAACAATCATTCTGTGATGTTAATTCCTCAAACTTCTTATCCGACACCTTTAATACTATGATATCACTATCAACCGGTGTTATTCCCAAATTCTTAACTGCGTGTGCGACTTGGGCGGCGACTTTACCTTCTGATAATTTTAAATTCTTCTTATATATTGCTTTTATTCTCATATCATAATAATAACCAAATCAAATAATTTAGTCAAATATTTGGCGTATTAAAAATTTGTGGTATCTTTGCAAACAATAATTAAATTAATATGTGTGAGGATAAAACCGAAAAACTAATTTTTGATTTTTTAAATCTTAGTTATAAGGGTGAGTTTAGATGGGAAAATAATGTAAATTTAAGTCGAGAATTCATTTTACATTACAACGATAAACGTTTATTAATGTTAAACACTCAAAGTGATTTTATTCAATTCGAATATTCATATCTCAGAGATTTGTCAGAATGGTTTGGTAATCAAAACGGTATCTCGTATTATCGTCAAATTTTTACTAAATGGATACTCTTAAAATATCGTGTAAATACTACTCACGACTTAACGATTACCCTAATAAATAATAATTTACGCGCAAATAATTTGGTGGGTTAAAAATTTGTTGTATCTTTGCTCCCTAAATGAAAAACAATGGGAGTTAAATTATCACCTAACGAAGTATTGGTTAAATCAACCAATGTATATTCAGGTTCTATTGGAACCAAAAAAACTGAAACCGATATTATGGTATCATTTGTTAGAGACCAAAAGGATTTTGAAGTTGTAGATACATTTCTATCAACCGCTCAAGTAAGAGTCCTTATCACTCAATTACAATATCACTTAGATATTTTAGATAATCAACAATAATTATGACAACAGAAATTAGACAATGGTGGAACCATCTACCAAATAACTACACAGGATATTCAAAAGGTGGGTTAGCCTTCAAATACGGATTTGGACATAAACAAAGTTTATCCGATTTAACTGATGACGATATTACGTATATTTGGAAGAATGAAAATCCAACACCAAAACGTAAAAAGACAAAACGATTCAGTAAAAAAGACCTTGAATTAGCGTTTTATGCCGGGAAAAGAAGAAGATTTGATACCGGTGTTGATATGAATCCGGATTTTAATAAGTGGTACAAAGGTTACAATAAAAAAGAAAAGTAATATGAGTTCAATACATAAATTTAAACAAGGTGATATTATCACAAGAACAGAACCCTCAGGAAGAGGTGATAGAAGTTATATGGGTGACAAACTAAGATTCATTGGTATTGTTAATTCCCATTTGTGTTATGATAAAGTTGAACCATCTTGGGATTCAAGTGGTATTCGTACATTATCTTTGGACGATTGGTCCGAAGGATGGGAATCATATATTGACCCAATAACATTAATGACTAAAAAAACTATTACAGGTGAAAGAATTTTCTAATAAAGAATTATCCGTATTAAAATACTTTGATAATGAATACGGAGATACTATTGATGTATATTTTATTCCGGGAAGTTATGGTACATATTACCTAATGAATCCTATTAAATGGATTGAAATGGGCCGTTTATTTTTTAACACTGACGGTACTAGTAAAATATCATATAATGATGATAAAAATAAACAGATAATCCATCAATTATTTTCGTCAGGAGTTGGTGATATTAGTAAATTATTTGAAGATTGGTTATTACTTAAATTCAAATGTAGTTCAATTGAAGAATTCAGAAACAAAATCGATAATGAACCATTTAAACCTTTACCTGAAATTCGTTGATATCTATATCAATAAGTATTACCCCAAAATTAATGAAATTACTTCCTTGGAGGAAGTTGTTGTGGTTGCGTATAATGGTTATTTTATATTTTCATATACTAATAGAGGTATTATCGCAATTAAAATAAAAAAAAGAAGATTATTTAAGTCCGGTTCAATGGTTTATATAAATGACGGATATGTAATTAAAGGTGTTTCAGGTTTTTCAAATATAGTCGGTCCTTTTTTATCTCTAACCTCTGATGAATTTAATGAAGTAATACTTGAATGGATTTATAAAAAACACCCTGAGATAACAAATGTTGATGAATTTTACAACTTTTGTAAATCAAATTATAAACGATATGAAGATATTAAACATCTTTTATCTTAAAACTCCCCCATCATACCTGCTAAACCCATACCTTCCCAATCTAATGAACCGGGTGACACAAAATAAACAGCATCCGGTTCTATATTGAGTCTGTTTTTAACCCACCAAGATACTAACATATTCTCCTCAATATCTTCAAATGAGAAAAGTCTTATAGAACTTATAAATCGTTCAGATACATAAAGATTATTTTGTTTTTTTGACCATCTCATAACAATATCACCATCATCATCAATTAATAATGTCTGTGGATGGCCATCTAAGTCAAAATCTTTTCTTGTCAATTCACTTAATTTATCATCCAAGATACGATAAGCTAATTGTTTTCTCTTATCTTCAGTTATTAATATTTTCATTAATTCAATACAGATTTATTCACGTGATGGATTATTTTAACCGGTAATTCAAATTTTTGTGAAAACCACTTACCTACAACATCTTTAGCTTCTTTCGGAGTATAACCAAAAAACACAATTGGTCTAACAACATCCTCACAAATATATAGAACAGATATTCTATCACCATAAATCATAATAACACCATCACCATTACGATAATTAATAATCTTCTGTTCCCCGAATGAATCTGTTTGGTAATTAACATCTTCATACATATTTGAAAACTCTTTATCTAATTCTCGGAAAGCTAATTGGTCTCTTTTGTTTTCTGTTAAAATAAATTTCATATTAATAAATATCTTTAAAAATAAAAACCCCCAATTAATCTTGGAGGTTTTCATCATCATTATTAAATACTAAAAAATTATGTCCGTAATAAGGTAAATCCGGATTTTCACCAAAACCCATTCCCTCAACAATCTCTTCAAGTTCCTGATTTGTCATACGGTGAAGTATGTCATATTGTAATCTTGATTGTATTAACGTAATAGCTTCATCACGACTAATATTTCTTGTTGATTTCCACCCCATTTTACAATACTTCCGTTAGTATTCTCCATTCTTTTAATGTATTACCATCAAAAGTAACCTCAACCGGTTTCCCTTTTAACTTATCAACTGAATCCACCTTAGCATCTTTCAATAACTTTGAAACATACCTCATAATTTCAGCATACCACACATCTCTATCTGATTCAGTCCATTTAGCGTGCTCTGAACAACTTATCATTTCAGCATCCCACTGAGCTCTTGAATCACCAACACCCCAACCATTAGCACCTAATGTGAAGTGAATACCTAACATTACTCCTTGATAACCACCAAGACCGAAACTAACATCCTCGATTTTTCCTAATCTTTTTTCCATATATATTTATTTACTATTAATCCACTCATTAAATCTACCAATAGTTTTCTCATACCCTTTAATCATAATATAAATCAACGCACCAAGACAAAGTAAACACCAAACTGACGGAGTTAACCATAACCACAAATGGTTTTCTAACTTTTCAGATTCACCAATACTATCAATTAATATCGCTAAAGCAAAAATAGACATCAACGTCAACACACACAATAGTGCTTCAAGAGAAATTGTACCTGTAATAATTAACCCAAGTAATAATAATCCATTCCAAAATTTAACACTATTTGGAATATTTTTCCAATTCTCTTGAATAGTCTCCTTTAAAGTTTTTTTAGTTTCTTCCATTATTCAATAGTTTTTTTAAAACTTTTCAATCTCTTTTGAGTTTCCTTTTCAATCAAATACAATCTCATTTCAGACATTGCTTTACGTAATTTTGAAGCCCGGTCACTAAATGGATTGTAGTAATCCCAAAAACTAATACTCCAAGCAAAGATACCATTAATGTGAGCACCTGCCAATTCTTTATCAGAAAAAGTTATTTTTTCACCACTATTATTAATATATTCAGGACTATAATAATCCACAAAACATCCGTCCATTCCACACATAACCTCTCTTGTCCACTTCTCTTTATCTTCAGTTAGAGATTGGATAATTCGGTCAATATACATTCTATTAACTTCTTTAATAGTTAAATCTTTTGGTTTTTCACCCATTTCATTTTTAGTATATGAATACTCACTCATAATCTTCGTATTTTTTTATTGATACCGGTTCTTCATATGTCCATTCAAGTAATTCCAATTCATTTCTCCACCCAAGAATATCTTCCTCAGTATATATTGGGGCGAAGCTTGGTCTAATATTAAATGATACATTATTTCTGTTATTCCAACGTTCAATTTCTTTTTCTGCGGAATTAATTAAATTATGTAATTTTTCAGAATTTTTCCACTTTTCGTAATCTTCTTTTGAAAACACATAATTAACCTCACCATCGTTTTCAATCTTAGCATTAGGATTAGTTGTATAAACATCAACAATCCCGTGTTCCCCATCATATTGATTACACAAATCATTCACCGATAATTCATTGGTTAAAATTTGTTCCCAAACACTACCATACAACCTAACACGGCAAATGTAAATGAACCCGTCTTCACGGGTAAAAATGTAATGAGAAATCTTATTTTCAAGCTCTCTTAACTCCTCAATAGAGTATTTTGTAAAGTCAATATCTAAATTCATACCGCAAATATAAGAATAAAAAAAAGAACCACAAAATGATTCTTTATATTTTTTTACTTTTTATTGAATTGTTCGTCATCCATATGTTTCACAGTCCGGATTTCAACATCACATAATCTTCTATAATGATTAGTATATTTTTTATAAATTCGTTTAATAACTTCATTTTTAATAGTATCATATATTTTAGGAGACCCAACCCATACACTAACTAAATTATATAATTTTTCGTCATTTAAAACAATTAAACTTAAATCAGGATACATTCTAGCAATTACGTTGGCTCTTGAACCGGGAGTTAAGAATTGAATATATTCAAATTTACTACCTGACCTACTTTGAAATGTGGTAAATATATCATCACTAATCCCAATACCATTAACTATAGTATCAATTATCTTTTCTAACTTATCCTCACTAATTCTAAAATCCATAATAATAAATAGTCATTAAATAAAAAAACCCCACAAAAAGAGGGGTTAAGTTTCATTTCATTTTCATCAATTCAAGAATTTCTTTTTGAAGTTCCAACATTTCAGGGTCTGTCTCCATAATGTAACGAGTTTTCATATCGTGATAGTTCTCTTGGATATCTGAAAAACACCATCCAAGGAACACAAACCATAATTTAACTCTTATTTTTATTTTCTTTAACCACATCTTTAATTAAATCAATAATAACTATTAAACACATAACCCCAACAAGGGAAATCATAAAATATCCCGGACCAACAGGGTCAGAAGGTACCATCAATATTAAGTTTTAATTTTTATTTGCTATAAATATATTACTCACCTAATTTATTTCGATACTCTATAATTAATTTTCTAATTTCTTGCCCTAATTCCATATCGTTAGGTATTTTTTTCTCTAACGAATCCGAATCTTCATAAAAATCAACGAAAATCAGTACATCATTTACTTCTTCCATATTACTTATTTAAATATTCTTGTTTTATGCGTCGAATAACTCTTGAGAATAACATTATCATAATGTAAAACCAAGAGAATAGTCCAATAATTATTACACCTAATAATATATATTTATACCACATATTAACTGAAAACCCAAATTACTCGGGCGATTATTGATGTTATAACTATACCAACCGCCAATCCGTGGATAAAATAATTTTTTGATTTAACCGGTTCCTGAATGACCTCAACAGGTTTTGGTTTGTTGTATTTTTTTCTATAATAAGGTCTCTTTTTCTTAACCGGGTCTTTACCTTCAGTTATTATTTGACTTTCAGGTTTTTTAGGTTGTTCTCCTTCCTTCATCACTTTTGGTTTTAAGTAATTAAGTTCAGCTCTCATTCTACCATCCATACCGAGATGTTGATGATAATTAGATTCCGCAGTAACACTAATACTTATTTTACCATATAATTCAGGATAACTTTTTTGTAATATTCTTTGAAAATATTTAACTTCTGTCGTCATTACCAACCCAATCAATCTTTGGACAATACTTGTTGTATTTTGCTTTGATAAATTCTGATGTCATATTAACCTTTGTTTTCTTAACAACCCATTTATCTTGTTGTTCATCATAATAAGAATCATTTGTGGTTGTATATTCTCTCAAATGTTTAACACCTTCAATGATTCCAATCACAATCAATCCCACCCAAATTAAAACTCCTCCCGCAACCAAAAATTCAAACCAACTACCTTTATCAACTTTGATGAACAAAGCAACTATTGCAGAGATTAATGCGGATATTGCAAATAACGCAATATAAACACCAACACTAATACCTAATCTTTCACCGGTCTTTCTATCCCCATTTCTATATTGTTTATCAAACAAATCATAAACAACCACCGGAATTGAAAACAACACGTATGGAATAAATGTTAAATACATCAACACAACTTTCCAAAAGTATGGGCATAAGTTGTTTGGTAATCCTTCCCATTCACTCACACCATAAAACCATTTATATAACCTTGAAGTAACCGAATTTTTATTTAATTTCATATTATTGTTCTTTTAATTCGTTATACATTTTTTGAATCTTGGAGTATGATTTATACCATCTTGGAACCATACCCACACCTTCGATATAACACCCTAAAAGTATTCCTTTAATTGAATCTGAGATAAATCCCGGAACTTTATAGTTAGATATAATTCGAGTTCCTCTAATTATGTAAGGGTCGTTTTCTCGTAATTTTTCGATAAAGTCTAAACATTCTTTATCAGATTTTGGGAATCCACATACCATTATCCCGATAATATCACCAAGGAATATAAGGACTAGTATTGGAATAATTAAAAGTAATATCATATTATTTATTTTTTAATTCGTTATACAATTTACTAATTTCTGAATGAGATTTATACCATCTCGGTACCGCACCCATACCATCTACATACCAACCAAATGTAAGACCTTTAATTCCCTTTGAGATAAATGGTTTCTGAAATGTATATATCAAAGTTTCGTCAAGAATTTTAGTATTATACATATTCTTAATTTGATTTCTAAAACTTTCATCAGGATACTCAATTTCACTTGGTTGATTATTTTTTAACGTCTCAAGTAATTCTAAAATTTTCTTATCCGAAGTAGGGAATCCTACAACTGACATTACAACAATATCCCAAATTAGGATAAACCCCAGTACTACTAATCCAATAATAATTCCTATCATAATTTTTGTTTGTTAAATCGTTGTGCTAAGTTCTCCTTTCTCAATACCGTGTCCAATCTTAATGTGTAGTGCAGCAGCCCACTGCAGTTCTCTCATCACCTGACCCCGATATACGTCAATCAACGATTATGATTTTATAATTACTTTACGTTCATCAAGAACTTTTCACCTCCGTTGGCCATATAAGTCGGAACTTGCGCTCCACCTGATTTCCAAGCTTCAATCCATTGTTGTTGAAGTAACATAGGTGTTAAGGTTTGTTGTCTTAATCTATTAGATTCGGCTTCAGCTCTAGCATTTGTTAATAATGCCTCAGCGTTACCATTAGCTGTCGCTACCTTAATTTTTGCTTCAGCTTCAGCCTGTTTAACTTTATTCTCAGCCATTAATGCCGCTTGGACTGCATTATTCTTAGCGTTAATCGCTTTCTTAAATGAATCCGGATACACCAAATTAGAGGTGAACTGATTAATTATGAACCCTTCTTTAAGTAATTGTGTTTCTAACAATCGTCTAACTTCAACTTCGAATTGTTCTCGATTTCCAATCAAACCATCTGCGGTATATTTGTTAGTCGCCAAACGGAATGCGTCATATACTGCGGTTTTTAAGAATCCTTCCTCAATTTCACTCAAACTTCTTCTGTATTTAGCAAAGATTGTAGGAACTTTTTCCCTTTGAACCGAATAGTTCATAATTGGCGAAACACTAAATTCAGAACCATCTTTACTATTTACCACAAAAGAATTGTCTCCAGTATATTCTTTGTGTTGAATAAATGTTGGGAATTCATAAATTTTGGATGTGAATGGATTATAAAATGCCCATCCCGTTACTTCTGTAACATCATTTACCCCTTTACCACTTCCGTACATATCAACTTTGACACCCACGTGACCCGCGTCGATTCTTTCACAAGAATTCATCAAAAATAAACTAGCGAATACTAAAACAATCGCCCCTAAAATAAAACTACCTCTACTCATTTTTTTCTTTTTTTAATTAATACTTTTTAAATTGGGTACAAAGATACAACTATTTTTTATACCACCAAATTATTTTTCACTTTTTTTTTCATCATTTGAAAAAACACCCTTCATATTGGTTAAAAACATTATGATATTTTTTCTAAAATAAAAGATAGGACCTATTGTTATTGAAATTAACAATAAAACCCCAAGATAAAACACGTAGGTATCACGATAATTCATTAACTCAAATGACACCCCTATTAATTCAAACCAAACAAAACCGATTAGTAATACACCCAAAAACTTCAATAAACTTTTCATATTTTTAATCATTAAATAAATTATTCAAATATCTAAACATCTCAGTATATGGATGTAAATTAATACATACCATATCATTAACGTCATAACCCAACTGACGAATAAATTCATCGGCACATATCTTGAAATCTTGGATGAGTTTCATCTACTCTATCTCTATGTCCATATGAACCTCTTGAAGTATAAGAATCCCACATAATTTCATAATAATTACGTATAATACCTCTTCTTCCTCTAGTATTTAATTCAATATCTAATCCTCCTCTGTCAGTTAAATCACACCAATCTAAAATTTTATCAGTGGTGTTTAATAAAATTGAAATTAAGATATCTTGACTATTGTAATCACCATCTATTTCAAAGACCAAGGTATAATCTCTATAATATGGTGAGTACCTAACTAAGTATAATCTTCGAAGATTTGAATTACTAGACAATATATCTTTTCTAAACAAACAATAAATTAAATTGTTTATCACATCAGTTTTTTTATCATAAGGAGTATCACAATAACTCCAATGTGAAGGATAATATACACTCATAGTAATTATTACTTTCGTTATTTGGGAGCAAAGATAAAACAAATAATTTAAATAAACTATTTATTGTAAAATATTTTTTATGGAAAAACATAAATTGATTAGATTGGTAGAAAGAAGTGGTAAAACATTTAAAAATATGAACCCAACTCGGGTATATCGTGAAATATTAGATAATAAATTCTACGAAGCCTTATCTCACGTATTGAAAGCGAAAGATTTAGTTATATTCTCTTTATTAGTTCCAAGATTTAATATGGGTTCTGATATTGATGAAGACTACGATAGAATAGAATATAATATGTTCACAATTGAACTTGTTGAAATTTACAACTCTAACCCTGACGTTAAATGCCCAAATTGTGATAATGGTGTGGTTAATTGTGATATGTGTGATGCTAATGGAGAAACTGAATGTGGTCGATGTGATGGTACCGGTGAAGAAGATTGTGACTATTGTGACGGTTCAGGGGTATATGAAGATGGTGAAGAATGTGATATGTGTGAAGGTTCCGGAAGAATGACTTGTGGAAAATGTAACGGTTACGGTACCTCGTCTTGTGAATATTGTGGTGGTGATGGTGAAGATAAATGTTTAGAATGTTCCGGTAGTGGAACCATTGAGTCCGACACACAATCAGAAGTCACTTATACCGATTTTGTTTCTTGGAGTGGTCGTTGGAAAATGTATTTTTCAGGGATAAAACACGGAAAACAGATAGATATTCAAGATGCCGATAATTTTTACAACAATAGTCAAACTTTGGTATTGAGAACTTATGACGAATTATCCGAAGAATATGAAGGATATGATGAAGGTGATACCTTTTTGTTCAGAATGAATGAAAAACCGGATATTACTCAAAGAGATAACGGAAAAGGTGTTATTATTATCTAAGATTACGATAATCCTCTAAATGTAATGAAATCACATTATAAACTTGTGGTAAATAAAATCTTCGTATCCATTGACTATATAACGCTAGACTTTCAAAACCATCTTTCCATTTAATAAAGGTAAAACCATCATTTTCTAAATCACCTTCAGTAAATTCAACATCTGAATCATCAGACGCTTTAACAATGTACGAAGTAGTATTAACGGGAACTCCATCACTTATATCCCAAAATGGTGTTGCGTGAGAATATGTTGTTTCACCATCCCAATCACAATACCAATCTACCGTACCTGCAAAACTATCATAACCTATTTGACAATTTTTATATTTTTTTGGAAACAATTTTTCTTTAAATAAATCAAATATAATATCATTAGCCATACTTAAGTCAATATAACAATCACTTCTATTAATTAACTCAAGTTTAGATAAACCGGTAATATTTTCCGCCTTTTGCAAACCAAGGTCCGAAATTAAATCATTTAATATTTTTTTTCTATCTTTCATATTGTTGTAATCTATTTAATAAATATGTATATTTATAGTTATGGTATCAGAAAAACTAATTAATATTTATTACAAAAATTTAAAAAAACCTACTATTATTAATGGATTGGTTTTACACCCATTTATGGTTGATAAAAAAATAATTTGGGAAATAGATAATGTTAATGATGTATCATATAGTTCTTATGTGGTAGAGGGTCGTCTCGAACATCTATTATCCGATTTCTTAGATTTAGCAGGAGTTAAACCGGATGATTGGAACCAACTTTCTGTTGATTATTGTAGAGTAACAGAACCTGATGTATATGTTAATGATGAAGTTAGAAATAAAATTAATAAATCATTAGAAACGTTTAATAATATTACATTAAATGATAGTGGTGAAATTTTAAAATCCGAATGTTTTGTTAAAGATTGGTCAATAGAATATAGAGATGAAGAGTTATTATTCCATTTAGATTTAGAATTATTTAATCCCAAATTAGATGATGTCGATATTGATGACGACCAATTACAGGATTTCATACAATCTTTCATTTACGATGAAACCTCAATAGAACAAGAGTGGGACTTAATACAAAATCAAATTAATATTATTTATTCAGAAAAAAATTTATTTGACAATATCTATATGTTTTCAACTGCCGTTATAGGTTATTATGACACTTTCGGTAATGGATTAACTTAATTATAAGTTAAATCAACACAAACCATTGGTAAAAACTTTTCAATATTATCTAATATTTTATCTGAAATATCGTCTTCAACCCAACTTGGTAAATCCCATATACTACATTTATCCCAATCCCCTTGAAATCCAACTCTAACATCAATATCTAAATAAATAGTACCACTATACTTACATTGATTGTATTTTTCAGTTTCCCATAAACTTACCTTATCAACTTTAAATTCAACATTCCAATCAGCATATTCATCATTTGACGTTGAATAGGGCATATTATATTGACCTTCCATTTTATTATCACTATTAATAATTCTACGGATAAGTTTGTCTAATTTTTCTATTTTTTCTTCCTGTATCATTATATATAATCACCAAACATTTCGTTAATATATTTTTGAGTTAAACTCCAATCAGCATAATCCGGGATTCTAAAATCCAACCAAGGTTCTTCACCTTCTTGCATTAAATTTTCCATCATATCAACCCATTTCCCCCAATTCTCAAAACAGTTATCAGTATAACCCCATAAAGACCTATCACTAACGTATTTTAATATTGAGTTTTTTAATTCATTTGGGTTAAATTTAAGAACATAATGTTCTATAAGTTTTTCCTGGTTGTATCTTGATGGTATTGCCTCCCATTTAGCGGAAGAAGTATCAAAAAAAGTACTTAACTCACTCATAACATCATCATAAACTTCACTCTCATACGCACTATTATAAGCATTGTCGTGAATACTATATAATTCACTTCTCAATTCATCTAAATAACCCTCATCCATAAGATAATTCATTGATTCTTCATCGCTAATAACATCACCAACATTTTCCGGTGTTAGATAAAAAATATCATCTTCAGAATAATTGTTAAATAAATCAGGAGAACTATCATCAACTTCAACTTTCCAATTGGTTAATATGTCCAACATATATTTTTTAAGTCGTTCAATATTCTCATTATCTAAAACATCTATCACATCACGATAAACGTCATCAGTTGTATCCCAATAACGTTCCATCGATTCTTCACCCAACACATATTTAACAGCATTTCTTGTTGAGCCATCTCGTCCTTCTCTTGGGTCAAATAAATCTGCCAAAGATTCTCTGTCAGATAGTTTTAAATAATACTCATTATTTTCAAATACAACGTCGTTAAACTGATTTATACATTTAAGTAACGTATCTTTATCATTGACAACATTTAATAAAAAATATAATATTTCATTTTGATAATCTGATAAATCACTACTAAATGGGTCAATAAGGTTAATAACACCTTTTTTATTGAAAAATTTTAAGATATTTTCAACATTATCAAAAAATGGGAGTAATTCCTCTATTTCACCATTGTTAAATTCATTTACGTATTTTAAGTATTTTTCTTCCATTATTGTTTACTTGTATATTCAGGTCTAAAAAAGATTACTTTAATTCCGGTTTTTGATGTTACAACTTCTTTGAAGTAATCATTCACACCCAGATTAACTTCATCTTCAATTTCCCATCCGTAATCTTCATTTTTTAATGCTTCTGATAATTTATATGTATTACCATCAAATATTGTAACTTCACCACTTAAATCATCAACCTTAACTTTAACTGTGACAAATGGTTCATCATCATCAACACCCCACTTCTTAATATCAGTTACCTCAAAAAAGAAATCATATCCACCAAAATCATCTATGTGATGTGGGTTCTGAAGTAATATGGTATTTGCAAGGTTTTTTGATTCCTCAATACCTCTCCACTCAATAAGATATTTGTAGGCTTGTTCGTAAGTAATATCATTGTTTTCGTTATCCAATCCAAAATTAAGAATAAATTGTCTATTAATATCACCCCCAAACTTATCAAAGTATCGGAATATTATGTTTTTGTATTTAGATTCGGTTATAATGAATTTCATTTATTTTAATGGATATTAAATTATAATTATAAATAGTTAATAAACTAATAAAATATTCAAAATTTGGCCCATTCAGTAATTCACGCAAAATCATCCGCAAAAAAATATGGCGGATTATACACCGACTATTTATTCCTTCACGAATGGATGGACGCTTCAAAAAATTGGTTACCACATTCATTACATAGAATGTTTCGCCATCATTGTATGGGGATTCAAGAAGCCGAAGAACGATTTGGAACTCATTTTACAAACTCAGATGGTAAAGTTGTTTATACAAGATATATTTTAACTGACCATATTAAAGAAGATTGTTATAATTATGTCCCAACACCTCGTGAATGGTTACAAGCCATAGAATCCAAAGAAAAACCTATTTGGATGCTTCGCACTTTAGACATTAACGTCGATTAATATATTTATAACTAAAAAGATTATGAGATTTACACCACCACAATTAACACCTGAAGAATTAAAAACATTACAAGTATTTGCGTATTATTGTCGTTCTCACGGAGCTGATAGTGTTTATAAAACATATTATTTATCGGCTTGCGATATTGATTGGGAAGATGATTATTGGGGTTCAGTTTCTATCCGGGGTTCAATAGAAGGTTATGATAAAATTGACGAATTAATTGATAAATTAGTACGTGAGGAATCAATTACCGACCATTTTGAAAATTGTGACGGTTCTCAAAGAATTGAAGTTGAAATCGATTGTGTTAAAAGAACATTAGAACTCCAATTATATGAAACAGTGTACGGGTCAGAACCTCACGGATTGTCTTACGATTTAGATGAGATTAAAAATGAATATGGTGAAGAAACTAGAAAAGAGGTAGAATCTTTATTTGAACGATTAGGTAATAGCGAAGGTCGTGTTGATTTTAGCGGAGGTGGTGATGATGGTTATATCGAAGATAAAATGATTATTGACAATGAACAAGTAGATATACCAAACTTGATTGAGAGTATGTTATATAGTATGATATCAAGTAATTTCGCCGGATGGGAAAATAATGAAGGTGCCCAAGGTAGTTGGCTTTTTGACCCGGTCGATAAATCAGTAATATTTGATTTCAATTATAACACCGAAGAAGAGGTTAGTGTTGATTTTAATTATGAATTAACTTTTTAAAAATACAAAACCCCCGATTTCTCGAGGGTTTTTTTATAGCCAGGTTGGAAGTTCAATAATAAAAATCTAAAAGAGGTTTAAGTTTTGACCGTTTAGGTTTGAAAATTTGAATCTTGAGTGTTAAACATCCGTCTTTATCACAATCAATTATCTTCGCTCTGTAAATATTTGTAGGGATATGGTAGTTACCATATGTCTTATTATATCCCCTCCGAACACTAAACTATTATATCTCGGTATTCTGATTATGGTTATCCAAAATATCCTGAAGGTCTTCAATTTGTCCTTCCATATGTTTAATCATACTATCTCTTTCAACCACTGTTACCTCAGCAGTTTTTACCGGTGGATTCTCTCTATTTCGTGAGTAATAATCTGTACTCACACCTTCTGTACAATCTAAAGATTTTAATCTCGCAATTGTAGATTTTAATTCAGACAATCTGAAAATTTTATCATACACCGGAGTGTTCGCCTTGTGGATTTTGGTTTTAAGTTCCACCAACTCATTACTTTTTTCATTGATTTGCTCCAACATCTCTTTTGGAGAATAGGGTCTAACATTTCCAACCTCTACCGAATTGTACTGAGCCAATCTAGCATAAAGTTCTTGGATTTCTTTAACCAATCGGTTTTTTTCTTTAAGAGCTTTCTTAACGTTCATAAATTTTTATTTGTTTTCTGTTTGTATAATATAATCAATTTTTTTGAAAAGTCAAATCACCATACCTCATATCCGAATACTTTGAATTCACTACCACGTAAATCTTTCGCTGATTCTATCATAACATCCTCTTTAAGTTTTTTGAAATCCTCAGGTTTCATCAATACCCCTTCTCTAAATCCAAATAACTGCGAGGTTACATTAATGAAAACTAAAAATTCATCCCTATCTGAAAAAGGAATATTTTCTGTTAAAACAATAAAATATTCTTCAACCTTCGGGTAACCCCAATGCAAATAAAAAAACCGATATTCCGGGTGCCTCCTCATATGAGGAAACTCCTTGTATATTTCTAATAACAAGGAGTTTAACCTTTTACTATATTGTGACATTAAATCATCTTTAAAACTATTTCAGTTTTACCTTCCCACTTCTTAACTTGAGATTTAGGAACCCAAAACTCAAACTCACCAATCTCATCAACTCTACGTAAATAATCTTCACGGAATCTATCAGCTTGACTTCTGTCTGTGATATATGGAACCCCCATATGCTCCGCACAGGTCTTCCCAACTCCGGTTAACATTGAAAATTCATCCGTCAATGTCCTTGCACAACATCTACAAACTTTTCCTCTACTTTTTGTTAATTTACCCGAAAACTTTATAGCTTTTGGTGAAACACCTAATAACTTGGTAATATCAACAATCATTGGATTAAATTCTAATCCGTATGTTTCTTTGATTTGTTGAGCAGTTCTACGACCAAGTGTTACTGTCTCACCCGGAGTTGGGATTCTCATTTTATGTGTGTTCGCCTTGTCAATATCTTTTTGTATCTGATTCAACGCGGCGAATACTTGTTTATCTGACAAAGTACCATACTTCATCAATTTACTTTTAATATCATTAACGAAGACATTATCACCATCATATTTTGCTATCTTTTGTAAATCTTCCGACATTTGTTCAACATTTACATTTTGAACACTTTTCAACGCTTTTTCAGCAAATTCTAATTGTTTTGGTGTTAACCCTCCCCATCTTTGTAAAGATGATTTAAGATTTAACAAAAATTGGTTAGAACCTTCATAGTTTCTAACTCTTGAAATTGTAGTGGTAGTGGTAGTTGTCATATTATATCTGATTTGTGAGTACAAAGATACTACTAATTTTCAAACTACCAAACTTTTTTATAAAAAAAAAGGAACTTTTTTCAAGTTCCTCTATATTAGTGTATTACATCTATCTCAACATTATCATCCGTGAGATATTCCGGATTTGTTCTTATAATATTTTGTTTAATCGCCGTTTCAATATCATTGACTAATCGTTCGTCATTTTGATAATCCGGATTCACAACCATTTTTCTACCTTCCATTCTTCCGGCTTTATTAACTCTTACAACAATTTTAATTTTACCATCAGCCTCAAATATGTCCGTAATTATATAACTTACTCTAACGGCATCATCACCCCATCCTGAACTAATTAGTTTTTTACTACTAACTAATTGATTTTTCATATTTTTAACAAAGTTTGGAACCCTTGAAGATTTCATCCCTTCTAAGTCATACCTACCATTCATAAGATTACTCATTTCACTTCTAGTTACACCAACCACATTAGCTTTCAACCCACTATTCCAATGAATCGGATTAGCACCACTTAAATGTTTTCTTGTTGATGATGAATAAGAATCTAAAACTCTATACCATTGGTCATTAATATATAAAAAAATTGGATACCAACCATATGATTCTACCACATAGTACCATTGATTATTATTATTCACCTTCCATTCACCTTCAAGATTAGACCCTTTGAATGGTATTTTAGCCGAAGTATATTCATAAGCCTCATTATTTGGTGTCTTTTTAGCTTTGAATAATGTATAATCTCTAAACTCTTCCGGTGTTATATTTTCATAATCACCATCAGGTCTATAATTAGCACTATAAACTTCATAATACAACTTATAGTCGTTTTCCGGTAACCCAAGAACACCCATCATAGTTTTAATGACTTTCATTAAACCTTCTTTGGTTTTAGCCTCTTTTTTGTGTTGATTAAGATACTTAAACAAAGTGACTTCTTTACGAGTCAAAGCACGTTTTTCAACCTCAGGACCAGGTATGGATTCTTTTAATATTTTAAGTATAAAATCTTTCATCTTATTTTAAGAAACGTAACTTGTAAAGTGTTGAATATATTAATTCTTGTATGGTATCAATTTGATTTTGAATGAATGATTCTTTAATAGATTTTCTATTTTTTTCAATGTTATCATCTAAACCTTTGAAATAAGTAATTAATTGTTCCGTAGACTTATAATCCTCAACATCAATTGTTTTATAACCGGTGATGATATCGTGTTTTCCTTGGTAACTCTCAACAAGACCATCTATTAAATCACCAATACCTTCATAATAACCACCTAATACCATATGTTCAGCAAATGATGATTGTGACTTAGTTTGCCAATGGAAGATATGAACCTGACTTCTTGAATGTAGTAATGTTGATACCATATCCTCAATTCCTCCTACCTCTTTCTTTACTTCAGGTTTAGTTTCAGGTTCTTCTTGTTCTCTTAAAAAGAAATCTTTTTTCTTAATTTCCATTATTTTTTCTTTCATTTTATTTTCCAATTATTAGGTCGTTATACCCTAGTTTAGTCATACCACCAATTTCATTATCATCATCAGCAAATTCGTCATACATATACGCTTTAACAACTGATGAAATACTTTCTTCTGCTTGAGCTATTTTTGATTCCATCCAATCGTCCAATTGAACATCTTCACCTTCTTCTTCCATTTTTTCCCACATAGTCTGAGCCATTTTAGCTATCACATATAATTGTTGACGTGCCATATATGAACCTTCTCTGTGGTCTTCTTTTAAGGTTTTCATTTTAGATACCAACGCTTCAAATTGTTTTTCTGATAATATAATGTCTTTCATTGTATTTTTATTTATAAATATCACATAAAACAAAAAACCCCCACGTTATGTGAGGGTTAATTTTAGGGCCGACTGAATCGTCGACGACTCCACCATCCTGTTTTGTGAGAACTAGGAAAACTCTGTGTGTTTAGACACTCTAAGTCCATCAACTTCCTTATCATAATAATCTTTCATACTAATCATAGGTCTGTAACGAGCTAATCTTTCTTGTTCATCAAAATAATCTTTGTTTAGAACTTTACCATCCGGTTGTCCCCATTCTAAAGCCATCTTAATAAACTCTTCCGTATCTTGTAATTGACCATATTCATCAACCACTCTTCCGGAACGAATGAATTTCAAAAGTTGTTCTTTGTTTGAGTAAAACTTATCGTCATTAAAATTCCACAGGAATTTCCATCCGGAAGCTCTTTGCCCCAAATGAATTCTTATACCGTCAATGAATTCATCCCACGGAGACCATCTTTCAAAACCTTTTTCAATCGTTCTGAACTCATTATTAATGTTCTCCGGTGAGAATATATCCATATCCCCAATCTGTTCAACCAGGTCAAGATATTTATCTCTAACTTCTTTTTGTTTCGGTATCCTGTAGTAATTAGTAGACATAATTTAATTTTTTAATTCATCAAATGTTGCAACACCATTTTTGATTGTTACAACTACTTTAATACCCATACCTTTAACACCATCTTCGGTTGTTAGTTCGTAGGTTTTACCTTTGTAATGTACTTCAATCACATAACCACCCCACGTTCCATTATATAAACCGTCCGGAAGTGTTGTAATTGTTGGTACTTTTTCTTTGATTTCTAAAATTTTACCCATAACTTACCATTTTAACTTTAACCACTCAATAGGATTTATTCCTTTGAAAATATTTATCCAATCCCAATCCATCACACCGAATAAGATAATATACACAATCGTAATAACACCGACCCCTAAAAGACCAATGAGACCTCCAAGTTCATTAGTATATTCACCATCACTTAACTTATCAAGTAAAAACCAATATACACCAATTACCACGAAGTACATTACAATATCTAATATATGTATAGTCATAAGTTAATCTTGTATAATTTCAATTCCTTGTTCTGTTACTCGATAACCAATCGGACTGTCTTTCAGTTCCATCAAACCATATTGTTGTCTAAACAATTGGATTGCCGCCTCAAAAGAAATAAATCTCACTGAATGACATCCGTTTTCAATTTCAAAATCAGTTTTATGACTTACTAATGACTTAGATTTAAATGTTCTCATAATTTATTGTTTATAAATGTATAATGTATCAATTGTTTTTCCGTCAGTTGTAAGTTTCTTTTCCGGGATGATGATTTTATTACTTTGAATAGTCGTTTCTCCGGAAAAAGACCAAAGAGCAACTAATATCGCGGTAATCATCCCACAAAACCAACCAAACATAAAAACGTCGTAAGAACTACTACCACTACTCATTACCGGTTATTTTAGTGAATACAAATTTTTGTGGAGCAACTCCTTCTTCTAAATAATCCGCGTTTAGATAGATATCTTCAGGTTTTAAACCTTTGAAGTAATTGTCCCTAACATTACGTTTTAACCCATCGAATAATCCGTCACTATTATCCCCAACCTCCAAAACACTAGTTAAGTTCTTATGGATAGTTTCCAATTGACCATACGGATTATCTCCAGAATATCTCTTACCTTCCAATCTGTTCTGTCCTACCTGACAAAAGGTTGATAAATGATAACCTAAAAGTGAATCATCACTTACTTTTCTATATTCAACAACGTATTGGTTCTCACGTTCTTGATTCCGGTTGAATGTATCTTCTAATACTTTTGTTAGACCATCAACCACTTGATTTACACTATTTTCCATATCTTTGTTCTTCTTGTTTTTGTCTTAATTTTTTTCTCTCTCTTTTTTCAATGTCGTCGATAATGTAGGAATATATTTGATACCCCAAAAAGATTAACAACATTAATATAAACCCTAAAACTAAACTTATTAAAATTATTAAAAATATATTCATATTACTCTGTTTCTTTAGTTACTAACGCCTCTACTTTACTTCTCATATGGTCAGCCAATGTCATATCAAATGTTGATGTAACAATAACCGAATCCACCAAATATTTAAATGGAACGTGAATCAAGAAATCAGTCCCGTTGAAGAACGTCAAATCGTTTTTCAATTCAAGACAACCTTGAACCATCTTCAAGAATAACTTGAATTGGATGGCATCCACGAATGTCTCGTGTAATAGTTTCCCGAACTTCTCGTTTTCAATTCTGATTGTATAATTTGATGTTTTCATATTATCTAATTTAGAGTACAAAGATAGTACTATTTTTTAACTCTCCAAACTTTTTTTCACGATTGCCAATCTAATTTCTAAAAGTCTAATCTCTTCCTCTTTTTTCTTTCTTTCTTTGGTTTTACTATCCTCCAAATGTAACTTAACTTCATCATCGGTAGATTCGTTTATATGAAACCCATACAATTCCATTTCTCCGTGGTCACAATGCCATTCACATCCAACGTAGTTTGAACCTTTATCTTGTAACTTCAATAATTCTTGAATCAAGACATCAATTTTAACCAATCCGGAATCAGTATGATTCCAAACTTTATCACCTAATTCTTCACACTTTGAATGGGTTTCATAATCATAACCGAAATCTTCTTCAGGTCGTGAATAAATTTCAACTTTTTCTACAAATTTATAAGTAATATATTTATCCATTTGTTACTTTTTTAGAGTTATTATAATCCGAATATGTCGGATAAATTGCTCGATGTTCGTCAATTAATTTTTTGTACTCATCAACAGTTTTTACCTCATCTCGATTAAATATAAACATCGATTCTCCACCCATTCCCGGCTTTGCAAATAACTTATCCGGATTATCATTACACAACGGGTAACGTAAATCGTAACTATGTCCGTAACTATTAATGTAGGATAAGGAGATATCCGAAATCTCAGCAAATTTTTTCTTACTTGTTGTAACACAAACGTATTGTAATTCAATACCTCGATAATACTGAGTAATACTAAATGTTTTATATTTTTTGTTCATCTTTATAATTTAGAGCACAAAGATACAACTATTTTTTACTTCTCAAAATAAAATACAACTTTTTTTGGAAATTCTTGAATTAATCCATAATCTAAAGACAATCTATATCCCGGTGAATCACGTTTTAACCTTTCCAATTGTAATTCAATTTCTTTTCTAAATTGTTCCAAGGAATGTGTTGATTTCCATTTGTTACATCTTGCACAAGTTGGAAGAAGATTATCATAATCATCTGTTCCCCTTGTTAAATTGTATCTCTCAATCTCTTCATCTTTCCACCCCCTAAACACCGGGACGATGTGGTCTATTTGCATTTGTTTGAGTGTAATCTCATTCCCGCAATACCCACATCTTTTATTACATTTTAACCAAACATCTTCCCGTTTAATCTTCATTAATATAATTTAAAATTATTTCCTCAAAACATTCTTGATACCCATTAAATTTTAACAAAGGATTATATTTATGATTTTTGAATTTATTTAATAAATCTCGTTCTTTATTATAAACAAACTCATAATCACCATTTATAATATTAAGTATATCATATTCATAACCTAAATGAGATAAAAATAACATTCTTTCATTAATAGATTTGTAAGTTCTACCTATTTTAATAAAACTTTCATATTTATTATAAATTTTTATAATATAAACAACAGGATTACCATTATTTTTAATACCTACTGATTTCCATTTTTCTAATGTCCATCCAATATGATTTGTTGTTAAATTATTTATAGTGTTCTCAACACCGCATTTAGGACATCCACACCCACGTAAATGATTAACAGGTTGTTGTGAAAAAATACCGTGAGTCGGACAAATAATATTAATTAATTTTCTAGTATCATAATACTTAACTAAAGAATAATCATAAATCTCTCCGTGTATTTTTTTAGATTTTTTAATAAAACCATCAGTTTTATCTATTGCACTTTTTAAACTAGGTGTAGAAAAATCCTTTCTTAACAAATCTCCACACCAACATTTATAAATAATATCATCATTATCTTTAACTAAAATTTTATCATTAAAATTAGTGTATCCCGAAATATATGTTAAATTATTTTTTACTTTTAATATTGTCCTTATATATTCTTCAACATTATCAGAAGTTTTAATTGTTGGGTAACATCCTTTAAGTAAAGACCCCGGATATACATTATACTTTAACCCTAACTTATCTTCAACCAATATTTTATTTTTAGTCAAAGTGTATTCACCAATAATCTTAATGTCAGGTAAAATTTGTTTTATTTGTTTTACAAAATTTTCGTGTGTTATTTTTTTCATACTTATATAAATATATTAAAAATATGGAAAATACACATCGTCCCGAACATTTTTGATATACTATTTCCCTATCAATTTTCCCCACGTTCTCGTTCAATCTTAAAATAATCCAATAAGGAGTATTCGGAGAATGACTTACGATAATTACTTCTACTTGTTGGTGCGTAATGTTGTTTAACCGCATCAATATACATTGTAAAAGTAAAATCATCACCCATATAAAATTTCTCCCATCCTTTATCAGTGAATAATCTACGAACATTTAATTGTTCGATTGCCAAGTTATCAAATGAAATAATAGATTTACCAAAATACTTTGGTAAATACATATACCAACGTCTAATATTTTGTTCCACTTTTGGGTTGTGATATTTAACACCAAATCCAAAAGTTTTGTAACCAAGAACTAACACTTTACATTTACCCATTGAGATTAATTTATCCATAACCTCAACTTCATTTACACCAGCAATTAAATGATAAACAATATTATCCGTTAATTCCAACAATGGTTCAACATATTTGAAATTATTACTAGTGATTGAAATTCCAAGACCTTTTACCAAATCATCTTTAACCAAATACTTAATTAAATCCTGATATGTTTTTAAGTGTCCTTGGTTTATAGTTAAGTTAGCATAAATCCCTCTTTCTTTTAACTTCACCAAGAAATCAACCAATCCGGGATGTGATAATGGATTACCTCCTCCGATTGCCAACTCAACACCTGAAGGTAATTCAGACAACACCTCAAATAATTTATCAAGGTCAGCGTGTTTTCCCTCTGTGGTTGAACTCTCGTGACAGTATGCACATCCTAAATCACAATAATTAGTAATTTTAACGTCAATACTCTCCGGATGAACAATGTTCGGAGTACCTTCATACTCACGAACTTTTGTTCCATCGTTATATAGGGTTACACTAGTGTTCCCGTTTTTATATGTATTAATGATTGTCATTGTCTGTATGTAACCAAGATTCTCTACTAAAAATAAAACGTCTCAAAATTTCTTTATCCTCAAAGATAAAATGATAATCATCATCCTCTATGGATTGGTGGTCAATATAACCAAAATCCGGCATCCCTCTCCATCCAATACCGTTAGCTTGGAACTCAACATCTATACATCCGGTTTGTTCCATAATTACGTCTTTCAACATTTGAGACATTTCCGATAATCTATCACCACCACGAGCCATAAGATAAACCAACATATAGTTAGCTTTAGTATCAGCGTCGTAATAATCATCAACTTCCCATCCCCATTCACCACCGGTTAATACAACAACACCTTCTTCGTTAGGTGTGATTGTATCCATCATATCTTCTGTTAAGGTTTCCGCAACTGAAACCGAGTGTGTTGAAGAACTATTTGTCTCCCATACATTTTGTCTAATTTGTTTCATATTTTTTATATTTGAGTTTTCCACCATTCTAAATCACCGTCGAGGGCATAATCAATTCTACCCACATCTAATCCATAAATTTCTTTAAACCAATTTTTCAAGTTGTCCGTGAAATATTCAGACATCACGAACATCATTAAAAGAATATCCCATATCTTCTTTTTACTAACCCATACATTACCATCACTTAGACTATGTTGGATTAATATTTCACCTTCACTATTTTTAAAGAAAACTAACTTTTGACCGTACTTAACAACATTAATCTGTTCTAAATCTCCAAATCGGTCACTCATTAATTTATTAAAATGTTTTCCCATTTTTTATAAGTTTTCAAATCTCTGAGCGTTTCTTCTCGCAGCATTTTTTAAATATTCTAATACCTCCGGGACTTCATTTTCGTCAATGTTTTTGATATAAACACCACGAGAACATCCCTTTCTTGGATGTAACATCCATAATTGTAACCCAACTCTTGCTTCAGGTTCGTCATAAATATTACCACCCTCACAATGTTCACACTCACCATAAACCCCTAAATGTTTTGCACGAGCTTTAACACAAATCCAACGATTTATTGAGTCGTGACCCATACCAGGACCTCTATTCCAACTATTAACTTGTTCCGGAGTTGGGAATTCAGGTTGCTCACATTCCACCCATTGTCTCAAACTAAATGGGGCTGTTCTATCCATAACCATCCAACTTTGTTTTTCCTCATCATAGTTATACCAATTATCACCGGTCAAATCAGTTAATCTACCACCTCGAATTAATGCTTCGACTTCAACTTCAGTTAAATCATTACACCATCTACGTCCGGTACCCTCAAAATCATACCACTCATCAGATAATTTCTTAGTTTCCGGATTCAAATTTTCACCATCACAATGAGGACAAGTATGACTCTTACGATATACCTCAAAGTAGAAATTAACTAATTCATTATAATCATCTAATTCAAACGCTTCTTTGAATGATTCCAATTCAACAGGACTTCTCCACCCCGCGTCTTTGTCCGACATATAATCCTCATAATTACCCCAACAGGTATAACCCGGATTTTTCTTCAACAATTCTAATTGCCATTGTTTCCCATTTAATAACTCAGCTTCTCTGATGTCGTACTCTTCTCTTAAATTTGGTGCGTTTCTCATAATGCAAAAGGTCTTTGTTTATCTCTACTGAACCACTCTTCTAACGTGAAAATATTATTTTCAATATCACTAATATCTTGGTCGTCTAACCACTCACCGAATAATTCGGCGTGATGATGTTCTTTGAAGAATTTTTTATCAAATCTTTTTAGGACATCATAAACAAATTCATCTTTTCCTTTATACTCAAAAGGAATGATTGCTGTCCCTGAACAGGGTTCTCCACCCCAATGATATGTATAGATTAATTTTACCATTATTTTATTTCATCAATTTTTGTTAATTCCAAAGTATTCTTATTCAACTTATAAACACCTACCGGAAGTTTAACTTCGTAATAGTCGAAATTGTATCTGTTATCAAGATAAAGACATTCTTCACCAACTATCACCGATGATGGTCTGTAACAAATCTTTTCACCGGTAAGTAAATTATAGTAATAGTTACCCATAGAAGCTACGTTACCTCCCGTATGATACGGCCAATCAAGACCTATCATCGTTAAACAAATCTTACCTTCAGTATTAACAATAACACTTTTACCAAAACTAAATCCGTTATCGTTTTTCTTAGGTTCGTTTGTTCTTGCGTAACGAATCAAAACACAATACCCGTCTTTAAATCCGTGACACAACCCACCTTTACGGAATATCTCATCAGATACCTTAACACCATCTTTGTAAAGGTGAGAGTATTTCATTTCAACAATTCTTGAATTCTCGGATTCTTTGTTGGACAACTCAATTGGTCGTAATTCAAACCCATCATTCAAACTTTCATATGGATTAACCGGTTTTGGTTCTTTGGTTAAACCACCAAAGATATTATACAAATCCCCATTAAAAGCCATCTGTGATGCTAACGTCATCACATCCAACATTTTTTTTGCGTCGTTATTCATATTATTAAATTACTTTACTTTTGTTTTTTGAAATAAAGTATGATTCACATTGTTTATAAATTCTTTCATACTCTTCTTGTTCTCTCTTAATAAAATCTTCCATTAACTTTGGATTATTTTTATATTTTTCAGCATCTCTAACCGCCTCATCAAAATTACGATATAAAACCGGATGATACTTATTAGGATATGAACTTAATACCCCGATATGGAATGTACGACATAACAAATTCCAAGGTATTAAAAAATTTAGAAATAACCAAAACCCGGTAATTTCTTTACGATATTCTATCGAGTAGTAGTCACCACCACTACCATAAGGTTGAACTCTAAACTTTAATTCTGACATAATATTTAATTTTCGGTACAAAGATAAAAAAAAGTTTGGACTTGCCAAACTTTTTATAAATTATTTTATTGTTCCATTGTTGGTTTTAACCATAACCCACTATCTTTGAAGATGTATGTTTTTAATGTTGGAAATTCATTAAGAACTTTTAAGGTTTCCAAGGTGTCGTGTTTGAAACACTTAAATAATTCCTCCCTAATTCTTTCGGTTGACACCACACTCATCTTTTCATCGTAATTATAAGATTCGATTGTGAGTGCAATTGTTCCCGGAATCGTAAATCCTTTTGTAATTGAGAATCTGATTGCTCTTAAAATTCTAAGCGGGTCATCATTAAAAGTCACTTCAGTTGGCAACGGAGTTCTTAAAATTTTATCTCTTAAATCTTCAAGTCCATTGAAGAAGTCGATAATTTTACCATCCTCATCTTTAGCTAAAGCATTTAATGTAAAATCTCTTCTTTCCAAATCATCATATAATGTCCCTGGCTTAACGATTGGTGTTCTTGTTCCCGGAATGTATCCAACTTCTTTACGAGCCATTACGAAATCCGCAACCCCACTATACTTGTGGTCTTTTGGGAACATCGCTCTAATGGTAAAACAATCCGGAGTGATTAAGAAAATTTCAAATTTAGTTTCACGTAAGAATGTAACTAAAATTTCAAACATTTCCTCAGCTTCGGTATATTGAGATAATAATGAGTCATTAGGTACCGCAACGTAATCCACGTCTTTGGATTTAAGACCTAAAATCTCATCTCTAACTTTTCCACCTACCTCGTAAAATCTAAATAAATTCTCCATCTCTTTTAATTATATAATGGTTTGATTGGTATGATACATTTTCTCTACCTGATTCACTACCAAATAAGTTACATTCAATTATACATTTTTCACCAGTAACTTTGATGGTATTAGTGTCTTCATCAATCTCAACATTTACATTATAATGTTTCTCAAAATTATAATAATTTGATGTCTCAATCGTTAAGGTTCCATTATGAATGGAAATACCACATTTTTCAAAAGTTAAATTTGTTTTTGACATATTTTCTAATTTACCGGACAAAGGTATAAAAAAAATCCCGAACTAAAAATTATTCGGGATTAAATTTTCTAAAAATTCTCTATCTTGGGTAAATACAGGTGTTTCAACCAACTTCCACTTACTTCTTGGGAATGTTACGTCACCCTGGGTTATCTCAACTTGAACTTTCGTAATCACCCCACCACGTTTTTCCCGGAAATCATAATCATTCCAATTAATTCCCTTTTGGAAAATCATTTCTTGTTGTTGATTACCATTCTTTCCGTTTAATTCCTTTGGAGAATATAAACTCTGAGCCACAGATGCAATTGAGTTTCTCACCGCGTCTTGTTGTCTCCAATATAAATAATTCAACACCTCAACCTTTTGTGGTATTTGGAAGACACGAGCATCAAACTCAGCCATTCTGAATTGTTTAATATCATAAACACTCATCGGTAATACCCCCCCCATTAATCTTAATCGGTTAAACTCTGATGTCGCCATTGACGCAGCAACACTACACATCTTCTGAAGGTTATTATCAAACCAAGCCTGAGTTGAGATGTCCTCAAAATCTGTAATCACAATCGATATTTCATCTGACTGAACGTAAGCCAACTTGGCACCCATAATATTTTTACACAGGTATGCCGCAGTTGCGTTCATATCCTCAATCAATCGTCTATCAAAAGGTCTATTCAACCCTTTTGTATATGTGTGGAACGCTTTACCATCAATTCTAATTACGGTATAACTTCTCCTTGGTAACGAAATCCTTGTGCGGTTTTCGTAATTTTCTTTCATTCTATTTCCTAAATCGTCTCTCATCTTATTAATACTTTATATATAATCGTGTAATTGTTCATCACCTGTTGGAAAAGCAAAATACCTACTTCCATCATCCCTATAACATTTAGTGAAACCTTCTAACTCTTCACTATGTGTATCATCACCAAATAACAGTCTAGACATTCTATCTCGTTCTTTGTCTGACATTGAACTTGTTCTGTAAACATACCTCCTAATAATCGTAGGATTAAATCTATAAGCCTTTGTTCTTTCATCCGTTGTACGAATATTAAGAATAGCGTTCGCTTGTTTCCAAGTTATAAACTCGTGGGTCACCGCAAAATCTAATACACTTCTACAGAATATTTTAGTATCTTCAAAATATTCATCTGAATAAAGTACTAAACCTAATTTATTAATAATATACAAATATTCTCCAAATAATTCATCCGGAGTAATATAAGATTTATTATTCAACCATTCTTTATTTTTCACCCACATTTACTCAACCACTTTTATAAATTCACTGTTAATTTCGTAAATCTCATACTCATCAGAGTGTTCACCCGCACGACTTCTAATGAAATCCCTTGTGTTAATAGCATCCTCTATAGTCCCATAAAAAACCGTTGCCCCGTAACTATAACAACACAACGATGTTGAAGGTCCATTCGGATGCCAAGGTCGTGCAATAACATAATTAAACCGTTCCACTTCCATTTTCTTTCATCGGTATTAAAAGTTTGTCTAACGTTGATTTGTATGCAGCAAACGCAAAAGGATTATCCTTTTCCGGGTTGGTGATACATTCGTTGTAAGCCCCCTCAAACAATTCAATCGCAACATCAATACCCTTATGTTCCACAATCATTTTTGCCGCCGCAGGAATCACGATTGGTTGTCCCAAATTATATTCATCACAAATACTATCTACCGTTTCCCTAATCTTTTCTATGTAAGTTTTTTCCATTATTTTTGTTCTTTAACAATTTCAATTAATTCCTTTAATACTAGCAGTTGAGATTCAGTATCTAAAGGCATTATCCCTTTTTCAACTTCTAATTTTTGATATAACCATCTAAATGCTTGTGAGAATGTTGGTGCATTAGTGTCTGCGTCATTATTGTGATTTTTTATTAAATCAAATAAATTTCCGCCAGAATAAACATCAAATTCTATTGAAGTAAATTCTTTATTTTCATTCCAAAAACCAAAACAAGGTTCATCAAACCCTAATTCTTTCAAAGCTAAAGCTTCATTGTATAGTACAAATTCTTTTTCCATCTTAATACTCTGTAATGTTATACATACCACATACTCTATGTGACCTACCAAACTCATCCTTGAATGTTACACACCCATCTTTCTCCACATAACTATTGGTGTAGAAACTTGTCTCTTGACGTTTGTTACCCGGAATGGTGATTTCGTATAAATGTTTTCCATCCTTGGTCATTGTTGTTACAAGATAAGCCTTATAACCAAAGATACAAATAACAATTAAAAACATTATCACAATCAAACCTTTTATTGTATTTCTTTCCATCTTAATCAAATTCTTCGTTAATAATTCCGGCACCAATTCCCGAACAAACACCAATACCAATAAAGAAATAACCCGGTATTTTGTAAAAGTCACCACCACATAATATAACCGTAAGAATTAATAAACCGGTTAACACACAATACAATAGGATTGAGAAAGCAATCCCTCTAAATAATTTATCCATTTTAATTGAATTTTTCTAATTGTTTTCTAATTTTTTCTGCTAATTCGTAATCTTCTTCTTCAAGAGCCTGTTTCAAATAAGCTTGACATTCTGTTTCATTCATTGATGAAATATCTTTACCATTTGTGGTCCCACTATCTGATGGTTTATATGTGTATAATTCACCCCCTTTATGGTAAGCCAACCCTTCGTTTAACATTCTATAATATTTGAATATTTCCGGATACATTGGATGACTTTCCGGTTTATGTCCTCTACATTCAAATTTATATTTTTTGGTAACATCATTAAATAGAATATCAAAATGACAATATTCATTATAAAAATTCTTACCATAAGTAGTAATCTTCCAAGTACCCGACTTACTATAAACAACCTCAAAGGTTCCTTTGTCTTTGAATCCTAAAATTTTTTCTAACCAAGTCATATATTATTTATTAAACCACATTACTTCATCAAAATCTTTTCGATATTTACCGGAGGTTATATCTGAAGGGTAAACATCAATATCTGATTCTTCATTCCCCTTAATATACCTACCAAACCCATCATAATCAATAAACCCACCACCTTTACAACACGAGATAAATGTACCCATAGACATTCTATCACCATAATCATAATCAATTGGGGTCATTACCGGAGGTTTAATTAATCTATACTCTCTACTAGCATTACTCAACTCTCGTTGATATGGTTCCAAATATTTTTGACATTCCTCCCAAGAATCTTTATCCAAAGATATTTGCCAATGTTTTGAATGTTCTTTACGAGCCTTTTCTAATCTATCAAGAGCTTCTTTTACTTTATCCATTTTATTTATTTTTATAATAAAACACTTTATAATTAAACCAACCTAAACCGAGTATTTTAACTTTGATTCTACACCCAACTAATGGAAAATAATGACCCCACTTTTCAAGGTGACAATCACCATACAAATATTCTTTACGAAAATCCGTTATAAGTAATTTAACCATCTTATCTAAATTTTTCCATTCTCTGTTTAATCAACTCAGCAGTGTCGTAATCTTCCTCTTCCAAAGCTTTTTTCAAATAAACCTCACACTCAATCTCAGTCATTAAATCAATTGGTTTTCCACTATAAGTTTTACCGGTAGATTCTGAACTATCACCAACACTTCCACTAAATGCCGGGTCACAACCCATAAAATTCTTAGCGTTCTCGTAGTTTTCTCTCCAAATCGCAGATTTGTTAAAATTCATTACCTGCCAATCCACTTGATATATCATATTATCACCACAATCAATATAAAGATTTTCCAAATCCCATCCTTTGAGTATTGCAAATTCTTTTTTCTTTCTATCTAAAATATCATAATACCGGTTACCTCGACACAAAGCCAATTTATCACCAACTTTCCAATTTTTACATTTTGCTTTCCTATTCTTATCTTGAATAGAGCCACCAACACCTATTAGGGCAATTATCAATAAAATAACTCCACCTATAATTCCTAATACTATCATAATTAACTAATTATATTGAACATCAAATAAGCAAATCCCCAAATAAAAAGAATCCCAAACAACTTAATAATAAGTTTTTCACCCCAACCATAATCACCTTCTTCACTTTTCTTGTTACCAACTTTGTACGTCAAAAGACCAACACAAATAGTAAGACCAAATATTTGCCCAAATTTTAACTTACTAAGAACCGGTACATTGTATAAAATACTAATGTCTTGGAGGATATGAGCTTCAAGTAACCCAAATAATCCACCCATAGTTAAAATACCCGCAATAACAAATAAACCTGCTAAAAAATTATTCATAATAATATAGTTTTTTAAATTTCACGGGACAAAGATAATACTATTTTTGATATAAACAAAAAAAACCTCAACAAATTTTACTCTGTTGAGGTTTCAATGTGTCCAACCGATAATTTCAGAAAGGAGGTTGTTGGCTATGAAACTATAAATATTATGAAAATTTAAAAAAGTTAATTTTTTTTATTGTTATTGTAAAATTCTTTTAATTAGACGACATAGTTGGTCATTTTTATCCTTAAATGGTAAGTTGTTAACATTAAAATAACCACACATAGTGTGCTCATCACCATCAATAGCATTTTCCAAATCCGGATTAATTTTTTCGTCAGTTTCCATCATAAACACATACATTAATCCTCTAACTTCAGAACCATCCCGATTATATCGTTTAACAAAACCAACCAATTTCAAACTATTATCTAACGTATAATTGGTCTCTTCCTTAAATTCTCGTTTAACACCATCCATCGGATGTTCTGCTTTTTCTAAATGACCACAAGGAATACTCCACTGACCAGGTAAGGTTCCTGTCGCAATTCTTTTACAAAGTAACACTTCATCACCACATTTAACTATTACCCCGGAATATCGTTTGGTTTCTTTCATTTTATATTTTTTTGCGTATTTATATGTATATGGAACTAATAATAAATAAAAACAAATTCAAAGTCAAAACTGTAATATCATCAAAAGACACTAGTCGAGGTATGATGAACAAAAAATTTGACGATACATTTAACGGTATGTTATTTATTATGTCTGAAGGACAACACTGCTTTTGGATGAAGAATTGTATTATACCACTCGATATTATTTTCATCGACAATGGTATTATAACAAAAATTCACCACAATTGTCCCCCTTGTAAAAGTAAGGAATGTAAGAACTACTGTGGTGAAGGTGATACTATCCTTGAAATTCAGGGAGGTACTTGTAAAGAGTTGAATATTAAGATTGGTGATTCAATTCATTCGTTAGATTAATCTAAACCGAAAAAGTGTAATCCTTTATCAAAAATATCCCCCTCGTCAGAAATACATTGTTTAAATATTTGAACGTCATTGTTTGGCATCTTATTTTGAGTTTCAGGACCCCAAACACCATCCGCTGTTACACCAATCTTGGATTGATATTTACTTAATGCTTCGGCCGTTTTACCAGCTAACAATCCATCAACTTTTAATGGTTGGTTAGAATCGTCTTTGAACCCTTTTTTATTTAGAAAACATTGGATAGCTTTCTTCATTCTAACATCATCACTTTGTTCCATAACAAGTGGTTTAACATCCCCTAATTTAGTATTAACTAATTTTGAGAAATTTTCGTTCACAATCTTCATTCCTCCGGTATGTTGCTCACGGATTGCGTTTTTTTCCTCCTCCGTTAAATTATTTAATAAATGTTTCATAATTATATTTTTATTTATAAATATCCGGGAAATAAAAAAAGAGGAAATTACTCCTCTTTTAATTCTAATTCTAGTTGTTTTCTTTCTTCAATAAACGCATTTACACGTTTTCTTGCAATATCAGTATAACTTGGTGATAGTTCAATTCCCAACCATTGTCTTTCCAAAATCTCCGCAGCCACCGCTGAGGTTCCACTACCCATAAAAGGGTCAAGGACTATATCATTTTTATATGATAATATCTTAATTGCCTTCATTGGAATATCCATTGAGAAGGTTGCTTTGGTTAATGATTTGGTATCCGCAAAATATTCCCATCGGCCAAACACCAATTTCATAAATTCTTTTTTATCTTCTTCTTGGTAGAGTACTTTATTTTTGATGGTTCCATCAGGTTGTTCAACATCAGTTACGATACCTTTCCATTGAGATTCCCCTTTTGTTAGTTTCTTATTTGTTTTTTTGTACGCCAATATCACACATTCTTTCGGATTGTAGATGTAAGGACAACTAGCACTCATCCAACTCCCCCAAGCCGTTTGTCTAACTCGATGTGGTGAGTCTTCAGTTAAATCAACCATTCCAAAGAATTTGAATCCAACTTGTTTCATCATCATCCAAAACTCAGCATTGAATAGAATTCTTCCCCCTCTTTCTTGAACGTTTAATTCTATTGGAACATTTATTGCGACTCTACCATCGTCTTTTAATATTCTTAATGATTCCGATAACCACTCTCGGGTGAACCCCCAATAATCATCCATTGAACGTCCATCATCATATACATCATATTTAACATTAACATTATAAGGACAGCTAGTAACCATTAAATCTATACATCCCTCAGGTAATGTTTTCATTACCTCAACACAATCTCCATTAATTATTGTATTTATAATATTCTCTAAATCTTTCATATATTTCTTTTTTTCTTTCTAAATAAACAGTTGCGTTATTGTAAATGTAATTATAAAATTTGTTATTATCAATTTTATTTTGAATTAAAAGACTAATTCCTCCATAGTAATTAACTTTAATATCATTTTTTAACAATTCTTCAATCAAAAAACCTCTAAAACTTTCAGACGCACAGGCAATACCGGTTGTATTATGTTTTTTCTCAACAAATCTAAAAGTCCCATCACCATCAAAGTATCCCCTAACAAAATGATTCATTAAAGAATCATTAATTTTAGGTTGTTCAATTGTAAATGTTTTTCTTGAATGGAACCCTTGAGTTTTAATTGATTTAACCAATTGTTGTGAATATATTGCCAATGATGACATATGTGATGACGAAACCCCACCTTTATATTTAACAGTATTAAACCCATCCACAATTTTATGATTAGACTCTATAGATTCACGAAATCGTTCTAAATGGTGTTTATCTTTAATCGATAATTTCATTTCTAATGAGTTACCGGATTTTCTTTCTCTAATATAACCATCAGCATAAAGAAATCCTAACCAATAAGCCTTTTCTTCTGTATCTATTATGTCGAAATAATTATGATTAACATAATATCTTCTGTTAGTTAATTCAAACCCATTTAATTTAAGAATCCTATTAATCGGTGATATTGATACATTAAAATATTCTGCAACTTTATGAATACTTTTTAATTGTTTGTACTGATTTACAACATCAGTTTCATTTAATAATAACTTCTCCATACTAATAAATATCAGTTAGTTAGGAGAAGTAACAATAAAGAATAATAAATTATTCTTTGAGTTGGTATTCCCAACCATTTTCTTTTTTTATTGGTATTATCTCTAAATCCAAGAACACCGCATTTTGTTCGTTAGCATATAAACCCAAGATATTATAATCGTAGAATTCTTCCGCTTCACCTTCCGTCATTAAATCTCGTTCTTGTAGGATATTAAGTATTTTTCTCTTTGAATACAACATCTTTCTACCCGGAGAACCAAAGTCCTCAACAATCCCAACGATAGCACCTTCCAATCCGGTTAACATTACAGCCCCTTCTGCGTATTCATCAATATCAACTAACATTTTCATATTTTTTAATTTATAAAATTATAGTTATTTTATTTAATATTGTCTATTATTAAAAAATATTTTTTATAAAGTATAACTTTTCATACTTTTCGTGATATTTATATATAAAGACAATTATGAAACCAAGAAAAAAAGAAGAAGATAAAAAAATTAAATTCGCAATTAGTTTAGACCCTAAACTTTTTAAGAGAATGGATAAGGAAATGATAAACAAATCAAGATTGATTGAAAATTTAATTAGAGAATATTATGGAAACAAAGATTTGTAATAAGTGTAAAGAAGAAAAAGAGATTTGTGAATTTGGTGTAAATAAATCAAACAAAGATAAACTTCAAAGTATCTGTAAATGTTGCGATAAATTAAAATCAAAAGAATACAGAGAAAAGAATAGAGAAAAATACTTGTTATCCCAAAAAAAATCTTATTATGAAAATAAAGAAAAACGGTCTATATCTAGTAAACAATATTATAAAGATAATAGGGATAATATTATTAATAGAAATAAAAAATATTATCGTAATAATATAGACAAATATAAAATTACAAAAAAAGAATGGCACGAAAAAAATAAAGAAAAAGTTTTAAAAAAATCAAAAGAATATAGTCAAAAAAATAGGAAATTATTATCAGAATACGAAAAAAATAGACGACATACTGACCCATTATTTAGAACCGTAAGATATGTCAGAAATAGAATTAACCAATACCTAAAATCTAAAAATTTTAAGAAAAACAGTCAATCATTTGAACTCGTTGGTTGTTCTCCTGAAATACTTAAAAACCATATTGAAAATCAATTCACCGAAGGAATGACTTGGGAATTAATGGGTAGATACATTCATATAGACCACATAATACCATTATCATCCGCAAAAACCGAGGATGAAGTAAAAAAATTATGTCATTATACTAATCTACAACCTTTATGGGCTAAAGATAATTTAATAAAATCAAATAAAATAGAATAACGGGGTCATACCCCGTTATTTTTTTCCAAGTTTTTTATTTTTCTATCCAAATAAAACATAGCTTTCTTCAAATCCTCAATTTCTTTAGATGGGTCTTTCTTACCGGCTCTTGAGATATACTTTACCGTATTACCCAAATGAAAATCTAAGTTCCAATTTTCTATCACCTTTATCGCTTCATACGGATTCGAAGCTCCCCCATAATGGTCAGGGTTTTTCACCATTTCTTTATTATTTTCCATCATCTTCTTTTTTAATATCTTGACACAATAAATTTATATCCTCAGGTTTGATAACAAATCTAAATTTAACAACTAACAATTCACCACCACTATAATCACCAATCATTTCCATATTAGAACCTTTAACTAACATATGTAATCCACCAACTAAATCACCAACAGGTCCTAAAAATTTAAGAACAATTTCTGTAATATTAGTCAAGTCAGCAGGATTAAATGTATATTTAACTGTTTGGTAGATTTCTGTTGTGAAAATAAAATCTTCACCAACATTCTCAATATGGAATTTACGGAACAAATATTCCGGAACATCAACTCCAACAAAATTTATAATGAACCTATTATCCATTAAAGGTTCTATTGCTTCAAAAATTTTATTCATAATTTTACTATATAATATTTTCCTAATTTAATACTTTTTACATACCCATTTCTCACCGAGAATAATGGTTTTGTTGTTACGTTCATCCCAAATCCGGGAGAACCAAATCGTATAGACCATCCATCCGATGATTTGTTATATAAAATCGGGTAATTTAATATTCGTATTATGGTCTGACTAAGATTTGTTCCAATAGTGTAAGTTTTTTTAGACAGCCACATAATACCCTTCACTCAGATTACTCTCTTTAACATAACCTTCAGATATTAAAATGTCTAATTGTTGTTTCGTCTTATCCTCATCAAGTTTAAGGATGTACTTTGAAATGTAACTAATGTGGATTGGTTGTCTTAACTTATCCATTAACGCTTTGATTTGATTCTTGTCCATTTTTATATAAATTTGATTTAATTTCATCCTCTGTTAAACCTTCAACATACCAGTAATAAACTTTTGAAGAGATTTCATCTAAAAAAATAATGGCATCAGCGTTAAATAATTTTTTTAACCCCAATCCATTATTTATATAAATTTCGATTGTTTCTTTATTTACGTATCTTTTATTAAAACTCATTGTAATAATTTTCTAACAACTTTTTCGCTCTGATGAATATATGATAATATCTTTCGTTTAAATATCGGTAGTAGAGTTTGTTCTAATGGAAACACATCACTACAAAACACTTCAAACACAGGATAAGTACTCTCGTTATTCTTTTCGTATGTTTTAGAAAATTTAGAGATAATTTCTGAGATAGTCAAATTATTTTGCTCACCTTCATAAATTAATTTTAATGAAGTTTTAGTTTGTCCATTTGTTTTATAAATTCTTCTTGTAGTGTATTGCCAAATATAGACTTTTTCAGGCGTTTTATAAGTGAAGAACCCGGATTTGCTTTGGAGATTGTTTTTATTTTTCTTTACAACAACATCAATAGAATCATAAACTATACTCCATATTGATTTAGCAAAGTTAAAATAATCGTAAAGTTGTGGCTGACTATTCTTTAATATTTTGTGATATTCAACCACCTCTTCATCATCCAATACAGGAATATCCTTAACCTTCAAATCAGATAACACCAGTTCATCGTCATTGGAGGTTAATTTCCTGTCGGTATATAAAATTTTGTTTTGGGTTAATAATGTTTGCATATTCCCTAAGTGAAGGGAAAGCTCTATAAACATAGGATATACTTCCATTCGTTCAAGATATTGATTCATCTTTTGGAAGTAATCTAATAAAACATATTGTTTTTGTTCCGCATCAAGAATACCATCGAATAACCAATCGGTATTCATAATAAAATTGTTCTTATTTTTTCGTTTCTTTTCCATATTCTATAAATAAAGATAAAATAAAAAATGGAAAAAATGAATAGTTTTAGTTAATTCTCATTACATAGTATGTTATACCATTAACATCTTCGTAGTCATAATTACCATCATAATCATTCATAACACCATAACCATCAGCATCAACTAACCCTTGAGCTAAAGCATCCTCATCAATATAATTTTTAATATCTAATCCCATCTCTTTTAGATAATTTAAAGGGTCTCTTCTAACGTATCTAACATATTCTTCCACTTTATCCTCAATCATTTCTTCCGTTGGTTCAGTTTCAGGTTCGATACTGTCTAATTCTTCTTGAAGAGCGTCGATATGGTTTTGAAAGTCCTCATAAAAGTCATCATAATTTTCATCATCAGGGTCTAAGTCCGATTGTTGTTGTTCAAAGTCAGCAATTTCAGATTCAAGTTCCTCAATTCTTCTTTCTTGTTCCGGAGTTAATTCAAAGTCACTATCATCAAAGTAACCTTCAGGATAATCTCTAATTTGAGAATCATAATCTTCCTCAGCCATTCTAACAATTTCGTCTTCATCTAAATAATCATCAATAAATCCGGCTCTAAACCCATCAAGTCCCACATCATCAATAAAACTTTTAGCATACTCTAAAGCACCACTCTCCATTTCTTCCTCGGTACCCACGGTATATTCTCTATCTTTAAACCCGTCAATTAAAACTTCAAATGTTGTTAATCCATAATGAGTGTACTTTCTTGGGTACATCATATATACATCCACATTATTTTCTTCTAACTCTTCAATTTCTTCTTTTGTTTCTTCAATAGCATCAAACAAATCAGACACTCTATCACTATCTTCGATTTCTTCATACTCTCTTTCTAAATCTTGAAGTTTTCTTTTTAGAATAATAAGTTTTTCTTTATCATCATCTGATAAAGGTTCAATATCACCGTTATTTTCCAAATAATCAAATAATGCGTGAGCCTTTTCACCTAATTCGTCCGTATTTTCAAGGTTCCATTCATCATCTTCTCGAAGTGATTCTTGTTCGGATAATTTTGCGTTTAATTCTTGTCTTTCTCTAATTTTCGCTCTTTTACTATCATAATCACTAACATACCCTTTAACATTCGTCCCTTCAATTGATGAAATATTAGTTCTTGAAATGTTTAAGTTTCCTTCAACATACCCAACGTTACCCAAACTGTCTGTTGGTGTACCATCAAGATTTAAATCCCCGGTAATCCATAATGGTTTCCCTTGGAATTTTTTCATTTTAGTTACCGCTTTACCGTGATAACTACCGTAACTCATTAGTTCCAAATATTCTTCCGGACTAATTTTATAATATTCATCCTCAACTTGTTCAGCAAGTCTTCTAATATATTGAGATAACTCTTCCCTATTTAATTGTATTTTTCTACTCATACCTATAAATATTCACAAAGATATAAAATATATTTACAAATTACCATTATGTTTGATATTTATTAGTAATATGAATTGTGGTATATATAAAATTCAAAACATTAAAAATAATAAAATCTATATTGGTAGTTCAGTAAATATTACTAATAGAGAATATAAACATTTTTGGATGTTAAATAAAAATGTTCACGACAATAGTTATTTACAAAATTCATTCAATAAATTTGGTAAAGATTCTTTTTTATTTGAAATAATAGAACTTTGTTCTTATGAAGAATTAATAATTAAAGAAAATTACTACATTAGTAAATATAATTCAAACAACCCTGAGTTTGGGTATAATTTAGCAACCGTAAACGAATTCAGACGAAATACATTTAATAATGAAGTTAAAGTTAAATTATCAAAACATAATTTAGAAAAAAATGGTAATTTTAATAAGTTTTCATTAATAAACATACTAACCAATGAAGAATTCATTTTTGAATCCTTAGTTGATGGAGCTAATTATTTAATAAATAATGGATTCACAAATGGTAGCCCAAGAAATGTAAGGATGAAATTATCAAATTCACTGAGGAATAAAGAAGTTAATAATGGTGGTTCAGGAAGTATAAGAAAAACTTGTTATAAACATAAATTCAAAATAATAAACTAATTTAAAATCAATTAATTATGTCGTGCGGATGCAAAAACAAAGGTAATCAAGCTCCACAACAAGCTCCACAACAAACAAACACTCAACAAGGTCAAAGCCAACCAGCAAGTCAACCTATTCAAGAGTCAATTCGTAAAGTGGTTCAAAAATATTACAAAAAGTAATATCTAAACGTTTGGGGTTAAAAAAATTGAGGGAACATTTGTTCCCTTTTTTTATTTATAATTAATTTTATTTTCCATATCATTCAATATAATTTGAAAATTATGAAGTATATTAATGAAAATTCAAACAGAGGAATAGTAAATCTATTTGCAGATTTTATTGTTAAAGAAATTAATAAGATACATCAGTACGATGTTGTTATTGAAGTTACCGATTGTGGTAAATTTTTTATAGTAAATGGAATGACGAATTCCGATAAAATATTAGATATGATTAGAGTTAAAGATTCGTTCGTTGAAACTTATAAATCTTTATTATCATCATTCGGTTATGAAACTTTAAATATTATAGATTTAATCATCTATAACCGGGAGTTAAAAAAGAAATCCGACTTTACCTTTGATTTCTATAACTCATCAAGACCATCATATCATTGGGAGGTAATTAATACATTAATCGATAATCCCCAACCTAAATTCAATTCCATCTCTTACACTAACAGATTAGAATATGAATTAGATTACTCTGAAGATGATACATCAAATTTAGAATTTTATACCTACGCACCATTAAACATTTCTTCGGAGTTCCCTCACGGATATAGTTTAAGTATGGGAAGACAGGAATATTATTATTCTGAATACATCTGTAATCATCTTTTTGACATAATTTTAACCTCAAAATTAACGTTTAAATATTCGTCAAATAAAATTGATGATGATAACCAAATTAATATCCAATCAATGAGTTTATTCCCCAAAAAAGACATCATCTCAATGGTCTTAGATGTGTTTGATTTTGATATGTTATTATTTAATGATAAAATCAAAGATTATGATATTATAGACGACATTTTAAAACCATTCGATAAAAAACCTTGGTTAGTTAAAGATAGATTAAAAGACCTGATTTTATTTTAAAAAGAAAATCCCCTAAAGAGGGGATTTTTTTATTTTCCTAAATGTTCTTTAATGATTCTAACACCATCTTCGATTTCTTCGTAATCTCTCTCAGGAGCATAAAGATAACTTTTGTGGTCATCAGTATCCGGTGATTCAACAATCATAAATGCCGGAACATATTCATTCTCGGTTATCTCAACAAACATATCATATTCGTCTTTGTATTCATCAATATCCCGTTCAACAAAATCTATATTAGATTCTTTTAATTGGTCTTTCATTTGAACACAATACGGACAACCTTCCATTGTGAAAAGGATAACTAATTTATCCATTTAATAAATTTTCAACAATTTCTTTTATCTGACTTTCAGTTTTCATACCAGGTTGTGAAAACATTTCTTTTCCACCTGAAAATGATTTAAGTGTTGGTACCGCTCTAACACCTAATTCAACCGCCAAATCTCTATTTTCTTCAACATCCAATGTGTATAATTTAACTTCTGAGTCTTTATTTCTATATTCTTCTGAAACTTTATCAAATGTTGGTTTCATCACTTTACAGGGGCCACAAAATTTTGCCCAGAAGTCAATAATTAGTTTATCCCCATTTTTAATTTTTTGTCTTAATTCTTCTTGTGTAATTTCCATAATATTAAATATTTTTCCATCTGTGGTTATTTTTTAAATTATAATATAACCAATCTTTAATTTGTGGGTATTGTTTTTTAATTTCTTTAAACTTAGCCCCGTTGTTTATTTTATTTTTTATTTCTTTTATAAGTTCAATACCATATTTGGAATTTGTTGTTTGAACGGCGGTTCTAATATTAACCGCTCGTTGTTTTTTTTCTTTTTCGGACATTGAGTCCCAACCGTTTTTAACAGACAATCTTCTTTTTTCTCTCTCTTCATCCGCTTTATCACCATACAATTCCTCATATGTTTTACCTTTATGAGAATTACCATTTTTAACCGCCTCACATATTTTAACCCTCATTTCCGGAGAATGGACATATCCTAAACAACCTTCACCACCAAATGTAGAATTTAACCCATTATTATATGAATCATATTGTTCTATATATTTTTTTTCCGTTTCATATATAATACTCAAATCACATTCTTCAAGTAATTCTATGGTGAAATTATCTTGACCATATTTTTTCATTGAGTTATATAATTTTGACTTATAATCTGTTTTAAAACATCTATATAGATGTTGATTAAATCTATGACTTAAAGAATTAACCGTACACCCTATGTAGATTAAACCGTTTTCTTTATTTGTTATTTTATATATTTTTCCTTTTTCTGAGCTCATTGGTGTCTTTTATTATAAATATCACCAAGTAGCGTAAAAATTATTTTTTTATTGTTAATCTTTTTATTTGTTGTAGAAGAAATTCTACCGCGTTTTGTTTATCCGCTTTTGTTAAAATAAATATCTTCGTTTCTGACTTACGTAATATTAAAATACCCGACGAATCATATTCATACAACCTATTTTGATAAACCATATTATGTTCATCATTTACAAAAGTTTGGAACCAAAGTAAATGATGTTTTCCATAAAATTTATCACAATCCTCTTTAGTCATTGATGGATTAACTTCAACAACACTAGGGAATGTTTTAAATCTTTCCTTAAAAATTTCTATACAATGTTGGGGTATATCATTCATACTATAAAGGGAATTCATCATCATCATCCCAATTTTGAACCGGGACAACATTTAAATTATACGAATTTAATTTCATAATTGAATCGTTTTCCCAAACTAAATAAACACCTTTGTCTCTTGAATCATTAGTAAGATATTTATACCCCGTTCTATCGTATTCTTTGATTGTGTAATCCGAAAATACTTTTCTACCACCAAATTCACCTTCGATTTGTAAAGTATCAAACGTTTTCTCATACACCATAACTGAGATTCTTTCATCCAACTTGAAGATGGCATCATCCCAAGAACTATCCAATCTATGATTGTATTTACCTAAAGTTTGAACTCTGTTTAAATTAAATTCAATTTTGTCAGGCCAAACCAACGGAATTATTTGATATTCAATCGAAGCTCTTTCTTCAGTATCACCCTCACCACGTCTTAATGAAATCAATAATGAATCAACTCGTTTAATATAGGATTTAACACAATTGCTTTGAAACATCGATTCATTATTATATCGTTTGGATGTTAATAACACCTCAGGGAAATAAGGTCCGTCTTTAGTTAATATTACTTCATTTATAAACTCAACAAATTTTGGATTGTAAACTCTTGTAAAATCACCATTAGTATAATGACTATACTTTTCAGACCATTCGTAATGCTCTTGGGTAAATTCATCGTGAGTTCTTGATTTCCATTTAACCGGTTCCACATTTCTCAAAAAATTATAAAACCGAATATGGTCATTAAACGTATGGTAGTTAATTAATTTTTTATAATACAATTTATAAATCTCAAAAAAATTGGATTTTTCAGATTTAGATAAATAACTTATAAAGGTTAAATTTCTATATACAGAAGGTACATCCCAAGAACTTAAAAAAAGATTAATCACCTCATCCGGTTGATTAAGTATAAATTTCTCACCAAAGATTTCACAAGCATTCTTGAAATGACTAGAATCTAAAAATTTATCAACGGTGTGTAATGATTTCTTAATCTTATCACCCTTTAAGTTATGAACTTTCATTAAGGCATCAACATATTTGTAATCACACTTCACCAAATCTTTCTTTTTTGGTTGCGGCCACGCACCAATCAGTTCATACCAATTGTTCGGATACTTAATTCCTTGATAATCCAAATATCGTTTATAGATTTTTTGTTCTGGTAATAAGTCAGGATATTTTTCAGTTCCGGGAATTGAATTAACAAAGAGAGATACCACTTGATTTACTATTGTTGAGACATCAATAGTTTTTTTCTCATCCGAACTAAAACTATTTCTAACCCACTCTCTCATTCTATTTATTGGGTCAGTGTTAAATAAAGCCCTACTAATTCTTTTTCTACATTTTCTTTTCAAGTGATAATTGTCTATCGACCCAAGATATAACGCATTGGTTTTATGATTAAAGGTTATAAACTTACATTGAGTATTAGTCTTGAACCATTTAGACTGAATTCTTCTTCGTCTATTATACCAAAACATTTTGAAGGTAATCTTATCTCCCTCCTTAGTAATACACATAATTCTTCGTGTATGATTAACCATCGCAAATGGATTTCCGTAATTCTCTAAATATTTTTCTTCGGTGGTATATTCAGATTTCAACTCAAAATGACCCCAAGGTGCATAACTACGATATTCGGTAACATTATTACCAAAAATATCAACCTTTACCGGGTCGGTATCATATTTAATAGGATTGGTATCTAAGTATTCTAATACTTGATATTCTTTTCTAGTAAGATTAAAGATTTCTTCCCTCATAATAACACATTACAGGTGCAAAAGTAGTTAAAAAAAATTAAAAATTCAAATTAATTAAGGGAAATTTCACCAAATGGTGTTTGGATAAAGATAGATTCTATCTTTTCCTCATCTATCTCTTGATTTTGTGATTGTTTAAGTTCAACAACAATAGAAATTAGTTGTTTTTGAGTTAAAGAAACGTCCTCACCATTTTCAACATTTCTATATGATTGTTCTTTAACTTTTTCATAGAAGTCCTCCTTTAAAACATCCCCAATCAACTGAAGTAAGTCGTTGGGGTTGTTATTAAAGAAAGTTATAAATTGATTAATGTAGATTTCAACATCAACATTTTTCATTTGTGTAGTGTTTTATTTAATACTAAGTTAAGTAATAGAATCCCATACCTTCGTCTTCTAATCTGTCTTTTAGTTTTTGAGGAATGTGAATATTTGGATTAACATCTTTTAAGTTAATGAAATCCATATCGGTTAAATTAACAATACATTCAGGTAATGCCTGTAATTGTTTGTTATTAGGTAACGCCAAGAATTTCAAATTCGTTAATTGACAGATAGAGTCCGGTAATGTTTTTACGATATTTTGTAACATCAACGCCTCTAAGTTTTTAAATCTTCCAATTGTTGATGGAACATCTAACGCAATGTCTTCTTTACTCTTATTGTTAATCAATAATTTAGTAATCGTATCCGGTAAAGTTGCAAACAAATCATCAAAACCATACAAAGCTACGAATTTACCTGCCGCACTATCAGGGTAATTAATTTCAACAATATCACCACCTGAACCAACAAGTCCTTTTGCAAACTGAGGTTTGAAATACTCTTTTAAATCCGAACCTTGACCATTCAAGAACTCAACTAAATTGATACCTCTATCGCGTCTATCCATATACTGATTAGATGGGAAGTGGAATTGATATCTATTCTTAGGTAATCCTGTTTTCTTACCATATTCAGTATCAGTATTAGGAAGAATAACATATAACGGTCCGTCTTTAATGTAATGGTCAAAATATGAACCATCAACCTTAGATGTACACCAATTGGTTTCATCATTAATATCTTGAGTATCGTAATAACCCCCAAAATAACAAGCCGCATCTTTACCAACTTGTCCTTTATCCTCAATCTTAACGATAGTCCAATCAGGAGTTTCTAATTCAATATTAGACCCCGGATATTGGAATGGATTTTCTTTAGTAATTCTTTCCTCTTTTGATGACTTAGAATCTTTACTCAATTTAAATTCATCAACAGCCAAAGATAATTCCGCCGGAGTTAATTTATTAATATCTCTTTGGTCTTCAGGTAAACGATTTTTAAATCTTTCGTATTTTAATAAATCAACATTCATTTTATCCATATCCTCTATGAATAAACGTCTATATTCTTGAGCGGCTCTTTTATATTCAGGAGTTCCAACTTCATACTCTAACTTTGGTTGTACGAAGTTTTTTAACATCCATTGAACGTATTTACCAACTTTAACCTTAGACATCTCTTCGTATGTCGCACCCTCTTTATCAAACCCATTAGGAACTTTAGTATCCGGGTCACCAAATATAATTGTTTTTAAGGTATCAAAATCCATAATACCTTTTGGTGATTTACCCGGCTCAGTTTTAATTTTTGGATTTGGTTTTACAAACTTATCATACAATAATTGTAAACGAGCGTTCTCAGTTATTAAATTAGATAGTACCGATGTAATTTTCATTTTTTAATTGTTTTTATTATAAATATTCGTTTTTTGTAAATAATTCACCAAAGACCATTTACTTTTTACAGGGACAAAGATAATAACTTTTTTTAATCCGCCAAAAATTATTTTAAATAATTCATAATTAATAATTCCTCACCCATATTTTGAGCTTTACCTTTTTTAGCTGCAGCCGCTTTAGCAAACTCCTTTTTCTCCCATTTATACTCATTCTCCGGGAACCAATCGTGTAATTGGGGAAAATCATAATAAGATAAAGAAAACTTACCTTGAATGGACTTTAAACAATTCGCCAATCTTTCGTGGTCCTCTCTTCCAAAATCGTGATTTGAATAATAACTACCTTCACCTACAATATAATACGGTGGGTCAACATAATAATAAGTCGTAGGACTGTCGTATTTTTTAATAACCTCTTGGAAATCCATATTTTCAACGTGAGTTATACTTTCAAATAATTTTTGCCATTCAGGTTTTTTTAACTTATTCTTAAAAGATGTGAATTTTGAATGGTATTTACCTTTTAAATCTATAAATTTTGATTTTGACGGATTAGCCCCTGAAAATACCTGAGTTAATACATAAACGTATTTTGCAGCCAATTCATAATTAGGTTCATCATCGAACACTAAATCATCCTGGTAAATTTCGTGTTGAAATAAATAAAAATTTTCAGAACAAATTGGATTTGTTGGTGTAACATCTTTTTCCTGTACTATCAATTTTTCACACTCATCCAATAATTTTTGATGATTAACCACACAACGAAATAAATTATGATTAAGAGGATTAAAGTCATTATATACTATTTTATTTAGATTCGGATAATCCTCTAATTTCATACCGAAAAACACCCACATCATTCCACCAAAAACTTCAACAAAGTTTTCAACATCTTTTGGGATGTATGGAACTATGAATGTTTGCATTTTACTTTTACCACCAATATATGATATCATATTATTTTATTTCTTTAAATTTTATTAATTTTCTTTCTAACAATGTTACAGCATTTGTGTAAATATAATTCTTAAAATTAATAATATCCATTATTTTACTAATTTTAATTATTGAATAATTCTCATATTTATATAGTTTTCCAAAACCTAAAAATTTAATAATATCATTATTAAAATCATTATTTGAACATATACCAACAACAAAAGAATTTGGCCTATTTTTAATTTTAGAAATACTACCATCCCCATCAAAATACCCTCTAATAAAATGTGGCATTAGAACCTCACTTAACTTAGGTAATCGTATTTTTTGTGTTTTGTTATTAACACACCCCAAATCAAACAACCTATTAACCATTAAATTTGAATAAATTGTAACTGAGCAAAATTTAGATTTTTTATCAACACCACATTTTATTGGGTTATCACATTCTAAATCATTTAATAATTTTGAGATATGACCTACGTCAGTATCTTTTAACTTCAACTTTAACTCCCCACTTTTACCATCTTTCATTCTAACATATCCGTCAGCATATAAAAACCCTAACCAATACGCGGATTTTTCATTTAACTCGTCAAAAAAATGTTCATTAAGTTTATACTTTCTCATAATAATCTTTAACCAATTTTTGAATAAACTTGGAGATACTAATTTCCTCGTTTTTCATTTTATCAAAAAGATGTCGGTCAATACTTATCCCGTATTTGACTTTTTTATCTTTATCTTCTTTATTAGGTCTTCCTATCTTTCCCATATATTATAAATATAACAAAATATAATAAAAGTGCGTTAAAAAGTAAAGTTTTTTAAATACAAATATAGTTTCACTATCAATTTTTTTTTACTATACTTATTGAAAAATATTTTAAATATGAAAGAACCAATCGAAACTCAGATTATAGAAGAGAAGGATATTATTGATGTTACCCCCGAACAACCCGAAAAAGAATGTAAGTCCTGTAAGCAGAAAGGTTTAAAACCCGGACAATGGGCGATGATAATTAGTTCTTTTTATATTTTATTCGCCTCGATATACGGAACAATTAAATTAGTCCAAAATCTTTTATCATTATTTTAAATGAAAAACCCTACAGATGTAGGGTTTTTTTATCTTTTAAACTTAACATATAATTTGATATACAAATCACCTCGATTATGATAACCTTTACCTCTAACCCTTAATGGTTTTGAAGTATCAAACACTTCAGGTAATTTTATGGATAATTCACCTGATGGGTGTGGTACCATTATCTTATCATTTTTAATTGTGACTAAATCAAAGTAAGCATTGTAGATTAAATCATCCAAGGACTTTTCAAAATTACCCTCAGGTTGAATTTTAACTTTAATAACTAAATTACCGTACATCCCGTCTTTGAAATCACCTTTTCCTTGTACTTTTAAAAATTGACCTTCGTCGATTCCGTGAGGTAATTTAATGGTAATTGTTTCAATATTTGAAGTTGTTGTATTTCCGTGACAGGTTCCACAAGTTGTTTTATAAGTAAAACCTTTTCCCCCACAACTATTACAAGGTTGTCTCATTATTTGAATAAATAAACCGGTTCCAATTTGTTGAGTGATAAACCCGTCACCATTACAGGTTGAACAAGTTACTTTCTCCCCACCATCACCATTACATCCACCACATTTATGGTTTCTAGAGTATGTAATAGTTTTTTCACCACCTTTAAATGATTCGACGGCACCAACAACCACTTCAATTATTTTATCCGGAACCGCTCGTTTTCTTTGTCTATGTTGCATATTTGCAAACATATCACCGAAAGGATTGAATCCTCCTCCAAATGGGTCAAAACCTCCACCAAATGGGTTTCTTCTTTGATTATCATACTGACTTCTTTTATCCGGGTCACCTAAAACTTCGTAAGCCTCAGAAATCTCTTTAAATTTATTTTCATCACCTCCTTTATCCGGATGATGTTTTTTAGATAATTCTCTATAAACACGTTTAATCTCATCTTGATTCACGTTTTCATTAATCCCTAAAATTTCATAATAATCTTTATTCATAACATTTCCCCAATTTTCTATTTAAATAAAATATATTATTATTTTTAACAATTTCAATCAATTTAAAAGATAATTCATTTGAAATTGAAAAGGAATATATACTACCTTTTTTATTTATTTTATTTTTAATATCACCTAAAAAAATGATTAGTGTATTTTTAACCCATTCTAACATTTCATAAGAACCTAAAAAAATTATTCTAACTCGACCATTTTTATCTTTATATACCGTACCATCCCCATCCATTAATCCTATTATGAATGATAATTTATTTAAATCGTTATCAATTTTAGGTGGTTTGTTAATTAAAGTTTTATTAGGAATAATATTAAAATTTTCTCGTAAATCATTAATAATTTGTTTTGAATACACGTTTATCATACAAGTTTTATTTTCCTTACCAAAAGACACTCCATTCTTAATAAAAATAGGTGATTCGGTATCTATCGCACTTTTAAATTTTTCTAAATGTTCATAATCTTTAATTGAAAGTTTAATACCCAGTGATGATGTTTTATTCGTCATCACCCAACCATCAGCAGAAATAAACCCTCCCCAATAACAATTGATAGTATTTGGATTAGTAAAAAAGTTATGATTAACTTTATACTTATATTTCCGTTCAGTTTTTCTAAGGTCATAATCACATTTTAACCCTAACAAATACCCTCTATTTATTATAGAACTTTTACTTCTATTAGGAAATATTTCAAGTAATTCAACAATAGTCTTAGATGGAAAATATCGCATCATTAACTCATCTTCTTCTTTAGACCATTTTCGGGATGATAATTTTAATTTTGATAATTTAGTGTTTATTGATGTAACCGACCTTCTCAAATGTTCACCCAATTCTATTACACTCATAAGTTTATAATTTTCAATTAAAAAATCATAATCTTCTTTAGTCCAATTTTTTCTCATTAATTTTCGTTTATTAATAAATATCAAGATAAAGTAAAAAGTTTCAGTTTTTTTTTATTTTTTAGTTTATAAAAATCTTCCATACTTTACTTATATTTAAATTAAGTGTAATTTATATCTATGAATTATTTAATAGTATTATTCAAAAATAAGGTAAAAAAGAAAATAATCAATAAGTTCAAAACATCAAAAAGAGCTAATGATTATTATAACTCACTATTGGAAAATAGTGATAACGTTATATTTGATAAAAAATATGAAAATGGTTTTGAATGTGGTTACGAAATAGCAATCCTTGAAAAAACCTCCGGGACATTTTTACCCGTGTTTTTAAAAGACGAATTCGGTAGAAACATTAAAATTAATTTAGATGATGAAGATTATACGATATCTAAAATAAATAAATACAGAACTGAAGAACTAATACTAGATTATCAAACCAATACTAAAATAACCTCAATGGAATTCATTAAAAAATATTTGAAAGGTGATGGGTTAAAATTAGTATCAAAACTAAATAATAAAGTTGTAGTGCAAAATGATGATACTTTTAATTTATTCACATTAAAAAATGACGACGACTCCTCGAGATTTATTGATTCCATATCACAACATCTATTTAAAGAAAAAAAAATGGATTGTATTTTCGTCAAAGACTACTCAACAACCCAAAGAAAATATCTTTACAATATTTTAACCGAAAAAGGATTTTCTAAACATTATCTTCAACGTCAGTCGACGACTCATCCTTCAACAAAAACATAAATTCAACTCCCGACATATCAATTTTAAATTGTTTATAATTTCTATCAATTTCCCTAAAATTATTTTGAACTTTTTTAAAACTATTGTAATCTAATTCTAATGCCACTGCCATAGTACCACCCGGGAATAAAGTTTGTAGTCCATCCGCAACTAATGCTAGTTTTTCTATAACCCCATCAATACTTTTTTGATTCTCTCCCATAATGTTAATTTTTTTGGTGGTTTAGGAATAATATCCTCTTTTTTATATTTTGTAATTTCTTTGATAAATTTTTCTTTTTCTGATTCTAATTCAATAAAATCTTTAACTTTCTCCTTATTTAACTTTTCCAGCTCCTTGGACACTTTCTTCCCCATCTTCTAACGTTATTTTTTTAGTTTCAGGTTTAATTTCAAAACTCAACCCTTTTAGATTATTTAAGTTTGATTTTTCAAATATTGATTTTAATTCTTCAACTTTATTCTGAAACAATCTTTCTTTTTCCTCTAACTCAAGATTATAATTTATAATCCCTTTTATGTTTTGTGTTATTAATCCGACCGATTCTTCCGTTATTTCAGTAACAAAAGAAAACATTCTCTCATTATCAATCTTACTTGGTTGTTCCATCACTTTTTCCTCATCAACATATCTTTTTAATAGTTTCCAATTTTTAGGAAAACTAACATCAAAACTTAGGTATGTTTCTAACTTTCTAACTGATTGTAGATATGGTAATAATGATGAAAATTCTTTATATAAACTCATAGTTAATTTTTAATAATATATGTTAAACAATACGATATTGATAATCCAAGAAACATAAGTTCCCATTTATCCCACACCATAGGTTTTGGTGGATTTGAGAATAGGGAACTTATTATTCTACTAACCGTTCGTAATACGGTTAACAATGAAAAGATGAATACAAATAAATAAATTGTATTAATATCAGTCATTACTTGTTTTTTTCCTTTTCTTCTTTAATTCTTTTTCTTTCCGCTAAAATTTCTTTTCTTAAAGAATCAGATAATTTTTTTAGTTGACCGGCAGCATTTCTTGCTCTTGTACCGGCACTATCATTACCACCAAAAAATTTAGTAGTATTTACAGATAGTTCTTCAATTGCTAATTTAATTTGTTCTAATGTTTCCATTTGAATTGTTTTAATTTTTATTTATAATGTTAAAAATAATTTTATTTACCTCATAGTAAATACTATTACTCTATTTGTTTATCCAATAATTTATATATGGTAGTGAGCATATCTAAATCAGATTTTGTGAATGATTTATTTAAGTTGTATAAATCATCAAAAAAATAACTAATTGATGTTTTTACTTTTAAATTTTGTTGGTGATAGAAGGTTTCATCAAAAAAAGACTCAAAATAATCGTAATGTTCACCTCGTTTATTGAATTTAATATTTTCACGACTAAAACTATCAATTATCTTATCCCAACACCATTCAAAATGATGTCTATCATCATCTTCACTAAGGGTAATTTGAGTTTCTTTATTTTCACTTTCACCCAAATAGGTATCCATAATTAAATTATTCAATGAGTGTGTGAAATCAGAATATAATTCTAATTTTTCAGGTATAATATTATTTACTCGGAACCAAACGTCAACGTCTTCCGGTTGTAAAGGTTTTGATATGTAGTTAAAAAAATTCTCCATAGAGTTCGTCTATGGAGAAAATATAGTTCTAATTAAATAATTGTAAATTATTGTGTTTTCTGATTATAACCTATTAATGATTTCATTCTATCAAACTCTTCATTAATTTGTTTTTGTTTTTTATCAGGTATTGATTCTAATTTAGACATTAATTTATCACTTTCGTCCTCACCAGCTTTATCCGTAACTATTGGTTGTGGGGCTTTATTATACGCCTTTTGTTTTATTTGACCTAATAAATTTTTCTTTCTAATTTCGTTACGTTTTTTATTAACATTGGATTCACCAGTATTCGCCCATTCAGGGTTATTACCCGTTCTTGAAGAACCCTCAATATTATCCGTTACCCAATCTTCATTAGGATGGATTTCATCATATACTAAATTTTCTTGACCGGCAGCTGTTAGATTATCAGTATATTCTTCAACCGCTCCCGATGGTATATAAGCCTTTTTACTCATTTTTTCTAATTCACCATTTCCTTTAGGAAATATTTTAGGGTTCATATCATAATCACCTTTAGAACCATCTTTAAGGTAATCCTTCATTTTTTTAGTCACATCTTTGATGTAGTCATCGTTTTCTTTACCGGAACCTTTGTGAGCTTTCTTATAAACTTCTAATCCTCTTGGAGAACCTCCTGTACCTTTAATGTTGGTTTTCTCGTCAGTATCTTTAACTTTTTGTTCTAAAACTATTTTTTCAATCATAGAAACTAACTCACTTTCGGTTAACCTATAAGATTCTTTAATTTTTTTCTTATGTTTAGCCCCTTCATAACCTTTAATATTTTTAGCAAAATTTGCCTTTTTAACTAAAGAAGGACTACCACTGTTTAAAGACTTCTCAATACAAGATTTAGTTACTTCACCTCCACAGTATCGTTTAAATGAACCTTCGGTTCCTTTCTTTTCCATTTTTTCTGTGGCCTTTTGAATGAATTTTTCTTTACCTTCTTTAGTTTCATATTTTTTACCGTCAACAGTAAATTCTTTTTCACCTTTTTTCCTAGCTTGAGCTAACGCTCCTGAAAACGCATTACCTTCATCAGTTTCAGATTTTTTACCCTGTCTTAATATTTTAAAATCTTCAGCGTCAATTTTATTATTTTTGTTTTTGTCTAATCGTCTTTGACGACCTTTTAAAGATTCATTCATACTTGAACCACAGAATTTTTTTGTTCTTTCATCATCCGGACCAAAATTATCCATATGGTATTTACAAGAATCTTCATTTTTAGAATCTAACTCTTCGTTGTCAGAATCTCCCATAACCATATCTTCTTGGACATAATCAAATTCATCCGAATTATTAATATCTTCAACATCGTAAATACCTTCATTCATATCCTCAGACATATAACCACATTCGTTACATTTACCTTCGTACATTGTACCACCACACTCACATACATCACCTTTTATTCTTGAGACAAGGTTATCCGCCTTTTCTTCTAAGGTTTCCAATAAGACTTTGGATACTATTTTATCTAAATAAGTTGTATTTATTTTTTTCATTTTTAGTTTTTTATTATAAATATATTAATTTTTGACTTTATTTCTTAGAAATTAAATTTTCATATTCATAAGCTAAAATAGATTTAATAACATTTTCACTTATATTATGTCTTTTACTTATGTTTTGAATTGCAGTTTTAACTTTTTCGTTCTCAAAAATCTTTAATGCTTTAATATCTCCTTGATTACAATATGGGAATTTTTTACATTTTTTCTTAACCTGAACAAATTTACCCCCGGGAATTTGTGTTTTAGATTTACCTCTCCAATCTTTTTTACTTGTGGACTTCGCCCAAGCCGAAGTCGTTTCATATGAACCGGAAGATGCCGAACCCGTTGCTTCAGTTGCTTCAACTTTTTTAGTTTCACTACAAACACATTTTGATTTAACTCTATCACAAGAATCACAATATTCTTCTTTACCCTCTTTAACACAATTAGGTACCATTTTACCATTTTTCATTTTACCACCAATCTCTTTATACCCTTTCCAACATTCTTCCTCCATTTGTTGTTTTGTGGTTGAAAATAAAGGAGCTTCAAACCCTCCTGCGGAACCTGAACCGGTTGATTCGTTATTTTCCTCTTTACCTACTCGTTTATATTTTGTTTTTTTAATGAAAGGGTCTGAAGTTGTTACATTAGGAACACCAAACTCATTATCATTATCCGAGTACTTTAGATAATCCGGGTCTTTTTTCAAATCTTTTTTAAATTGAGATTTCGCACTTTTATCTTCACCCATAATTGGTTTTGAAACTTTTTGGATTGGTTTTTTCATTTTACTCTTATTGATTATTTTATTTGAAACACCCGTTTTTGTATTTTCAATATTTTCATTTTCAGGTATCGCATTTTTAAATTCATTAGCAACAACAACACCTTCAATACCACTAGAATAAACGTTAGATTTACTCATTTCATCATTCATTGCCGTTTTCAAATCCGAACCAATACTTTCGTTAGTTTTCATAATTAAGCGTTTTTAAGTTTTGGTTCCCAATAACTTCTATTAGTCCACATAAATTGGTAAAATTCTCGAAACATTCTTAAAGTAATATCTTTAATATCACCCTCTAATTTACCTCTTTTAATTTCTTTGGAAATTGTATCAATTAATTTATTTTCGTATTGCTGAATATTTGGACTTCCGAAGAAATCTTTAATTTCTTTACGTATTAACACTTCAATTTCTTTTTTTTCTGTTGCCGTCAATGCCATAATTATCTAACTAATAATAAATAAGATGTTGATATAACACCTAAAAATGTTCCTACTTTATACCAAAAAGATGTTGATTTAGTTTGTTTTAATTCTTTTTTCAAGTCATCATTCATATTTTTAAACTCACCAATCATCAACCCTTGTTGATTTATTATGTACTCATTGTTCTTATCTTTGGATTGTAACAATGAAATAATTGTATCTTTTTGAACATCTCGTTCTTCTAATTTAATCACTTTCTCTTGAGTTAATTTTAATTCCTCCTCACATCCTTCACCTTTAATTATATCTTTAATTGCAAGTCTAGCGGTGGATGGTTTTAATTTAACTCGTGTAGTATCACTGACCTTTACTTGGGATTGGTTGTTCGTATTTGTTTGTGAAAAACAACTCAAGCTCACTGTCAGGAATATTATCAACGTTATTAACTTTTTCATTTGTTTGTTTTTTAATTACTGTTATATTTTTATCAATATGTTGTATTTCATTAGTGATAGTTGTAACATTTTCTTTAACTTCACCAATTTTAGTATCTATTTTTTTAGTTACAAAATGAGCAGAATCAATTTTAGTTTGAATATTCTCTATCTTGTTTTTATAACTTTTAACGTCAGTTTTAATCGTATTAGTTGTAAAAATGTTCCAACCTACTAAACCGGCAATAATCAATAATAAAATAATACTGTCCTTATCTTTAGTTACATCTTCCATTATTCTTCAGTTTTAATTGTTTTTTTTCTTGAAACCAATACTTTACCCCATTTCGCTTTAAACTTCTCATAATTTCTTTTTAGTTTATTTATTAACTCTAAAAATTCATCATCAGCTTTAATCATATCCCCATTAATATAAATACCATTTTCCTCCCCTATTGAGTAGAAAAATTCAATATCTAAATCAATTATGGTTCCGGACCACTCAACATTATTAGGAAAAACATTTAATTTGTTAAAATCAACCATTTCAGTCACTTCATTTACAAATTCATCCATAGTTTCTTGGAAAGCGGATTTTTCATCCGTGGTTAATTGTAAATCAACTTGATTCTTTCCGTGGAGAACAATAATACCTCCGGATATTCTATATCCTTGTTGTTTATCACTTCCAACACTATCATCATCATCAGTTTCGGTATCATCTTGGAATGTATCATACTCTATCTTATCTTCAACTGACTTAGTAATATTTGGTTTTGTTGTAATATTATCATCAGTTAAATCAACACCTTGCTCCGTTAACAAACCATACTGTTTGCGGATGTCCTCATTTAATTTATTAGACCCTAATAAATTTCGTGAAGCGTTTAATAATTGTTTAATTTCATCGTGCGAATTATTCATTTTCAATATATTTTAAAAATTCTTCGAATTTAAATGCCGGACTAACATCAGTAAATGTAGTATCAAAATTACTTTTAGTTACAACTCCCGGATATTTTTCAATTCCATTTATTTTAGTATTATGTTCAATAATCTGAGGTTTTATTTTTACATTATCAAACAACGTTTTACATAACTTACCCAAACTAATTAATTGAGATTCTGTATAAGGTTGCCAAAAAAAATAATCCCTCCATTTTCTTTCAAACACATTACCTTTATAAATATCACCTATCCAGTTAATGTAATAATCACTTAGTGGTTCTTTTTGCAACCATCCTAAGTTTTCCAATGATATTATTATTGAATTACGATTTATATTTGGGTCTTTGAAATATTCAGAGTGTTCATTATTACCTAATAATTGAAGTATTTTACCGTCCCGGGTTATTATGTAATTAGGTATTTTTTTATATTTCCCGTTTAAACGAAACTTCAACGACTGAAGATAGTCGTTGAAGTTTCTTGATGTGTGTGTAAGTATAATTTGGTGTTTCTTTTTTTGTTTTCCAACAGGTTTGAATTCACCATATTTGATGATATCTATCATTATTCATAAATTAAACTTTTATGATTATGGTTTAACGTAACTCAATCTATTTGGTTTTGGTGATTCTTCAACCGTTACTTCCGGGCTAGCAAAATTAATTTCTTCACTAATCGGTAATTCATCTTGAGGTAAATTAATTTCACCGGTATTATCATCAACAATTGGTTTTTCAATAAACTTCTCAACCTCAACCGGAACTTCTTTGATTACCTCTTTTTCGATAATAACTTCTTTTATTTCCACATTATCAGTTTTTCCGGTATCATATTTGGTGAAAAAATGTAATGACGTTAACGATATCACTGGTAATAAACCACCTTCTAAAAATGCCAACCATCGTTTCATAGCAATTACATCCGTAGCTTTTGACCCTAACATTTCCCAAACAGGACCGGTTAGTTCGACCCAAGCTTTAAATAACTCACCATTAGCATCAATTTCTTTATATGAAAAAAAGATATTACCTATCATTTGAATAAATGTAATTAATCCAAACATAAACCATACTCCACCTTTTATCTTGTTAGTAGCAGCAACCAATGCCGTCATAGCACCAATCTCAATAGCGATAGATAAATAAATCGCCCAACTAATGGGATTTGCAATATTATACCAAGAAACAACGTGTGATATTGATATACCAGCAACCAACAATATTGGAACTAAAAACATAGTTCTATTCGGATGTTCAACTATCCAATTCCAAATTTTTTTCATTATTTTTCTAATTTTGAAATTTCTTGGTCAATTTCCGTTTGTCTGTTAACATCCATAATTTTTCTATCCGAAGCTTGGATGGCTCTTTTTTCAGACTTAAGACCCTCAATTTTTATTTCTTTACGAAGATTAACCGATAACGAATCGACAGATTCATTAACTCTTTCGATTCTAGTGTTGGTAGTACAAGTTTTGAAGAATACAATTATCATAAGGAAAAACATTATTCTATTACCCCAAGCGTCAATAAAATTTAATACTGATTTCATATTTTTATTATTTAAGTTTAAATATAAAAGTAAAAAACCTTCTATCATAATAAATAGAAGGTTTTAAACTTTTTACATATATTCAAATAATATTGAACTATCATTCCTTAATTTCCGAAGAGCCTTTTCTTTTATTTGTCTAACTCTTTCCTTGGTTAAATCAAAATCACCACCGATATCTTCAAGAGTTCGAGGTGTACCTGTTAACCCATAGTAATCACCAATAATTACTTTTTCCCTATCGTCTAACACATCTAATAACGACAATAATTTATGTTTTAATTCGTCCTTTGAATTAAAAACCTCATCCGGCATATCCGCTTGGTCATTTTTAATAATATCAATTAAAGTATCACCCTCTTCATTGATATTCATATCTAAATCAACCATAGATGGTAGATTTTGAAATCTATCGTCTAATTTACCCCCGGTTGATTCTATCTCTTTCTTAGCCTTTTGTAAATCTTGAACGACATTCACAGGTAACCGTATTGTTCTTGCATTATCATTCAATGATTGTAGAATTGATTGTTTCACCCACCATACCGCATAAGAAATAAATCTTAAGTTTTTAGACCAATCAAAATTTTGAATGGCCTTCATTAAACCAAGATTACCCTCATTAATTAAATCGGGAAAATCTAATCCTTGATTTTGATATTGTTTAGCAACCGTAATAACGAATCGTAAGTTACCTTCAATTAATTCTTTATAAATTTTATTTTTTTCCTTCTCAGTTAAAACTCCAGAACTTATTAATTTTGCCAATTCTTTTTCTCTTTCAGGTGTCATAACCTTTATTTTACGAATATCTTTAAGGTATAACTGTATTTCTTCTTGGTTGATTGGAATTCCTGAGTTTTTCTCTTTCATAGATTATTGTGAATATTGTTTTAGGATTAATAATTCGTCTTTGTTTAATGATTTAATACCTGACTCCGCCAATTTATCAAATACGTCGTCAAAAGTTAATTTTTGTTTCTTTTGCCTGATTAAAGCAATCTCATCATCATCGTTTTCATCATCAAAATCCGATAAATCCAAGAAGAAAGTGTTTTGAATATGATTCCTTAACATATTCCGTACCTCAGAATCATTTGGTTGTGAATTTTTTGGTTTTTCTGACATATAGTCCGTTATACCATCGTTAAATAAATGTTTGGACACTTTATCCGGTAACCCGTATGACATTTTGTCAGGAGTATAAGGTAGTAATACATAGGTAATTGTTTCAACACCTAGTATAATTTCAATATACTCCCTAACATCTTCAAATGTCTCTAAAGTTGAGAACGTGAATACCGAAGACTCGGGTCCATAATAAAAATTAACGTTGGGTACATCAGAGACAACTGTCAATTCATCAGCAATTTGTTCCGCAAACTCTTTTGGGTTATCGTTCTTTGCAAAAACAAATAAAATGTACTTGGTTAAATTTTCCATATATGTGTAAATTTATGTTATGGTACAAAGATAAGACAAAAAAACTAATTAGTCAAAAAATATTTTTAATTAATATATGGAAATGGTAGTCCCGAAAAAACCGAAGGTGTTATTGAAATCTTATTATTCGAATATAAATTATTTTCTTTCATTATGTTTTTAAATTCTAATGAATTTAAAAAATCCGCGACATTATCTAAATTTAAATTGACATCGTCTTTTAAAAATAAACCAATAATTCCTCCACCAAATAATTCATTTGGATTACCCACCCAAAAAACTTCAGGTTTTCTAGTTTTCATTAAACCATATATCCTTTGTTTATCAGATTTCATTAATTTAATATTGCGAACAGCACCAAATTTCCACCAATTTTTTTCACTAAAAACACTTATTTTCCTATTAAGTAATTTATTTTTGTAATCACTTAAATATTCCGCAATATCATCAGGTATCTTATCAAAAGAATCAAACTCATCAACAAAAATATACCTACACATTTTTTTATTTGTTCCTAAAATATTAACTACCCCATTTTCGGATAATACGATATCGTCATTAATTTTAAAAATTTTTTCAGCACCACTAACAATACCTACTTTAACATCAAAAAAATCTGAAATAGTTGTCCCTGTATAATTTAAATTACTAAAAGAAATTGTGTTAGAAAATTTAACATTCAATTGAGAATAAATATTCTCATAATAATCATTTATTGTCTCATAATATTTAACTTTACCTACATAATTTTTTACATATCTAAAAATACATAAAGCAGGAACATCAGCATCATCGAATAGCTTTTCTTCACCACAATCAATAAAATGAGTAAAACCACCATTATCTTTTAAAAAATCTCTGACAAATTGAGAACTAACATTATATAACCATTCTTTAGGAACAATAAACACTAATTCACCACCATCTGATAATAATTTAACACAATATTTAATAAAAAAATAATATAAATTCCCATTCCCCGGAATTTTCTCAGGTAACAAATCAATTGTCTCTTGTTCAACATTTTTTAATTTAACAAATGGAGGATTACCCACTATTGAATCGAATGTTCCACAAGTTTTTATGTAGTTAAAAAAATTATCAATACTTATTTCAGAATTACAGATTTTTGAATTAACCTTATCAAAATCTAATTCAACCGAAGAAACCTCTTTATTAAATTTTTTCTCAATCTCTAAAACAATATGTCCTTCTCCAGCGGAAGGTTCTAAAATATTACCATCATTTTTTATTAAACTAATTAACACATTTAAAACTTTTTTTTTAGTTGTAAAAAATTGTCCTCGTTTTTTTTTTAAATTATTCTCCATTAATCAAAGGCCCCCATTTTATAGCGGGAATTAAAATTCGTTTATTTATATATTCAATAAATAGTGAATGAACTAATTCAAATTCCTCATCATCAGTTCTACTTACTAAATAATCAGGTATTTTAGTTTGTACTCCATTAGACGGATTTACCGTAATACACTCAATAGGTAGTTCAGTTAATGAACAAATTGTAAATTTTTTAGTTTTTTTATTTAAAAAAACAATAATATAATTCTTAACTAATTTAATTTTATTATTATTTTTTTGTTTTTCATACGAATCACATACAGTATCATTATTACTACCTTCCAAATTCAACATTTTTGCTAATTTAAGAAAACTAATAGTGTTAGTAAAATTATTCGGTAGAACAATTTTTAAATCTTCCCCTTCCTTGATATACAAATCATAATCATCTCTATTACCTTCTTTTGTTTTAGTAAGACCTAATCTTTCAACTATTGATTCTATAATCCTTTTTTCACTCATTAAAGAATTAACTCGACCATCATCACTATCGTTAGACAATAACCAGTCATCATAACTATTTAGTGTATCTTCATATTTTTTATATTTATTCATATTAAAAACATAGATAAAAAAAAAGTACCTGTCAACCGGCAGGTACTGATTTTATTGGGATACGTGACTAATATTCTCCTCTTTCCGAATCCTTACAACGTTGTCGGCCCAATTCGTAACAAGTGGATTATGAGTAATCACAAATATCTTTTCAAAGTATTCTTTTATCTTAGTGAAGAACTCTGAAACCATCTCCAAATTCTCATTTGAAATCTTACCGAACACCTCATCAAAGACCACAACATTGGCTCTCGGTAATGAACATATTTTACTCAACACCGCTCTCAACGCTAGTGATGCGATTGTTCTTTCGTATCCGGAACCGGAAGACATCGGTTTCTCAACCTGAGTATTATTATCAATCATTAAGAAATCAACCTCGTTCTTGTCGTTAATTCTAACTTCCAATCTGAAGTGAGAACTATCTTCCAATAATCTTTGAAGCTCACTATTGATAAGTGGCATCATCGTTTTCATAATAAGTTTGGTAATACCATTCTTACCGAAAATTTCCAAATAGATTTTATAGATTCTTTCTTTCTCAGCTTCTTCCGCAATTTTTCTAATAGTTTCTAAGTTGTTAGTAATCTTAGTATTTAAATTGGTAACTTGGAAGGTATTATCCGAGATATTCTTTTCTATGGTTTTTTTCTCACCTTCAAGTTCATCCAATCTTAATTTAGCTTTAATCAATAATCCATCAGTCTTATTGTTCTCGGCGATTTTATCCTGAACCTCAGAATATCTATCCAACTTGGTTTTTAACGCATCAATCTTCAATTGAAAACTCTCAATACTTAATTCGTATTTTTCCCGGATAAGTTTGTTTTTTTCATATTCATCAAACTCTTTTTTAAGATTAACAAAACCTAACTCTTTGCTGGTTAAATCCTGCATTAATCCCTCTAATAGTTCTTTATGCGTGATAAAACCGGCAAGCTCACCAATTTTAGCGTTAGTAATTGCTGCGTTCATCAGTTCAATACCACAATGTTCGCATTTGATTCCTCCTTCAACCGAACTCTTTAATTCCTCAATGTTTTTAATCTTGGCATTATTCTCAGCCTGTTCCTTTAACATATCCTGAATATTCTTCTTAACGTGGTCGTGTTGGTCCTCGTGGTAGAACTCAGATGGTTCAATAACTTTTACACTGTCTCTATCGGTGATTGCTTTAGCTTTCTGTAACCCCAACAAATTAATTTCCTCTTGAACTTTGTCCGGAGAAACCATTATTAAGTCATTATCAATATTGTGTTTGGATTTCAGCAATCCATCACGATATTCTTGACCTTTGGTAATTCTACCTTTAACTTCCTCTAACTGACCGGTTAGTGTTACGTTAGTTTCATTTAATGTCTGAATGGTCTCAGAATATGTTTGATTATCCGTTTTCAGTTGTTCCGAACTATATATGTTGGATAACATCCCTTTTGAGAACTCACTATAAATTTCTTTGGCCGCCTCTTCCTTACGTTTAAGAAAATCTAACCCCATAAACCTTGAAAGAACCTGACCTCTTGCCGTAGGTTTAGAGTCAATTAGTTCTTCCAAGTTGGTAGCAGTTGTAAGGATGGTCATTAAGAAATCCTCTTTGGTACCAATAGAAGTTTTGATAAATGCTTCGGTCTCTCTTCGTTGTTCCCCGGTGAAGTTCTGTAAACTTCCATCAGACAATCTCTTATAGAAGTCCAATTCGGTTTTAACATTCCATTCATTCTTCTTAGACAACTTTCTTTCAATTATTCTAAGTAAGATGTATTCTTCACCATCAATTATGATTTCACCTTTAACCATAACCTTATTCTTATCGGTAAATCTGTTGAATATCTCCTCAGCTTTTGATGTTTTGGTTGTCTCATTAAAGAATAAGAACATAAGTAAATCCACCGTTAATACGGTTTTACCACCGAAATTTGGTGGGTTTGATTCAACTACGGTAATCCCATCACATTTCTCAAAATCAATCTTTTGATTCTCACCATAAGATAAAAAATTTGAGAACTCTATGTTCTTAATATACCATCGTTTGAATGGTGCCGCGTCGGTTTGGGTCATTAACAACTTATTATCAACTGAAGTATTCAACTGACAAATATCGTCGTAATGTTCCATATTCCCTTTTGACTCCAAGAATGAACGAACTAATTCCAATTGGTAATTTTCATCTAAAATATTAAATGAAATATCCACAGTATGAGTTGTTGTGTCCTCAACCATTTTGGTTTTGGTAATCACATTAACATTCGTGGTCTCATATTTCTTTTGGAAATAATGACGAACACTCTTAATTTTTTCTTGTGTAAAATTCTCGGCATAATCCTCCCATACAACCTGTACGTAAGGATTATCCAAGTTTGCAATATTTATATCTTCCATTATTGTGTAATTGTATTCAATCGCAGGATTAAATAAGTCCATTTATTATTCAACGTCTTCTGTTAATACTTCCCCGTAATCTCTTGCCTCTTGAGCATTTAATACGTCTTCAAGATTCCATCCATCATAAGCGTATAGTTTCTCACAACCCCTATCCATCCAATAAAACTCAGACATCCATTCATCCCATTTAGATTCTAACAATTTAACAAAGTTCTCATCGTTACCTCTATCTCTATATCGTTGGATGAACTCCTCTTTTCTGTTTTCTTCCGGGTAAACCAAGTAGAAGTATAAACAATTGTCTAACAAAGCATCTCTCACTTCTTTATGTGAAGAAACAAAGATGTATTTGTACTTACCAATATTCTCTTTAATATGGTTTATGTAATTTTGAGGAAAACTAGGGTTTCTTGTTTTATTACCGTGTTCATCAATAACCCAACTGAAATTACTTGAATCTGAATCCAAAGTGGTATCGGGATTATTTTTATGATAGGTAGTTTTTCCTACACCGGGAAATGCTGATACAATCTTAGTTCTCATCTTTTACAACTTCGGAATCAACAACGTTTATTTGGTTAATATCACCACTAACAATTTCATCCGAAATTATTTCAGCATCAACACTCATTGTTTCACCGTTCTCAGCCTGATACTGAGCTTTTAATGTTTCCATAGTTTTTTCAAACATTTCTTTATACTCCGCTTGCATTTTTCGTTTTAACCCTTTTAGAGTATTATTTCTGTGTTGAACTCTTTTTCTGTGTTCTTTCAAAGAACCTCTTGTTTTTGATTTTGGCATAATTGTTTTTATTTAATTGTTATTTATTTCGTTATCAACTTCTCGTTGTATTTCTTCTAATGTAATACCCGGTTCATTTTCTATTCGGTCTCTAAGTTCTTGGGTTAACATATCTGTAATTCTTTGAAATTGATTTTCATTATTATTTATTTTTACATCCGGATTATCCTCATCATATCTATACAATTCTAACCAATTAGGTCTATCCTTAACACTAATTGAACTACTTTTTCAATTAACTTTTGAGTTTCAGTTTTAGAACCTTTTAACATCTTACGTAATTTAAGTTTTTTCTCAACTTCTCTCCATCTACGATATAACCCGTCGGCACTTTTAGCATTATGAAAATTAACATCAATATTATTTTCCTCTAAATAATCCATAATATCCATCATAGTTTCATCATCTTCTAAAATACCCATATCGGAACATAAGACAAAAAAATCATCTGAAGAAATAATCCATCTCTGTACTTTTTTATCCTCCAATTTTTTAATTATGAATTCACCTAATTTTCCCATAACTTAATTTTTACGTGGTCTGTTTTCTTCAAACCATTCAATTATTGAGTTTATCGCCCATACAGCGCCTGATGATAAAATCCCATCAAAGAACCAACTAATCCATAGTGGTGTACCAAATATAACATTTGTCGGTGAGAAAATCAAAAGTGATAATATAAAACCACCCCAGGTACTAAAACACATCGCACATCCAAGTATTCCCGAGATGAAATGTGCAACACCATTAAATGGTAATGTTGGATTACCTCCCCAATTTTGGAAGAAATTTCTAAGTCCTTGGAATATCGACCCAAAGACCATTATGTTCATAAGTCCATAACTTAATATGAACCAAGCAATTAAATTAGTCATCATCCGTATTGTCTTCTAAAAATTTATTTATTTCATCTTCAGTAACTTGAATGTTTTTTTCTCCGAATGTCTCAATATAAAGTTTTTTTAGATGAGGTGGTATTAGTTTAGTTTTAAATTTAATTTCAACCTCACCTTCCTTAATTGGAATTTCCACTAAATAATATGCAATTCCCGGTGTTTCTTCTTCTTTAACAAAACTTTTCGCACCGGTTAAGTACCTTGTTGGTGTAACTTCTTTCACTATCTCATTTTTTTCGAACACACCTCTAACAAGAACACCTCTCTCACCTTTAACTTGATAATCATAAGGATTATCAAGGACTTTATCAAGTAGGTCCTTCATTTCCATTTTAAGTTCGTAGTCACCATCAATTAAACCATCTTGGGCTCTCTCAGGATTATATTCTAAAACAATCTTTCTTAAAGGTTTAAATGTTTCAGGATTATAAACTAGTGGTGTAATACACGCACCATCTTTTACTGGTGTATGTATCGTATCCGGATTAAACACTTCCGGAGTAAGTGCCAACGATAAAAGATAACAAACCCCTTTGAACTTTTGTCCTTCAACCAATTTATATGATTCCGCTTTTAATGGTGTATCATCATTTGATAATATCATCGGCATATTCATAAAGTTTAATTCGGTACATTCGGAGAACTCATCACACTGAAGTATCCTATCCTTATATTGTTCCAAGTTATCTCTACCATATAGAGTTAATCCATCAAACCCAAATTGATAGTCGTTTTTGGGGTTTTCCCCAAAAATTTCTGTTAATAATTCTTTTAATTTCATAGTGTTTCACTAATATTTGAACCTTTAAGGAATACCGCTCCTTGATTTACCTTAATAGATTCCAAATTTTTATTTATTGTTTCAAGTTCTGTTATCCTTGAATTTTTATCTGATAGTTCTTTTCTTAACTTTTGTAAGGTTTCTTGAAGAAGTTTCATTTTATCATTTGGTTTTTCAACCTCAACTATCTTCTCCACCTCAACAATCTTTTCAACCGGGACTTCTTTGATGACCTCCACGATTTTTTCTATGATTGTTGGTTCAGGTCCTTCCTCTTTTTTGTCGTAAATATATACTATTTTTTCGACAGGAATTTCCACTTTTACCTCCTTAACCACCTCTCTATCAACATATTTGATAACTTCTACTTCCCGAGGGGGGCTCGGAACTTCTTTGATGATTTCAACCTCTTTTATCACCTCAACCGGAACTTCTTTGATAATTTCTTTAATCACCTCAATTTCCACCGGTTTTCCTGTTTCATCACCTAATAACCCATATTTTTTAATATTAAACCCTTCCGTAAAACATTTTGATATGAATTTATTAACATCTTCAATATTGTTTAACTTACAATATTCTTGGACGGATTTTAATTGATTAGTCGTTAACTTTATTTCTGACACGTTCTTGTTCTTCTTTTTCTATTTGTTTAAGTAAATCTTCCCATTCTTCATCGGAATATTTGTCTCTGAGATTTCCCATATTACGTTATTTTATTGTATAATTCCTTATCAACAATTATATTGTTCTTTGCACCTTCCATTCTCTCTTCATCAAGATATTCGTGAATTAATTGATTAACAACAATATTCTCAGTATCAACATCCGAATAATGTATGTGTTCAAAACCTTTCATCAATTCTTGTCGGTCTTCCTCAGTTGGTACAATTATTTTATACTTTATCCAAGGTGTTTCATTTTCCGGGTAGTCACTATATTTTTTCATTTTTGTCGGTCATTTGTTCAGCAATTTGTAACAAGAGTTTATTTCGTTTCATTCTGATTTTTTGTTCCTCATCAGTTTCACCGTGTAGTGGTAATTGCCACATTTTTTCCAACTCATCAAGAGTCACATCCACATTAAGTTTAATTTCAGTCATTTACTAATTTTTCAGTCCCATTTATTATATCATCAAATGATTTCATTTTAAATGATAAGAAAGGTTTTGGGTTGTGTAAATCGACGAATGTATATTTGTCAGTTTCCAAATCATAAATTCCGAACCCGTGATTTCTTAAACTCTCCCCATAATTTTGACATATGAGGCTACCAATCATCACACCTCGTTTTCCATTTGGAATATTAAAGGTCGCTCTCTTATGAACATCACCACAAAGAACAAGGTCTAACCCATTAAATTTTTCAACATCGTATGCGTGAGAACCAAAGTCAAATCCTAAATCAGTCGTTAATCCGGCAACAGGGTCGTGGAATAATCCAATCTTAAATCCAATAGCAGTTTCAATATCCGGAGGTATATTTCCTTGGAATTGAGAATAAACACACCAAGACACATTCTCATCTTCATACACACCTCTATTTTTGTAATAAACAATATTCGGATTATTCAAATTATCCACAATTGGTGTAATACTATCCAATCTTTCGTCGTTTTTTAAATTCGCGTCGTGATTACCAGGGATAATAATTATTTTAGCTATTTTTGCACACTCAGTTAATACCCAAGAGGCAATTTCAACAACTTCAGGTGATAATTGATTTTTGGAATGGAGAAGGTCTCCGGTAAAAGTGATTCTATCGGGTTTAATCTCTCTGAACTTATCAAACATATCATTCAAGATTGACCGGTATAGGTCGTGGTCTTTAAATAATTTTAAGTGTAAATCACTAAAATGGCAAACGGTCTTAATCATATTTTATTTTTTTTATTTTCCAATTTATCAACACCCAAATCAAAAACATAGTCGGGATAGCGACCCACCATAACCATTCTCTATTTGATGATATTGCATTATTAATTTTCATAATTAAATAAGTAATTGTTGGTACCCACCATATTGACGTAGTACAAATAGGACATCCAAATTCTCTTTTAACTATTTTCATTCCTTATCAAAGATTTTGAAGTCCTCATTTACGTGACCGCAATCTGCACATCGGTAAGTTGGGAAGGGAATTATATTATCTTGAGAACTTCCGGTTAATAGTTTATTTACTTTCTTAATTATCACCACTTCTTGAAAGAATTGTGAATTACATTTTTCACACTCCAAAGTTGGTTGTTGTTTTAAATCAATCTTTGGTTTTAATAAATCATCCATATTTTAATTTTTTGTTTTACCTGTTTCTTTTGGTTTATAAGGTTTAACTTCAATTGTTGTTAATTTAACAACTCGTCCGGAACCACCACAAAATTTACATTCCAAGTATTCACCACCATCAACATACGTTCTCACATATTCGGTTCCTTCACCATCACAATTATCACAAAGAGTAATCTCAGTTTTTTTCATACTTTTCATTTAAGTTTAATCAATTTATTCGGTTTAGTCAAATAAAAAACCCCCCATTTAGGGAGGTCTTAATTATTTTTTTAAGTACTTGGACATATCCATATCCAAAATTGTAGTAATCACATCCTTAGGAACCCGGAACTCCTCAAAAGTTCCATCATCTTTTACCAAAACAATTATACATCCGAACAATTTGATATTCTCATATTTTGTTCCTTGCAACATCTTCAATAAAAGTTTTCCGTAGAACGGTAATTGGGTAAAGTAATGACCCAAGGCATTATTTGGGTGTTTTTGGAAGGGGTATTTCATTCTTGTTGTAAAATGAGACTCCTCGAAATTCTTTGGTTTATTTGTTTTATAATCTGTAATTACCAAGCCAACTTCAGTTTGTTCTTTATTCATTATTAACCACACCTTATCCGGTGCCCCAGTATATCCGAGTTCGTTATCACCTAAAATTAACTCAGTGTCAAGTAATAACACCTTACGTTCTTTCATAGTATTCAAAAAGTTCGTTCCGGCGGAGACCATAGAATCACTTTTTAATATTTGCCCAAAATCACATTCAAAAATAGGTTGTCTCACTTCCTTTTCAATTTCAAAAAGTTCAAGTGATTTTTTTTCTAATAAAAAGTGAGTTCTACTTCCAACATTTATCGAATAGTCCGCAGCCGCTTTCCATTCATCAAGTAATTGTTGTTGAACTTCAAGGTCACCATTAGCCTTTTTAAAAGAAATACCCTCAGAATCGAATTCTTCATAAAATAACTTCATAATTTTACTTACAGAAGGCCAATCACTCTTTAATTCACCTTTTAAGTTTTTCATCGTATAAGTATGTGTTTCCTCAACGAATGTTAATTCAAGTTCTTGTCGTCTTTTTTCTAAAATTTCTAAAATTTCTGAAGCAACATTTTTTAATTCAATCATATTATTTTTTTTCCTTTTTTTAAGTTTTCAATACCCCATAATGGTTGTAAATTTGTGTAATGACATAATTTATAAACCTCTTCCTCAGTTTTTGCAGAAGATAAAGGTATTATATGGTCTATATGCCATTCTCCGTGATTACCCCAATCCATACCTTCAGTAAATTGGTTTTCGATATATTCTTTTATAATTTCCGGTGTTCCACCAACCAATTCAAAAGTTGTATTTGTTTTATAAATTTTTTTTGATTTTAAGAATAACTTTAATCGATTTCTCATATTTGTTTTCAATTTATATAAGACATCATTATTATATCGATTCTTCTCTCTTTCATTTATTTTATGTCGATTATCTTTTCTATATTGGATTTCTCTTTCTTTATGTTTTTCGTGTTTTTTCTTAATACGTTCAAGTTCTTTATCTCTATTTTTCCAATAACGTTTTTTTTCCGACTCTCTTTTTTTTTCAATATTACGTGAATAATAATTAACAAAATACTCTCTACGGCAATCTTTACATCGGTAATCTAAACCATCTTTAGTACCCTTTTTATTATCAAATTCACAAAGTAATTTTTCAACACCACATTTTTTACAGATTTTCTTTTCCATTTTTATAATCTTCTAATAATTTATTAACTAGTGAAGATAAGTTAATATGAAGACCTCGGTAATATTCTAATAGTTCAGGTTTAAGAGCAATTGATATACTTTGTTTCTTGTCTTCATTATTTTTTTTATTTCTTCCCATATAATATAAATATATCAGTTTTTTATAAAGTTGTTAATTTTAACAATTTTTTTATTCAAATTTTGTTTTAAGATATTCAATCACGTATTTAGCATAACTCGTTAAATAGTCATAACCATCAAAAACAAACATTTCTTGGTTGTTCTCAACGGCTGAGTTATATTCTTTTTTGAAGTTTTTGTAACTTTCTCTATCGAATGATATTGTGTTTGACATAATCTATGGTTTAATTCGGGTACAAAGATACAACTATTTTTTAAACTGCCAAATAAATCTTACCTTATTTCGTAAAAATATTCACTTATATCACCCCTCAGGTCAGCAACATCATCATCACCCGTTAATTTTATTATTTTAACCTTACCATATAATCTACCCCCATTTAAGTTATGGTATAAATTAACAGCATCAGACCACGCATCAGAATCGAGGCAAATAATTATATTACCTTTAGCTTTCTCGTATAAGGTATTCAACAATAGTTCCGACATATGTTTTCCCAACATCGCAATACTATTGGGTAAGAATAACGCGTCAAACACACCTTCACACAAATAAACATCTTTACCCCAATCAATTAAACTCTCGTTGAAGATTATCTCATCTTTAGATGCTTCCGGGTTCATATATTTAGCTTTAGTGTGTGGATTCCAACTTCTTGCAATAAAATACGTTAATTCACCTTCGCTATCATACGATGGGATAATAACTCTTCCGGTGAATTTACCTCTATCACAAAAACCCATCCCATATTTTTCAATCATCTCATCGGTTATCCCACGTTGTTTAAGATAATTGTAGGCTTGACGACGAACCGGATAAACCAAACTGCTATCTTTGAATAAGGTAAATCCTTCGGGTAATCTTAATCGGTCTTTTCGTTTTTCTTTAGGTTTGTATTCCTCAGGTCTTAAAAGATTATAAATCTTTTTTTGTTTTTTCGTTCCATATCTATCAATCAATTTACCTAATGTTCCGTGAGTATCATTTTCATCTGAACACGACCAGCATTTCCAGATATGCTCAAAGTAATTTACTTCAAGATTACCTTTATTTCTACCCTCGTCACATTCCTTACAGTTATATGCAACTTGACCACGAGATTCATAGTGTCTTTTTTCATCACCAAGTATTTCGTGTAGTATTTCTAGTAATATTTCTTTATCGTCCGACATAACCACAAATATAGTCAAAAAATTATTATAATCAAAACTTCACTAGTTTTTCTTCGGAACTATATTTATTTAATCCCACCAAAAGGCCGACAAATCTTTAGTTTGTGGGATGAAAAGTGTTTTTACAAAAAAACATAAATATTTTTAATAAAATAAGAACTTTTCTCTTTTTCGTGATATTTATACTTATAACCATATCAGAGTATAAATGTTAAAATCATATAAATATAAACTTAAACCAAATGAAGAACAAGAAGTTCTTCTGAACAAACATTTTGGTTCCATTCGTTTTATTTATAACCATTTTTTAAATGAAAGAAATGTGGAATATGAGAATAACAAAAAATCATTAAACTATTATGATAACGCTAATGATTTAACAAAACTTAAAAAATCTGAAGAATATTCTTGGTTAAATGAGATTAATTCACAATCATTACAATATTCGTTAAAATACCTTGATGGCGCTTATAATAACTTTTTTAAGTTTAAAAAAGGTTTCCCAAGATTTAAATCAAAAAAATCTAAAAATAGTTTTTCGGTTCCACAATCGGTTAAGTTAATTAACGGAAAATTAATAATACCTAAATTTAAAGAACCGATTGATTTAATTTTATCTAGAAGTTTCTCCGGAATAATTAAATCCTGTACGATATCAAAAACACCGACAAAAGAGTATTTTGTTTCCATTTTAGTTGAAACTGAACATACTAAATTAGAGAAGACCGGAAAGTCAATCGGAATTGATTTGGGTTTAAAGGATTTTGTGATAACATCCGAAGGATTTAAATACAAAAATAATAGATATACAAAAACCTATGAAAGAAAACTTAAAGAACATCAGCAACATTTAAGTAGAAAAACAAAAGGTTCTAATAGATATTATAAACAGAAATTAAAGGTTGCAAATATTTATAAGAAGATAACCAATTCTAGATTAGATAATTTGCACAAAGTATCCACAGAATTAATCAAAAAATACGATGTAATTGTATTGGAAGATTTAAACATTAA